TTAATAACTAAAATTAAACTGCAAATGCTTTATAATCCCATCTTCAATTATAATAAAATCAATCAGTTTTAAAATAGTATATCTCTTTTCCTCAAGTGATTTATTACGATAATCAGCAATTTCATCTAATCGATTACGAAAACTTTTTAATAATAATTCTTTATCAATGTTATTTTGAGATTTTAATTTTATTTCTTCCAGTCTGCTTGTAAGCCTATCTAGATCGTCTGAGTATCGCTTGTTAAACAATTCAAACTGATTATCATTAATCTTTCCTTCCATGTTTTTTTCCAGAAGCTTGTCCATTTTTTTAGCTACTTGTTCAATTTCCTTTTCAATTCTTTTCATTTCCTTATCGTCTGAAACACTCCCATCATCAATATGTTTTATGGAATCATTAAATATTTGATCAAATTGTTCTTTATTATTTCGTAACTCATCGAGTTTGTTAAAGATCGTTTCTTCCAAATCTTCTGCTCTAACGTGATGAGAATCACAGTACTGGCTCCCATATCGGATATAGTTCATACAATAGTAATTATTTCTTGTGACTACCTTGCCATCACTGTTTTTTTTACCACGTTTAAAAGTCATACCATGTCCACACTTCCCGCATTTTGCCACACCAGCAAACAAGGATACATTATTTCTTATACCTTTTCTTGCGGCCTTAACACCCATTATCTCCTGTGCCTTAGAAAAAGTATCTTCACCTATAATGGGATCGTGAGCGTTCTTTACAGTAATCCATTTATCTTTATCATTAAAATCATTGCCAATATAAATATCTTCTGTTGTTTTGCCAATTGCTTCTGGATTTTTATACGGCCTTTCTTTTTTGCTTCGCTTATTATATACAACGCTCCCAATGTAGACTTCATTCTTTAAAATAAAGCCAATAGTATATTCATTCCACCTTTTAGATTTAGGCGAAGGATACTGTATTTTATCTTGGTTGTTACCATTAAGATAATGGGCAATTGATTTCATACCCATTCCTTCTATATACAATTTAAATATCAATCTAATAATATCTGCTTGAGAATCTTTAATTTGTAGTTTTTTTGTTTCGGGTACATATTCATATCCATAAGGAACGCTGCTTGGTTGATTCCATTCTCCTGCATAGGCTTTTTCAATTTGAGTATATTTAACCCTGTCTGCAAGTTTTTTGGACTCCATTTCTGCAAACATTAAATACATAGTCAATCTAGACAAATCTAATTTACCTGTTCCCGTCCTATTTTCAGGAGCAAATGAATCAAAATGTTCCTCTACAGTAACAACTCTGATTCCACTTTGATCTAGACGTTCGATTAATTCTAATCCTTTTGAAGTTTTGCGGTATAGACGACTAATTCCCTTCATGATTACACATTGGTAATTTCCATTGATGGCGTCTTTTATTAATTCCTTTACTTCTGGTCTACTATTATCATCAGTACCAGTTGCTGAGTCAGTTTTAACATCAACTATAACCAATCCCAATTCTTTTGCTTTTCTTTTGCATATTTTAATCTGATTTTCAATCGTCTCTTTCTGACCAACCTTTAAAGTTGATTTTCTTGTATATATAGCTGTTTTCATATTGTATCACCTCAAAATAAAAAAATGCTATCATAAGTATATATAATGACAGCATTTATTTCAATGATATTGTAAGTATATATAAGTCCATTTCAGTGTAAACTCATTTTCTTTTTATTAACTCAATAAACTCTTTTTTTATGTATTCATAATAATTAAATTTACCAGCATATGTGATTTTTTCTATAGTCAAGAGTTTAGGTTTTTTATCGTCAATTATCTTACTTTCCATTGTAATCACCTCTTGCAAATAACTATGCACCTCCAAGATTGTCTTATAATTATATCTGCATCTCTATGTATAGAAATTGAAAAATGAACAGAAAAGTGGTTGTTGAAAAATTAATTTTAATAAAATTTTCATTCTCCTTACGAAATTATTTCTTTATTATTCTATGTTTCTTTTTTACTCTTCATCTTTCTCTTTGGTTTCAACATTTCCTTATACTTCTTTTTATCCCATTCCAACAATTTGTTTTTGATAAGATATGTGAGTGCTACTGCAAAGGAATCAGATTCATCTTCATTATTGAAAACAATATCTGGATATGCTACTTGAATGATGTCTTGCACAAACTTTTTTGTGGCATCTCCACGTACAATTGCTTCTTTAACCTGCTTTGGTGGGTAATAGTTTTGTTCATAATCTCGCATTAGGTAATTAACTAATCCGTGCGCTCTATAGATTACCTGTGTAGAAGTGTTAAATCTTGAGAATCCTCTTTCAATTGCTACCACTTTTGGTTCATATGTATTCTTTAACTCTTCAACAACCGATGCAATTGTATAGAGCCTCATGCCATGTGTATGTTTTTCATTAGTTTTAACGGATGTTATATGTATTGGTTTTAAAGTTCTTAAGTCAAAAATTGTGATACCTGTCTGTTCCATTGAAATATCAAAACCATATAGATGGTTACTCAAATAATCACTCCTCTATTTATTATTTCTATAAACTTGAATTTGATTTTGTAGTTCACGAACCGAATTTACTAATCCTTTATTTTCGTTTTCTAACTCATAAATTCTTAGTAACAGTGTTTTAATTGTTTTATATATACAATTTTTCATATGCTTTACTCCTCATCATTTTCAGCGATCATTTCTTTTGTTTCAGTGATTGCAATTAAACAATTAATATTCCTACAACACACGAGACCGTAGTGCTCTAATATCTCATCCCCGATATATAGAGTTTTTCTACAGTTTTCGTTAGCACATGTTGAAAATTCCTCTGGTGATTCTCCTTCATCTCTGTACTCAAATCTATCCAAAACTTAAATCACCTCCTTTGCTTCATAATGTTGTTCAAATGTATGTATTGCACTATTAATCATCAATTTATTATGTGTTTGATTTGGATTATCAATTCTTTTTTCGCTAACTTTTATGTATTTTGCTTTTTTAAATTTTAATAATCTTTCAACCACTTCTTTTGACTGATTCCTAAAAACATAAAAACTCCAATCTCCATCTTTTGATAGCCATTTTGCATATACTCTTTTATGTTTTGTGTATTTACTTGGTTTGATCTTCTTCTTATTTCTTTTAGTTTTTTTATTTTTCATGTTGTGTCATTCCCCTTATGTAAATTTATAGGTAATAAAAGAGTGATTTTATTGGGTATTGTGATGATAAAAACAAGAGAATGAGTGAGTATTAGTGAGATATACAGAGATAAAATTACGTTATTTTAGAAAATTCATATCTCACGTTCGGTTTTGACGATAATTGTTCCGTCATCATTGACTTGGGTTATTAACATAGTTGTGTGCTTAACAGGTGAATCAAAATACTTGTATGGCTTAAATTGTGAACCGCGACGATATCCATATACCACCAATTTATTTCCACGAGTAAACCAACTTTTCTCTAATATTTCCTTTTTATCTCCATTTAGTCTGGAGACTTGCTTATTATAGTGAGCAAAAGCACCATCATAATACTTAACAGTAACTACTCCATCAGTTGTAAGCAAAGCAATAGTGTGTTTATTTTTATCTCTGTCAAGTACTGTTCCAGCAATACAACATAATTTAAACCTTGGTTTTTGTTGTCCTCTAGATTCGTAATGACTGACTACAACAGGTTCTTCAGGAAGAGAATTAAAATCTTCAATTCCATATATTTCTTTATTGATGTGTTTTAATTCGTGTTCAGTATAGTAGAACGATAGCGAATCCATTTCCCATTTACTGATTGTTCCTGAAGCATTACTTTCCCACTCAATTTCATATAAATGGTTGTTAACCATATTTAATGTATCTACACTTTGAAGCCATTCTTTAATACCGTCCATTTTTTTATCATATTCTTTTTTAAAGATTTTTTCAGAAATAACAGGAAGATTGTCCTTATACTCAACAATTCCGTTAGTTGTAAAATGTTCATAATAAAATTCAGTTGAAATATCGTCCAGTAAGTATAGTTTATCTTTACCTTCCGTTCTGTAGACTTTTTTCGTGACGTATTTTCTAAATTTAAACAACCTCTTGTACAAAGAATATTCTTCAGGAATTAAATTATTTTCAATTAATATATTAAAGTTTTGCATAGTCAATTTATCTTTTGGTGAGTAAACTCTAGTTGTTATAAAGTGTTTCATAATTTCAATTCTGTCACCAAAAGAATCGAAACATCCTGCTTTAATTAATTGAAGCACTTGTCCTTTTTTAACTAATCCTGTGTCATGCATTCTCTCAAGGAAGTCATCGAATGATTTATATGGTCTATGTTCAACCAAGATAGACGCTAATTCATCTCCAACTCCAACAAGTCCTTTTAGTCCGTATGTAATCTGTCTTACTTCAAAATCGGGCTTAAATCCAAATGATGCTTTATTAATATCTGGTAGACCAATTTTTACTCCATGGGATTGCATCATTCCAATAGCAGAAGCGACTTTACCATAGTTTGTAGATTTGTTTTTCTTTTCTTCTCCTTCATCGGATTCATCATTATTTTCATCTTCTGAACTCGCACTATTTACAGTGAGACAAGCTGTGTTCCAAATTAATGGATCATAACGATGATATAGATTCAAATCTTGTAATCCAACGATTGTATATACTGTAGTATGTAAATCTGAAAATGAGTATCCGATTTGTCGTTTAATTTGGACTTCCCATACATAATTCAGTAGATGTTTTGAAGTTCCTCTTTCTCTCCCTTTTTTGTAAAAAAGCTGTCTTGTTTCTTCGATTTTATCTTTGTTTTTTTTGACTATGCCTTTTCGAAGAAGGTTGGCTTCTACAATATCAAAGCCACTAATCTTCTCATCCATAACCATAATCATTACAGATTCTTGTGAATCTGCGATACCATATTTATGCTTCAAATGCTTTTCCATGATTGAGATTTCATCATCAGTTAAATGATGATCCCTCATTTCTTTATACCATAGAGAAATATTATTTTTATATTTTACATATAAATCAACAGGTTGAGTACTACCCTCATCAGGCATTAATCTCATTAGTGAGTTGGCAATTGAAGCTTCTAGTACATTTTGAGGTTTAACTTTTTTTGCAGTCTCGACTCCTATTTGGGTGTTGAATTGGAAAAGATCAATGACTTCACCATTACCCATTTTGTTCCATATTTCAGGATTATCATATTCTAATACATCAGGATGAAGATACTTTTCGTAGGTTTTCTTTAATGAGTCTTGCCATTCAATCATATTATTTTCTAATAATAAATTTAAAGATACTCTTAATTTATCTTCATTTTCAACCGTAAGAAGATCATATTTAATACCACCCATGTACTCACTATCACTCATGGAGAATTGTGTAATCCATTGTCCATTAGGAGCCTTCATTAGTGCATTTCTTTCAATCAAATCTTCATTGTAGATGAAGACTCCACCAGAATGGATACTTCTTTTATTTTCAAGTCCCTCGATCTTCAAAACTGTTTCTTTTAATTTCGGATATTTTTCAATTTCATTTATGAATTCTTTTACAGGTTCCCTTTCTTCTTCTTCATTTCCATATAAACAATCAGATATTGTCCAGTTAGAACCTCTTTCGAAAGGTATTAAAGAAGCAATATGCATTGCAATGTCATTATCGTAGCCAAGTCCACGGCAAGCTGTAAGTACTGCACTTTTTGATTTTTCGGTTCCAAACGTTGCAATATTAATTACTTTTCTTTCACCAAATTTTCTTTTCAGAGCATTGATGATTTGTTTTCTTTTTGCTGCTTCGCTGTCTAAATCGATATCTGGATAATCAGGTCTCGACTTGTGTAAATGCCGCCAATGTGGAAGATTGTACTGTAAAGGGTCAACTTGAGTAATATCTAACAAATAGTTAATGTAGAAGCCTGCCGCTGATCCTCGTCCCGGCCCAACAAGACTATTCCCACCGCAATCATCCCACATAATTAAAACAATTTCTCTTATGGTTATATAATACGCTGACATGGCTTCTTTTAGAGACAAAGAAATATGCCATAGTTCTTCAAGTTCAATATTGATTCGTGCTAATTTTTGATGAAAACTCTCTCTTGTTAAAGTGTTCCGAGGAACTTTAGCATCAAATCCGTCTTCAATTAATTTAATCAAATACCTGTCTTGTGGCTCATCTGAATAAGCCATTTTTGCTATGTATTCATATTTATCATATGCTGGTTTAAAGATATGGCGAACTTCAAATTCAGGCAATTCTATTCTAGGTATAGAAACTGGTTTAAATAGATCATATTCTTCAACCATATCCCCAATTTTTAATGTATTTTCAATTGCAATTTGGACATCTGAAGAGTCAAGATAATTTAGTCTTTCTTTGATTTCTTCTAAATTTTGAAGAAAACATGCTTCATAAAAATCATCCACTTCTCTTTCTCCATCTTTGGAATTAAGAAAAGCCCTATGGATTTCTCTGTCTTCTGGTCTTAAAAAGTGTGCATCGGTAGTAACAATCCATTGAAGACCATAATGTTTGGCAATAGGAATTAATTTCTTATTGCAATAAATTTGTTCTTCCGACCATGCAGGTTGAATTTCGATAAAGAAGTTTTCTTTTCCAAATGTATTGATACACCAATTTATAAAATTATGTATTTTTTTCTTTAACTCTTTTACTGTTTCTAAATCGTTATTTTCTTCTGCGACTTTCATCTCTAGTAGATAGATATTAATTTCACTACCAAGACATGCAGTTGACGCAATAAGATGTCCACGATTTTCAGAAACCACTTGTTCTAAGAATTCTTTTTCTGTAGGAGTTCTTTCCATTATACCTGTTTTAAAAGACTGCTCCCATGCTTTACTTGTGAGTATTCTTAATTGGCGATGACCAATAGCATCTTTGGCAATAAGAATGAAATGAGGAAATTTTGTTTTACCGCTTTTATAATTATTTTTTACTTCTTCTAGTGGCTCCATTAATAAGTAAATTTCATTTCCGAGAAGAAGTTTAAAATCTTTGGGGATAACAGTATTTCCATTTTTATCCGGCTTTTTCAATTCTTTTACTATTTTAATTGCCTCAACATGAGCAGATAGGCTTTCATGATCTGTGATTGCTATTCCTGAATACCCCATTTTTGCCGCTGTTTTTATTAAGTCTTTAGTTTTATTTGTTGAGTCAATTAATCGTAAATTAGAGCCTTTTGCAGTATGACAATGACATCCGATCAATTGGAAGCCTCCCCTCTATAAAATATTTCCTTTCATCGTGTTTCAGTTTTAGGTCGCCCTTTGCATATATCTCTATCTTCGTTACATCCCTTGCATGGGTTGCCCTCTTTATTTACCAACAACCAGACCAACTGACCATCCAATGTACACGTAAGCGGAATATATCCTTGCTGAACACACATCTGCTTGTACATATCCATTTTCAACTCATCTCCCCATGAAATTGTTCTTTTATTTGGTTTATGCAAATGGATCATCATCTTCTTGTTCATCATCAAGATATTGTTGATATTCTTCTTTAGGAACTTCTCTTATTACTTTGCATTTTTTTAAGGTAATTTGTGACCCATCTTTACTGTAAAAATCATCAACTTCAAATTCAACTTCAAGCAGCGCTTTATCTTTCCTCGAATTGAAAGGTGACTCATTGATTTCCTTAAGTTCGTTAAAATATAGTAATGGTGTTCCATAACTTCTATTTTGTGGTATTGCAATCTCACCAATTTTATACTCAAATTTACTATCATAATAACTTCTATATGTATTATTTTCATTTTTAACAAACTTATATAATTTCATATTACTAAGCTTATTTCCAGCATCTATTTCGATTCCATTTTTTGGCTTATTATTAGATTTTTTAATTGTTCCATTCGTTCTAATTCGATAATATACATCATTGATTTTAAAGAATTTAATAGGCTGTTTTCTGATTTCATCGATAATTTCTTCCGCATCTTCAAATTCCATAAACTCTGGAGCCTTAAAATAATCATCATCTAATGACAAATTTTCAATTTTATCAATTGCATTTTCAAGTGAAAAATCCTCACTTTCACCTTCAAAGAGTCTGTCATAATTTACTCCATACATACCACCAATCTGTTCTTTTAACTCAGATAAAGTAGTAATATTTAGTTTCATGCAAGTCATGACGATTCGCAGCATTTCAGGTTTAGAGATTGTATAGCCTTTATCTTTATACTTCTGAACACGTAACAATGATACAATTGGATAAGATGTATTTTTGTTAAAAATAAGAATTCTTTGCGAATTGTGCTTTAAGAAATCATTATGAAGATAAAATTTCTCATCGGCAAAATCAAAAGCGCCCATGCACACCGTAAAGTCGAATGTATCAAAAATCTCCTGTGCGTTTTTAAAATAGTCAAAGTGAATTAATTGAACGTCTTTACCTTGGAATTTAACGAGAGTGGCCTTTTTAGTGTTCGTTATCACCCATCCACTAGACCAGCTATCTTCAATAAATTGAATTAATGATTCTTCATCACGAAAATAGACATCGATATCATTAATTTCTCTGTTGCAGAATAAACTTGTGATTGTTCCACCAGCAATGAAACATTTATATTCTTTTAGTTCTTTGACTAATTTATCGCCTAAATGTGCATATAATTTATTCTTCTCAAATTGATAATCCATACCTTTATTTAACTCCTCCACTTCTTCGATTGGTTGAAACGTTTTTGGGTTGACCCACCCAAGAAAACAAATATTGTAATACGAACTAGGTTTAAGTGATTTCTCGTATAATGCTTCAAAATAATCTTTAGCAGTTTTTTTGTCTAATGGATTGGTGTTATAATTTGCATTATTTGATGAATAAGTTGGCACTAGTTTACCTTTGTGCTCTCGATAAGTCATAAGTAATTTCCTAGTAGTATTGATTGATGTATCGTATGTATGTACTTCTTTGGTGTTTGGTTCATATACAAATGTAAAGTTTTTTCTTTCTGAAATATCTTCTACATTTATTGGGTTTTTATAAGCCCACTTCTCATTTTTCAATGAGCAACATAATCAATAAATCAATTGATTATGGACAAAATGCTTGCCGTCTACTACTTTTTGCTTAAGCAATACGTAGATACTTCGTATAATTACTTGGTGTAAAATCCAATTTACAATTATTACTTAAAATATTCCATGCTCCAACAATGTCTCTGTGAAATTCTTCTTCGCAATTGTCACACCTATAATTCCTATTCTTTGGTTTGTTTTTGAATCCACAACAAGGACAAATTTGACTAGAATAACTCTCGTCAACTTTCTCGAATTGAATACCTTCAAGTCTTAACTTGTATTCTAGTAATCTCATGATCTTACCATATTCCCATTGGTTAATTTTTTGCCTTGTAAAACTATTTCCCTTAGCATTTGTCCCATATTCTATACCTGTCACATCTCCACAATATACCACAGAGATACCTTTCTCTATGGCCCAATTTGTATACATGCGAGTCAGTTTATGAATATGGTAATCAAGCTGTTTTCTGCATTTTGATTTGATTTTAGCATAAGCAATTCGATATTTATTGTATTGACGTGATCCTTTTTTGCAACGATCCATTTTTGAACGTAATTCTGCTTGTCTTTTATTACGAAATTGTTTGATTGAGCGAATTTTGCGACCAGTAATAATTAATTGATTTCGGTTATTATCCACAGATGTAATAGCATGAATCTCTCCAAGATCAATTGATGCTTTGTTGCTAAAGAAAGGTTTCTTTTCTTTCACTTCAATAAGATAAGAAATACAAGCATAATAATGACCATGTTCGTATACTAGTTTTAATGTTTTTATATTATGTGGTATTGGTGTTTTGAATTTTAAGACAATTTGTTTCCCATTATGAGGTTTTCCATCATTCCCAATGTATCGCGCAGTAGCTAAGTAGATAATATTGTCAGCATAATTAAAATGCATACGATAAGAGTCCCACTCTGTCGGAAAAAACTTTTTATCCTTATAAGGATAATACAGATCTTTCCTGCCAGATTTTCTAGCTTTTGAAATAGCTTTGTATGCTTCAAACACTCTTCTGGAAACGAAAGTTTTATTGAACGCGCATATAGTACTAACATCTATTTTCTTAACAAAACTTTGCAAATCTCCTTTAGATAGTAATTCTTTGTTCTTCTCGAAATTCATTTTATTTTCTTTAATGCACAAGTTCCATATATGAGCACTTTCTTTGTTGCAAATTTCAAGTCTTTTAAGATCGTATTCATTGCAATTAATTCTTAACTTGATAGTTTTATAAATTTCCAAAAATTCACCCCCTCTCGATGTGTATTATTAGTTCGAAAAGCTCCTTATACATTCCTCGATATCATCTAGTAAACTAGGTAAAATTTCACCTGTCTCAAGATACAACGTTGTACTATCCAACGATCCATTATAAAACCGTTCAAAAAACACCCTACTCATCTGATCTGTCCAATATTCCTCTAACCATCCAATAACCCATGGATCAACTTGAGGTATTTCCAAATAAATGATAAAATTAATGAATGACTGTTTAGATTGTTTTGCTGACTCCATTTGCCTACCTAACTCGATTACTTCTGCGTCCATTTTGATCATATGTATTAACCTCCCATTTGGTTATGGGATTATTGTATAACGAATTTCGTTAAATGTAAATAGTTAATCGAAAATAATTTAATTGAATTAATTAATTGTATTTTGTATAATTTATTTATAAAAGCAACATAGGAGGTTAAAACAATAATGAGTAGAATTGAATTTACTATAAATGACACACTTGAAGAATTAGGAATTACGAAAAATAAATTAGCTGTTGAAGCTAAACTAAGACCTAATTTGATACTAGAATTGACTAGTGGTGATACAAAAGCAATTAAGATAGAAACACTTGTACGAATACTCGATACAATTAATTTTATTGCTCATTCACAAGGAGTAGAGAAAAAATATAATGTTGAAAATATTATACGATACACAGAGTAAATCCACATATTCTTTTCCCTATAAAATCTAGTTTTTATTTGAACTGTAGTTCAAACTTTTCAATATCTTTGCTGGTCAATTGAATACCTACTTTTTCATCTGGAAAGTAGGTTAGTGTATCCCGCTGAATTTCCTTAGCTATTTCGTCTAAGTAGCTCTGTAATTTATTTAAGATGTGTTTTGAACGATCGTATGCTTCTTCATGAAGTTCCTCTGTAGCATTTTCTAAAATGCTTGTTGCATCAAACATTGCATTTGTAATATACGTCCCATAAATTCTCAGGCTAAGTATATCTTCAACTGTAACTTCTCTGTTATCATCAAGATACCATTGAAGATATTCTGAAAGCTCATCAGGAGCACAATATTTTTCAAAACCATCAATGTAAATCATTTCATATTTATCTAGCGCTTCTTTGTATGTAATTTTATTAATTTTCCCCCATTTTTCCCTTTCTTTTTGCTCCTCTTTGTTTCTTTGTTCCCATCTAGATTTATCGCACGTACAAAGATTACTGCGCCCAAGTAGGTTATCGCAATGTTCACATTTCTTTTGTACCCCATAATAACATGAGCCACATCCAACAATTGTGTCGTACCTGCCAAATTTTTTAATCTCATAAATTCCGTTCGTCACTTGCGCCAATGGGATTCCTTGAATATGCAATGATGTGCCGCTACATACAGGACATAAGACCTCATTATCTTCAAGTTCTCTAGTAACATTAAACTGTAAATTAACCTTTACGGTTTCAGTTCTCATTTTTGTCATTTCTCTCCTTTTCTTCATAAATTTCTTGTTTTATTACCATTCTAAAACCTTATCCTCTGGTCTTGTATACCAACCTTTTTCAATCAGTTTATCTATGTATTGCTTTGTAAATACAGTTTCAATTGTTGCCTCTGGATTATGTTTTTTGTGATGCTGCAACTCATGATATGCGTCTCTCATCGAGAGGATTAGCAAGTCTGGATCAATATCTTTTTTATACCCATTCATTTGAAGATGGTTTGCAAAGAGGATGCCGAATAATTTCTCGTCATCTCGTGAAACTACAGTATCACTTGCAACTGCCAATAATGCTTCTCCAATTGCTCTTGCTCGTTCTTTTGCTTTCATGTTTCCCCCATAAAATTCAAATTTCATCTTCTTTACCAAAGAACCTTGGTCATTCGTTAAATTAAATAATGTTTTCCAATGAAAACTTGTTAATTTTTTTATTTTACATTTCCCCTTCTTTAACTTAAAATAGATATTAATATGCAAAGAGGTGAATCTATGCTTAATGTAAAAATCTCTATTAATGACGGTAAAGGTAAAGAAGCAGAAATTGAAATCAATGAAGCAGATTCATTAAGTAAACTTGTGATAATTGATAAGGTTTTTAGGTTATTTGGTATTGAATCTGATGTTTTTGAGATGGTTGATACTTACTCTAAAATAGGCGATGCTTACAGTAACTTTTTTAATGAAGTAAAACCAATTGAACCACAACGAATAGATAAAACTGAAATTGAAAAGAATGAAATTAAAGAACAACTAATTAAAGGACTAACTGAAAATAAAGAAGAATTAGAATCTACATATAAAGAAACTAATGATCAACCTGATTACCTTATCACAGGAATTAAAATAGGACAACACGATGGTAAAAAGAGATATAAATTAAGATATGAGTGTTATGCATGCTACTTTAAAGGTACGCATTATGTATATGAAAGTTCTAAGAAAACTTGGTGTCACAAGTGCAGACATGAATTAACTATTTATCCCGCTCATCCTGAAGGTTTCCCTAATAGAGATAGTTTCGGGAACTATTTTAGAGCAGGTGAATATCAAGACATGAATTTAAAGTGGGACTGGAATTAGTCCCTTTCTTATCTTCTTTCGAAATAAATTTTTATTTGCTTTTCAATAAATTCTGCAACTGCTTTCCAATCATTAAATGTTTGTTTTTGTAGACCATATTTTACGGTTGTTAGAAAATCAATTCCATTATTATGATAAAACCAATAGCCAATCTCATCATTATTGTGAATTACATAGTATGCCATACCATCAGAATAAATTTTTAATTTATATTTACTTATTAAATCGCTAATCGGCATTAAGTATCTTGATTGTATGTAATTTGTAACATCTTCCATCATTAATAATCACCTTATAAAATGGAGTATTTTCATATTCTTTTTTTAATCTTATAGTCACACTTCATGCAAGACTTAATCGAAGTTCTTTTTATTCCCAATCCAAGAAAACCACAGTTTTCTTCTAAAATAATACCAAAAGGATTGATTTCACATCCACATCGAGGGCATCTCTTAGGCTTATCTTCTTTATATGGTCTAATGTATTCATATGTCAAAACTGTTCTCCTCCTTTCCTGATAAAAGTATCTTTTTATAGTGTTTTAAATATGTCGATTTATTATGTTTTCCATTCTGTCTATAATCTCTTGTAAGGTTGTTTTATTTATTTTTTTCTTTTCTAAAGTATTTACCATCCTTTCTAACATGTCGCATAATTCTAGATATCCTTCTCTACTTTCTTCAAGACTTAGTTCATAACTCAACAAATTGCTTTCTGTTTTATATTTAACTTCATCTGCTCTTTCAACCAAGTCTTTGATAGCGCATGACATGTCGTATCCCATATGATTTTCAACTAATTTAACCAAGTCATCATCATGTTTTATAAATTCAATCTCTCCATTTAAAATGTTAACAATTCTCATTTATTTCTCCCCAAGATCAAGTAATGCCCACCCAATATCATAAGATCCTTTATTTTGTAATTTACACTCCTTAATTACTGCTCTAAAGTCGTAATCGGTATTGAATTTCTTTTGAATCTGTTCATTAAATTTATCAAGTGACAACTTATTGTCGAGATATTTGCGATATTGTTTTGATATGTATTCATTTTCATCATATGTAAGCCACATAATTGTCACTCTCCATATAAAAGTTTTTTGTCTTCAATTTCATTATACAATTTCATTATATATTGAATCAATGCGTTTATTTGCAACTTCTATGTATTTTGATTCCGTTTCAAATCCTATAAATTTGCGATTATTTTTTAAAGCTGCTACAGCAGTTGTTCCACTACCCATGCAATTGTCTAGAACTATATCGCCTTCATTGGTGTATGTTTTTATAAGATATTCAAAAAGCGCCAATGGTTTTTGTGTTGGATGAACCGTTTTGCTTTCACTTGCAAATTCTAATATACTATCTGGATATCCTGTAAATTCTTGCACATATCCATCATTATTTCTACTGGGTCTTGTTCCGAATATATCATCTGGATTATTTTTTGATTTTTTCTTTTTTCCTAAAGGTTTAAGATCTTGTGGAAAATATTTCATATTTCGAGGACTCCTATTCGCTGTTGCTCCTTTAGAAAAAACTAAAACATTTTCATGTTTTTTCAATGGGGCATTTTTTGCATTTATAAATCCTGTCGGTTTACTCTTAACCCAAATCCACTCATATTTAAAGAGTCCATAATTGCTTTGAATTAATTTTGTTGTAAATGGTTGACTAGCAGTTAACACAATTGCTCCATCTGGTTTAATAATCCTTTCGTATTGTATCCAAAGTTTATCAATTGGAATTATACTGTCCCATTTTGCTTCTGTTGTGCCATATGGCAGATCACATAAAATTATGTCAATTGACTCGTTAGGAATTAACTTCATCCCTTCTAAGCAATCCATTTGATAAATACGATTTAATTCAAGACTACCAAGTAACTCTTTTCCCACCAAATCACTCTCCGTTTTATTTTTTGTTCCTAATAAAATGCATCTTTTATTTTAATTTTCTAAAACCTATCGTATGACTTACAACCGTTGCTAACCCATTCTTCAAATATTCTTTGTGTGCTGTGTCCATAATTTCCTCTAAACCAATCTGGAGCATGTTTGAATGTCTTCACAAATCCAACCAAACATTCATCACAAAGATCAAACAACCAACATTTTGAACGATACTTGTTATCTTCTTCTTCAAATGTCACATCTACATGATGCATATCTTCATGGCCCCAGTATTCATGGTCATGTTCATTCCATGTGACTTCACTTGTTTTCCCACACTTATTACAAACAACTGATTTGAGTTTTTGATCAATTTTAGTCGCTAGGATTTCTTCATAATTTCTCATATTTTTATTCATCTCCCTATAAAATAATTTTTTTTGTTCTAATCTCCATTTGAGATTAATTTTTATACAATAATTAGCTACTTAAGCAGCAATCTTTCCTACTGACATATCAAGTTCCGAGTTTACAATGAAGTATTGAACTAGTTCATCTTGCATCTTGCTTTTCTAATAAAATCTTGAGTTTCATTTGCTACATATAAATATTTCATCTTCCAAAATGCCGATAAATTTCATCTATATGAAATGGTCTATACTGTCCCAATTCAACACTAACGCACTTATAAATATTCTGATCTAAACCTTGAATCCGTGAATGAACATGCCCATGAACATTACCAATAATATCAGTTTGTAAAATTAGTTCCCAGAGCGCTTCTTCTTGTTGAGGATAATGACTCAATAGAAACTTATCAAAAATATAATAATTATGTACATCAAATCCCAGTTGGTGAAATTTTGAATCACTATATCCCTCGTCATGATTACCACGAATTAATATCTTTCTACCATTCAATCTAGGAATCATTTCTTGCTGCTTTTTTGAATTGTAAAAGAATACATCTCCTAAGTGAAAAATTAAATCGTATGGTTCCACATAAGAATTCCAATTATCAATTAATTCTTCATCCATTTCCTCGACAGAATTAAATGGTCGATTCTCATAAGCAATAATATTCTTATGTCCAAAGTGTGTATCAGCGGTAAACCATACTTCCATTTTTTCATCCCCTTCTCCTGATAAAACAGTGTATTTCATAACTTTTAATGTTCATCATAGTACACGTTGCCAATCCTGTAGAATCCCCTATAGAGTGCTTCCTTGAGAGTGATCAAATTGTTTTCATTCAAATGAAGATATTTCATCATGAATGCAGCATGTTCTTCCGAATAAACAATTTCACCATACACGTACCCATTAGTAAGTTTATCACCCTCTCAAAGTTCCGCTCCATCATTGTCTGTTTTACCCGTAGAGAACATAGGAATTTCATATTCTCGAAAATCTCTCAATTCATGGATTCCGTTCTCTTCAAAATAATAACAATAGTCAATATACTCCATTACATTGTGTTTCTTGTCATACATACGCATTTTAAATTTTTTCATTTGTATTCTCCTTTTTCTAATGAAACAGTGTATTTTATCGTAATTTACAGATTTCTTTTTTAAGTAGATCGAAAAATTCTTTTGCTTTTAATTGCAATTCCTCTGGCATACAAGAGATATTCAAATAAAATTCATCATTTTTGTACCTTATTGTTTGATTGTATATTTTACCAACCTCCTGTTCGATTTCTAATTTTGCAACCCCATAAAATTCTCCTTCGTCCTCTAGATCAAAAGGATTTTCATTTTCTGTACCAAGCGTGATGTTCCTTAGTTTTACTTTCACTTCATGCTCTCCTTTCGCCATGAAACTGGAATTTTAAGTGACTTATTTTATTTCAATAAACTGATAACTATCAGGCAAATAAACTTTAACATCATACAATCCTTTGTTAACGTTATGACCTAAGTCCCTTTCTAACCTTTTAAATGTGACGTATGGACGTTGCTCATGAGATAACTCCATGTGTGTCTCATACCAATTCGTATATGTCTCTACACCATTTCCCTTAAATGATATAGTAAGTGGTGTTCGCTGCACTTCAGTACTATATGTATATAACCAACCACCTGTTTTTTTGTGACTTAGCTCAGGATCAATTTTAATGTAAACCACTTCTCTTTTTTCTTCTGGAAGTTTCGAGATATATGGATAGGCCACTTCACTTTTCCATTTCTCTATTAGTTCTTCTTCTTTATTCATATCTGCGAGACCATTCCACCCAAGCAAACACATAAATACTATAACGGATAATAGGATACATTTTCCTTTTACTTCTTCATTATCTAAGAAAGAGTCGAATAACCAAATTGACAATTCAATTATTAAGAGCAATATTATAATAACCCACCATATCCAATAATCTAAACTAAAAACACTGCTATCATAATTTATTTTACCTAACTCAATAACTTGATCTATTGTCATATTTATCCCCTTTCAATAATATCCAACGTAATTTCTTGCATTCTCCTGTATGGCACAATCCAATATTGTTAGGTAGTGGATAACTACAGTCAGGGCAATTTCCTTTAAATGGACTATCCGATTCGTTAGCATACTTTCCCATACTATATGTCTTATCCATCTCTTCATCGAATCTACCGTGATCATAGCCTTCTTTATAAATTTTTGCTCGTTCTTCTTTTGTTCTTTTGCTACGATGACCAAATAATAAGAAGTGTAATGAAAATAAGTAAGCACCAATTGCTATAATCACTGATGGTATGTAAATGAACTTTGGTATATTTTCCATAAATCCGAAAATAACTGCTATTGTACCAATGGTGCTCATAAAGAAGTAATATGTTTTCATGTTCTCACCAATAAAACTAAGTTCGTTCTTTAACATTTCTTATCTCTCATCTCCCTTAAAATCGTTCTTTCAATGCAATGAGGATTTCTTCCATAACTCATTTCATCATCTCACTTTACTCTAATTATTTTCTTCTTTTATTTTTGCTTTCCACATAGTATTGTTTGTATCCATCTTCATCATTAATTTCTAAGCAATTCAGTTGAAGACCAAAGCAACATCCACCATCTATTCCTATTTTGTCTCCAGTAAACCAGATGTCTTCTGTTTCTTGCATATTGATTGTAGGTGTATGTCCAAAGATGACTGTTTTATCTACTAATGTGGGGTTATTTAAGAAAACGTCTCTAGTCCATAAGAAATTATCTTTGGGTTGTTCTTTCCAGTTTTCATACAGAGGGTTCAAACCTGCATGAACATAAATATATTCATCATCTTCATGATAGTATGACAAGGATTTAAGAAAATCAATGTGATGACCATAATGCTTTTGAATGAATTGTTTTGCTTCTTGAAATCTATTCATTGTAAAACCATCCTCAAACCAATTGACTCCACAGTAACTATTGATTGTATCAAGACCACCATTGTAAAGGAATGTACTGTCATCTTGATTATCAAGTGAGTCTAAGAACATTTGATCATGGTTTCCTTTGAGTGTAATTACTCCCCATTCTTCATGAAGGGCTTTTACTTGCTCAACAACTTCCTTGCTTTTGAGGCCTCGATCAATGTAATCGCCTAGAAGAATAAGTCTATCTTCTGAGGGATTGTATTTTACTAGAGCCAATAGTTCATTGAATTCTTCATAACAACCATGGATATCACTAATAACAAGTTTTCTTTTCAATATCATTCACTCCAAATAATGTATATATTTTGTTTTATGCTGATTCCTCTGTCATACACTTTAATTTTTCTAAAATTTTTTTATGTATTTGTGAAACTCTTTGATGGGTAATACCTAATTCATCCGACAATTCTCTTCCACTAATGCCTTCATAGTATATTTTATGTATAATGATTTTTTCTCTTTCGGTGGCAGTTTCATAGAATTTTATTAATAAATTACGTAAGAAAATAGAATTGGTTAGTGAAAAAGGATCAATAATATTAGTATCTGATACTATGTTATAAAGTGTATCTCCGTCTTCATGAGGTTTATCAAGACTGATAATGTGATAATAATCTCTTTTATTAAGTTTTGTCGCTCTTACATGATATTTAATCTCATTATTAATAGCTGTATATAACAAAGTGGTAAATTTGAAACCTTTAGTTGGGTCATAAAAATTGTATGCTTTTTGCATCCCTAGACAGCCTATGCTGATAAGTTCTTCAGTTTCAATATTACACCCCATTTTCTTCCATCTTCTCACTATTTTATAGATCGATGGAATATTATTTTTGAACAATAATTCTTTTGCTTCATTGTCACCTGATTTTGCTTTAGTGATTAACTCTTCATTATTGAGTTTCTTATTTCTTTTTATATAATTCCAGTTCAACTCCCCATCCCCTTAACTACTATGATATTTAGTGATTTTTCGTCAGTAAAAAATTTTGCTGATTCGGATAATTGCATTATATTACTCCCATGTATTTATTATGTATGTTATGTATTTATAATACCACTGTTGCGTATGCTCTTGCAATCTCTCTTTTATTATTTTGAATATTTTTTATTTTTAAATCTAAATCATTCACTTGGTTATTGAGATTAGCAATCATTTTTTCACATTCTTCTTTTACATTTTTTGATCGTGTTTTGTATTTTCTATACTTTAATGCTGATATTTCTGCTTCTGTTTTAAGTTTTAGATGTTCCATTCTTCTTAACATTGAACGTTCTATTCTATCTACTTTTCTAAATTCTTTTTCGTATAAATTTTTAACTTTTTCTTTTAGTCCAAAATATTGACCGTGCGAGTCGATAGGATATACAGTTAATATTGCAGTTAAGTCTAAGTTAATATGTATTGCAATTTTATCAGCCGTATACATATGCGATCTATTACCGTCTTCACCAACAATTTCACCTATGTATTTAGCTCTACCTAGCAATGATTTGACATGATTTAGTGCTGATGTTTTGTCTTTGATTTTAAAACGTTCTTCAATTCTTTCGTGTGCATGAGTTGTAAGACGGATATTTTTTACGTTTAAATTGGGTTTCTGCAATTGTTTATTCTCCTTTCCATTGAATAAAAAAATAATCCATATGGTAGAAACCTTATGGATTAAATATAGCATGATATTATATTTTAGTCAATATGTTATTTTTTATTTTCTTACGTACTCTCTAAAATAATAATCATATGGATTTTTATCGTCTTTCATGCCTTTTTCATCGCCTATTAATTTGAAATTTGATTCATATTCAGGGAAATAGGTATCGCCCTCAAATTGATGATCGATGTAAGTCACGTACAATTTATCTGCGATAGTCATAAATTGAGAATAAACATTTGCTCCACCGATTATAAAGATTTCTTCTTCAACACATATATTTTGTAATAATTTATGAATTGAATTAGAAACAATACAACCTTCAATTTTACATGAGTTATCTCTAGTTAAAATAACATTTATTCTATTAGACAAAGGCTTGCCTATGGACTCATAAGTATTTTTCCCCATGACTACAATATTTCCAGTAGTTATTTTCTTGAAATGAGATAAATCATTAGGCAGATACCAAGGTAAAGAATTGTTTGAACCAATCAATCTGTTTTTGTCGTGAGCAACAATTAGAGAGATCAAACAGATACCTCTCCTTTGATATGAGGATGTGCATCATAATTTTCTAAAGTAAAATGATCATATTTAAAAGAAAAGATATCTTTAATTTTTGGATCAATCTTCATTGTTGGTAGTGGTTTCGGTTCTCTTGTGAGTTGAAGTTTAACCTGTTCAATATGATTGGAATAAATGTGTATATCTCCACCTGTATAAATTAATTCTCCAATCTCTAAATCGCATACTTGGGCTACCATCATTGTAAGTAATGCGTATGAAGCAATATTAAATGGTAGTCCTAAGAAAACATCTGTAGAACGCATGTTAAACATACAAGAAAGTTTATTATTAACTACATAAAATTGAAATGCATAATGACACGGCGGCAAAGCCATCTGATCGATTTCTCCAACATTCCATGCTAAAACGAGATGCCTTCTAGAATCTGGATTGAATTTAATTTGATTAATAACCTGTGTTATTTGATCAATAGTCTTCCCATCTGCAGTTGTCCATGTGCGCCACTGAGAACCGTAGACACGACCAAGATTACCTTTTTCATCAGCCCACTCATCCCAAATTTTCACACCATTATCTTTTAGATATTGGATATTCGTTTCTCCAGACAGGAACCATAATAATTCATGGATAATTGATTTAAGATGGAGTTTCTTGGTTGTCAAAAGTGGAAATCCTTCCTGTAAATTAAATCTAAGTTGCCTTCCAAAAACAGAGATTGTTCCTGTACCTGTACGATCTGTTTTGATAGTTCCATTGTTTAATACATCTTTAAGTAAATCGAGGTATTGTTTCATAAATCCTCCTTAGTGTGATATTAAAGGGAGATACCGTAGCATCTCCCAATTATGTATTATTTTTGTGCTTCTTCAATTTGACGTTGGATTTCAGCTTCTAGAAGTGGTTCTGGAGGGTTCCAACCTTCAGGCTTTTGAATCTTACCATGCTCATTATAGCGCGGTTTACCGTCTGGAAATAACTTTTTCATATTGCAACTATGCACAATTTCAAACAGTGGGTCAGGATTGATCCCAAGTAGCGTGAAATCGCCACTATTAAAATATCTCATATCTAAACATGCATCAGCTTGAGCGACCAATTTATCTTCAGGAAATGGTTTTAAAGATTGTTTTGCATATGATTGTTCTAATCTTTCAAGTAGCTTTTTAAACATCTCTCTAAATTGTTTCGGGGATTCTGAAGTTGCATGAAGCAACTCAATCATCTCCTCCCCAAGAAATCCCATTCGATTTAATACCATTTCTTCGTCCATTGGTGTTGGTTCAGAAGGCATGGGATATGAAAATGCTGCATGGAACTCACGTACTGATTCATAGTTAGATTTATTGTTACTTGTCATAAAAACTCCTTTTATTATTTTTTTGTAAGGCTATAAATAAATTCAAAATCTTCATCCTTTAATGGTTCTACTTTAATCTTTGCATAACCATTTCCTTTTTGTGAGAAAAAGTCGTGAGTTCGTGTTTCAGTGCTCAGTCCATTCAATACAACAGAATTTATTTCTTCATTTGCAAAATGTGGTTCATAACCAAGATTCATTAATGCTTTGTTTGCATTGTATCTAATAAATTTTTTAACATCTGAAGATAAATTTAAAATATCATAAATTTCTTCTGTGTATCGACACTCAATTTCATACAGTTTATTAAGAAGTTCAATAGAAAAGTTTCTTAATTTTTCACTTTGTTCGGCGGAAAATTTAGAAATGAGTTTTTGATACAGAAGACCAACAAAAACTCCATGAATTGATTCATCACGAATAATTAAGGATATAATCTCTCCTGAGTTCTTCAATTTTCCTTGTCCTGCAAGTAATAAAGGATAAAAAAATCCAGAGTAAAACATATAAGATTCTAAGAATACAGAGGCAATCATAGCTTGTGCTAGTGAATATTCATCAGTTATATTTTTATAATAACTTTCAATTAATCTTGATTTATCTTGAAGCCATTTATCATGTTTAACCCATTCAAACACCTGTTCAATTTTTTGTTTACTTGCAAGTGTTGTAAAGATTGTACTATAACTTTTAGCATGAACTTGTTCCATAGCTGCCATAAATGTTAAAACGGCTTTTTCTTGTAAGTCCTGAACATGCATAGATATGAGTGGCATACCGACTCCACCTTGCTCTGTATCAAGCAAGGTGAGTCCTCCCAATACTTTCATATAAACATCTTGTTCTATATCACTTAATTCTTCCCAAGTCTTTTTATCTTTAGATATAGGGATTTCTGTATCAAGCCAAAATTGCTTAGTGTTTTGATCCCAAAATATCTTAGCAAAATCACTAGTTGTATTATCCCAATTTACCGCTTCAATCAAATTATACAACCTCCAAATATATTTTACTTACACAGAACAGCTTACACATTCATTAATGTTATTTGTCATTTTAGTTCTTGTGTAATATAATGTTTTTAAATTCTTTTTCCATGCATAAATATAATACATAGACAGTTCACGAGTAGTAATTGTATCTTTGACATATAAAGTACATGAAATTCCTTGATCGATATGTTCTTGCGCCGCCGCGTAAACATCGATCATTTTAAACATATCCATATCATAGGCTTCCTTAAAGAAAAAGAATGTTTGTTCATTAAGGAATGGCATTGGATAATATGTATCACTATCTTTGTATGTTCTGTGTTCGATTTTTTCTGTGATTGGCGAAATTGAAGCTGTGGAACTTTGGACATAACTAATACTACCCGTCGGAGCAATCGCAAGTCTATAACTATGTGCTAAACCATTTTCCTTAACTAATTGTTTTAAGGCTCTCCAATCTTCTTTTGTAGGCAATTCAATTCCTTTGAATAAATTTTCTACTTTTTCACTTTTTGGATGATAATCATTTTGCAAATATTGTTCAAAGTATTCGCCAGTATCATATTTTGAGCCTTTAAATCCTTTGAAAATAAATCCTGTTTCTTGTGCAATCTTCATAGATTCTAAAATTGAATAATAGTTTACTGCTGAAAAAAATGCATGAACAAATTCTACAGCATCTTTAGACTCATAAGATATTTTATTTTTTGCTAAAAAACCATGTAAGTTCATAGCTCCTAATCCTACACTTTTCATTTCATCATTGGCTTTAGCGACACTTGGTACGGCTTCAATGCGAGTCTTATTTGCCACCGTATTGAGCATTCTAATACCTGATGAAACTGCTCCTGCAATATCTTTAGATTCCATTACATTTACAATATTGAGCGATCCAAGATTACAAGAAATATCACGTTTAATTTCATCATCTTCATAATAATCATTAATTATTGAAGTCTCAGACAGTTGCAATACTTCGGTACATAAATTAGAGAATTTTACCTTTCCTTCATTACTAAGAGGATGTTGTCTATTAGCATTATCTTCAAAGAAGAAATATGGATAACCACTTTCAACTTGTACTTGTGCAATCATTGTAAGTAAATCTCTAGCATTGATTTTCTTTTTTCTAATTCTTGGGTTATCGACTAGTTCTTCATAAATTTTAGAAATATCGATTTCACTCATTCGTTTCCCATATTCTTTTTGAATCCCATATGGAGAGAATAAATACATTTCATAATCTTTTTCAACTAACTCAAAAAATTTATCAGGAACAATTAGTCCAAGAGACAATGTTTTAATACGCGCCTTCTCATCGGCGTTTATCTTCTTAGTGGAGAGGAAGTCGATGACATCAAGGTGGAAAATATTCAACCATACTGCTCCTGCTCCATCTCGTGAACCTAACTGATTAGCGTAAGAGAATGAATCCTCAAGCAGTTTCATTACAGGAACAACACCACTACAACGATTCTCAATTCCTTTGATTGGATCTCCTAACGCGCGAAGGTCAGTCAAGTTGAATGAAACGCCGCCACCTCGTTTTGATAATTGTAATGCGTTGTTAATTGCATTAGCAATAGCATTCATGGAATCATCAACCATAAGAAGGAAACAACTAACCAATTCTCCTCTGCGTTTGCGACCAGCAGATAGAAATGTAGGTGTTGCAGGTTGATACTTACCATCAATCAAATCTTTAACAAATTTCTTCGCTTTTTCAAAATTTCCATCTGCCAAGAATAAAGCATTCACCGCAACTCTGTCTTCATATCTTTCAAGAATCTTTTTGTCATCAGAAGTTTTAAGTGCATAATTATTATAAAATTTAAAGGCGCTCATAAATGAAGGAAAGCGAAACTTTTTGGCATAAGCAATCTTAAAAATTTCTTTGATTTCTTTAAATGAGTACTTATCAAGAAACTCTTTTTCGTAGTAATCATTCTCTACTAGATAATCTAATTTTTCTCTTAAATCATGAAAAAATACTGTGTTTTGGTTAATATAATCAACAAAGTAACTTTTTACAGCTTCTTTGTCTTTTTCAAATTGAAATTTCCCATCCTTTTGAATCATAATTTCATTGTTAAGTCTGATATAATCTGGAATTTTATCCATTAATACTATCTACTCCTTTGATTGTGTTGACTATAGTCTAAAAAATTCCCACTTTTGCAACCGATAATCGTCGCTCTTTCACCATTATTAGAGTAATATACTTCACCTAATTTATTTTCTGGATTCATTAGACAAATTTTTGCATCTCCTGTGTAAATATCTTAATGTCATCCTCTGTTCCACTTAATTCGAATTTCAATATTATTGGAACGTCATACTGCTTTGAAATTAATTCTGCTGCAAAACCATAATTTTTTCCCCAATTACGATTCCCACTTGAAGCTACTGCTATGATATATCTATTATTTTTAGATAGAAAATTAGTTGTTGATTGAGGTAATTGTCCAAAACCGGTTGTATATGTAATTAGAATAAAAGGTTCATTTACAATTAATTCTTTATGTATTTTTACATTTTTTACTCCCAATTTTTTCACAAATCTTTCGACATTTCCTGTCATTGAATCATATACTACAAGCAATATTGTATCGTCCTTATTATGTATTTTTAATTAAACATTATTGAATAACATTTCATTATCTTTTAATCACTTTCACAATTTCAATTTTACTGCCTTCTGATAAGACATAATCACTCAAAAATAAATACAATGCCATTTTAACAGCTTCACAATCACCATAAACTCCTTCAGTAATATCTTCTTCACTAAGTTTAACTGGAACAGCGAACTCAACTTCTCTTACACCTATTGGGTAGTGTTGTTTAATAGTAACTTCGAAAACTTCAATCAACTTTTTCACCCCCTTCATCGCCTAGTTAATATATCATTTATTACATATTAATGTCAATATTTTTTATATTTTATTTATATGAAATCATAGTTTCAATAGGAGTTAATCAATTAAATCTGCTTGAATCTCATCAAAACTATTGGCAGATGTAATACCAAGAATTTTGATTCCCTGAGAAAACTTATGGTTTAAATCTTCATCATAAACTCGCTGGTAGTATTCAAGTTTTGCCTGAAAGTTTTCTCGCTCATTGATAATGATTTCATCCTTCTCAAAACCACTCATCTGAATCTTCAGTCCAACGAATCGATCACCATTAACTGTTGCAGCATCAAAAGCCAGTTTAAGATCATTTTGTGTAATCAATATGTATTCTCCTTTATTATTGATTTAATCTTAATCTCTCATTCCTTGCATTCCAAAAATACTCACCTTTTGTCTTTTCATGAATCGATGTTAACCTATCCAATGATATCAAATAATTGCGGTAATCTCGTACATCTTCTTTTTGTAAGAGAGAATCCATGCAATTTGAAAGCAAAGAAATCTCGTCATTTAACTTCACTATGATATCTTCTAGAAATTCTTGAGTCTTTTCATTAACTTTTACATTTCTAAAATTCTTGTTGTGCATATTAATTAGAATTTCAATGGAATCGCACATACTTTTATAATTTTGAATGTCACCTTTTTGGCGATATTGAGAAAGTTTTGCAATTGCCGCTTTAGAATCTGCTCTAACCTTCAATATAATATTTTCCATATTTTATCCTCCTTTGATGATAGGTCATCACCCATTGAAAGAACTGATTTATTGGCTTTTTAGAAGCCTACTTCATGTAAAGTTGATCTGATTTCCGAGATAAGGTTTTTAGTTTCATCTGTATCAATACCTAATTCTTCAACAGTATCAACCCATGCTTCTAAGTCATCTTTGGCTGCTTCAAGTAACCTTAAAATTTCTTGAATTTGTTCAAGTAATGACACATTCATCAACTCCCACTCTTTATTAGATTGATACGACTCCATCATCATAATTAATCAAAAAATATTGCTTACCTTTTACCGTAAAATCTAAGCGATAGTCCTTATCAGTATAGAAATATTCTTCAATCTCTCCAATATGCTCTGCAATAAATTTTTCTGTGTTCACTGTCTCAAAAACAACATCATCTACCCTCAAAATTGTATTGTATCCTGTATTGTCTGTGATCAGATAGTATGCTCCCTCATTATATTTGAAGAAATCTTTTAATTTGTCAACGAATTGCATTTTTTCTTCTCTCCTTTAAATTGTAATCAATTGTTAATTTTATGATTATAATATCAATATGTAGTATGTAAAATATTTATATCATACTATATATAGAATTTACTTTAGATCAATCAATTCTTTGCGACCATCCAGATAATAAACAATACAGTTTTTTCTATAGTAAGATTTTTCCACTTCAGAAAGTGGTTTACCATAAATCATTGGAACATCGGTAGCATAATTATTGTTCCATTGTTTATTCCATCGATCCCCACAATAAGAGCAGTCGAGACCTTGATTACACTCATCAAAATATATTCCATATTTCTTTTCTGCTAACCAATTTGCATGTTCATAATTGTCAGCTTCAATAATCACATACTCGCAAACATCATCATTGACAATAAATGAACCACCGGAATTGTTTTGAATATATGTATAAAATTTAGGCATATAACCTCCATACTTTATTTATATTGAATTTCAATTGATTCAACAATGCCTTAACTAAATCCTCCGTTTTTTCATTGAAATATGCATTTATTGGTATTTTAAATCAATATATAGTATGTAAATTCATCATAATCACTATATTTAGTATGCGTTTTAGTATGTATTAAAGTCTATTTTTTATATCTTACGCTTCCACCTGCATCAATATTCCCACCAACAAAACCACATGTTACGGAACCACCAGCGTCAATATTTTTACCAACGTCTCCACAATCTACCGATCCTCCTGCATTCACACTTCCAAAAACATTGCCGTTTACTGTAGCACTCCCATTACATTTTAATGATGCTAAATCTCCTTCGAATTTTACTTCTACGATACCAGATAAATTTCCTTGAACAACTTTTCCATCGACAATCACTTGGTTGTTTGTGACGGAGATATTGTTTCCACTAGTATTGAATCTCTGACCGTTGATAATAATTGTATTCATATATATTGTTTTCTCCTGCTTTTATTTTTAAAATACCAACACATAAAACATATATCCAAAGTATACAACCCACAAAAATGATCGAATTACTGACATAAAAGTTCTCTTATCTTTTTTAACTAATTCTGCTTTATAAACAATTAACTCTTCTTCTGTCATATCGTTAGATTTTTTACTCTTCTTTGTTTTAATTATTCCAATAATTAATATTGCAATAGCAGTAATGGTAGGGAATTTATATGGATCATAGTCTAGTGCATTTACAAGATATAAAACTTCAGCGATAAATAAGAAACTTACAACAATCAGAGGAAAGCAGCCAGCTTTTAACCACTCTACGACATATTCTTTTTCATCACCCCCATTTAATTTTTTTAATTCAATTTGCTTTAATCTACTTTTTAGTGAACTAAAAAGTCCCCCCTTGATTAAACCAATCAAACTTATTGTAAAAAATACAATTGTCCAAAATAGCATTTAATCAATCTCCTCTCATTTTTCCATTGAAACTTGTTTTTTATAAACTTTTTTCAATCGCTTCTTTCAATCCCTCATGAGATGTATAATCAAAAATTTTCCCTTTTCTATTGTACGCAGATAATCTAATTAGAATTTCCTCGCGAAACGATTTCTTATCATTTTCTGAAATTCCAATTTTCTCTTCTATGCTTCTCATTAACTTTTCATCCGGTTCATACCCTACTCCATCAATATAAACCTTTTGCCAGTTACAATATCCCTCAATATGCTTAATATATTTCTCAAACAACTCTTGTGCTGCTTTCGTGACAAATGTTTTATATAAATATTCGCGCACTACTTTTAATGTATCCAATTCTTGAGCAATCTGATTCATAGCGTCTACCAATTCACTTTCACGTTTTAAAATCCACTTATAAGTTTCCACTTATCTTCCTCCAATCTTATAATAAAATGGCTCTTTCATCTTAAAACAATTTGATTTCAATATTTCTCAGTTGTGAGTTCATAAAATTTATCAAAATTATCTAATCTAAAGTAATCGATCATTCCATTTGGAAACTCAACTTTATATCTGATTTCTTTCCTCACGTAAACCACTCCTACTATTGTTGGAATGCCACCATTTGATTTAAAATTACTCTTAATAGTCCATAGTAGCTCGTTGTGTTCATAATTAGTGGTCACTGGTTCTTTTGGTTTTACGTACACTTGATATTCACCCATTTTCGTGACTCGACTCATTAAACATATTAGTCTCCTCTGTTTCCTATTGAAATATGCATTTTATTGTCTTTTTTGATTTGAAAATCCCTTTATTTATAAGGATTTTTCAACTTCGTCTTTTATGCTTTTTGGTAATTTATTACCCTTACGAGCAACTTTTTTAATGCGTTGGTCTGTATTCATCATCCATTTTTGCATCTCCATATTTTCAAACCAATCTTCAAGTGTGGGGATGAATCCTAAGTCCTCTATAACATGCTGCTCACCAATATAGCGAGTGTAAACAGTTTTTCCTTCGCTGTTAATGATTGATTTTCCGAATACTTCCTCACATTCAAAAATCCCAGCAGAATGATGTTTAAGCGCCCTATGTCTCATGTCTGCCATGTGAGCTTTGGAGTTGTCGAACCAATGGTGAATCGGAAGATAGTCCTCAACCGATCCACCAAACATTTTCACAGAATTCTTTGCATGGACTTCAGGATGACTCATATGTATAACTCCTATAGGTCAATTTCTTCAATATCGTGTTCATAGAGGTCATGACGGTAATCACAAATTACTTCATGTAGTTCTTCACCTAGTTCATAATCATAATAACTATCAGACCATTTAGATTTTTTATTAATTGTATAATTGTCAATTTCAACTTTTTCACCATTGGTATAGACTGCAATATTATTAGGGTAATAAGTAGTTCCACCTTCATCATCATACTCACCACAGAAGTCCCATTTAATCTTCGTTGGTTTTGGTTCTATATTATACTCTTCAAACACTTTATTAATTTCATCTCGCAAACCAGTAAAACACAATTCAGTTACAACTTTAGCCAATTCTTTTTCTAACACCTTTCTTCTTTCAGATAATTCTACTGGCAAAATCAATGTAATTTCGTTGTTCATATTTACATTACTCCTTTAACTTAATTTATTTTTAATAATAAAATTGAGAACTTTCATTATGTTTAGAAAGAGGATAAACCCCTTTCTTATTATCTCTTGCTTCTTGGTGTTGGATCTCCTGAAGAAAATCTCTTCTGCATGGTGCTTGCTCCTTTATGTGACCCACGTACATGATATACATCAACATATTCCAATCCACGTTCATGAGCAATCTCTTTTGCCTCAATTTTTGCCCGATGACGAATGTTTGATTGAAGTTCCAATACTGTAGTCGCATTTTCTTTTGTGTTAGCTAGTGCATAAAATTTCATTAATTATTATCTCCTTTTATGTATGTTATATTATTTGTTTTGATTGCTAGAATACAAAATTATTTTTCGTATAATCATTTCTATGTTCACAATTATTCCTATGGTTACAGAGGTTGCAAGCAAAGAAGTCTTTCGTTCCATCTACATTTACACATCTTGGAGTCCAATCACCATGAGACTCGATTTTCTTTACTGTATCAATTACCCATTGTTTTGTTTTTTCTAATTTTTTAACTTCAAATGGATAAGCGAATTCTTTTTTACCTTTTTCACGCGGGTAAATGTAAATTAAATAATCTGGGTATTTTCCATATTTCTCTTTAATCGGGATACTGTAAAGATAAAGTTGCATAATGTTATGCTCTAACTTGTCACCTTCATATTTCTTAGCTGTCTTATAGTCTGCGATGACTAGTCCATATTTTTTATGATTAGCAACAAGATCGGGAAAGCCAGTAACCAATATATCTCCAACTTTAAATATCTTTTTCTCTTCTGACTCCAACACTTGATACTGTGAGAATATTTCACTGTAACTTCCATCAGTGAAAAAACGGTGTATTGAATCCACGTACGATTTACCCATTGCTAGAAATGGAGGTTTAAATTCAAACTGCTTCATTTTAGAATTTAATTCATTTTTTATATCCCATTCAAATAATTCGTTTTTCATTAATTTTTCAATTGTTTCGTGAAATAATGTTCCATATTCACCAAAATAGTTATTTTCTCCGCGATCACCTTCTATGTATGTTTTAAACCAATTGTAAAAGCATCCTTCTCCTTTTTCTGCTAACGCAAAACCATTGATTCTACTGAATGAGTAGACTTTTTCATCTTTTATTTCTTCACTCAATTGATCACTCCTTAATTTAATATCCTGTTGCTTAGTTAATATAGCAAAAATGTTAATTTATAGTCAATAGTTTGTATATTTTATTTTATGATAAAATTCTAGTTTCATCGCTTTTATACAAGATGTTTTACTGCTTCCCATGCTGCTTTACCATCAACATATCCCATCCATTCCTCCTTGTTAAAAGCTGTCTCTTCTGTCAAGTCTTCTTTTCCATCAAATCCAGTATAAAAACCCTCCATGTAGTTTATTGACGTTAAATTCATTGTATATTTATCTACTTCTATCCCACTTATAATATTACCACCGTGAAGTTTATAGATTGCTCCCATGCCACAAGCACAACCGTCTGAAAAGTATTCTCCTCTAATTGGCTTAAGACCAGTTTTCTGATATGCTTTTAATACCATTTCTGGAGTGATTCTATTCATATTTCTCCTCCTTATAAATCCTTATATTTTATCATTTATTTGTCACCTCATGAAACCTGTATCTTTTAAAGCCTTTCTTTATCTGGATAATACTTCTCAATCAACTCATTGATAAACTCTGCTGTATGATACCATCCATCAAAAAGTCCAATTAATTCTTCATACTCATAACCAAGATATGGCTCCCACTCACCTGTAACTTTCCAATTATCAAAAACTTTTTGCTTGTCCTTTATGTAACTTGCTTCTGTATAATCTTCCATGAATCCTGTTGGTATGTATTTAAAAGTTTTGATAATCTCTACAAGACAGTTAGCACACATATCAAAGTTCCATATCTGATTCTCATACATCGTTCCATAATCAACAAATTTTGCGTTTACAGAAGTAACATCTTTTATTTTATTTTTAGTGTAAGTATCACCACATTTGTTACAAACACAAGAATCTAAATATGGAACTTCTAATATCTCAGTCTCGGTTGAGTAAAATTTCATGGAGATAATCACCTCTATGTTTTTTTTATAAAGATAATTTAGCATTTTTTGTTTTAAAAAGTCAATATAATACTTAGTATATATTCATTATTTTTTTACTCAAATTTATCTTGATCAAACTCTACCCAATCTTCGGTCGGATAACTTGGAAATGAAATTTTTTGATAACTACTTCCTCCATCTATTGCAATCTTCCCACATCCACACTGAATGTAGTCATGTCGTTTCATAGACTGAATAATGTCTTTACATGTTTTACATTGAATCCTATTCCCATCACTCACTTTTTATTATCCTCCTTTGGAAATTTCTTTTTGATACGTTTATAACATTCGTTAGCTAATTCTACAATTGCTTTTTCTGTGTTTTTATCTGTTTTATAAATTTCAGACTCTTCAGCAAAATTAACGATTTTTAGCCCGTCATAGTCTTCAACATAATCTTTGATATTTTTTCCTGTTGATTCTAAAAGAACAGTTAAACTACCAAGTGTCAACAAATCTTTATCGATTTGACGCAATAGAAAAGTTTCCTTTCTTTGTAATTTAATCTCACCAAAATCGAATTTTTCTACTCATTAATTTAAATAGATAGTCAATATCTTGTTGTTTCAGATACTCATGATGTCTAAAATGATCAGAATTGGATGCTTTGAAATACTTGTTAGAATATTCATCTTTCAGTATTCGATCCGTCAAAATTCTTACGACTCTAATTTCATGACCATGCTTTTTGCTATCCGTTAAAAGCCTCATCTAACCACGTAGCAACTTCTACAACTCTTTCATTCGAAACATTATCTTTAACAATAATACCGTCAAGAGAAATTGAATAATCATAATTCCCTTGACCCCAATACTCATCAGTGATTGTTATATATGCTTCAATATCTCCAAAATCAATATTATAAGCTCTCGGTACACCATTAAATGGTTCAGATATTTTCACTTCTCTGTCATTGCACATCTCATTAATTGCATCCATCGTCAATTCAACTTCATCATCCGATCTCATATAATTATATTTGTTAATTATTTCTCTTATTTCTCGTTGTCTCTCTGTTTCCACAACATCCAAAAATTTAAATGGTATACTTATATATTTTCCTTCTTTACTTAATTGTTCATTTTGTGAATACGAGTTACCATGTTTTAAAATAGGTTTATTCATCTTTGTCTTCTCCTTTTTTAAATTAGCAAATAAAATGACTCTTTTATCCTAATTTATACAAAGTTACTTCATAATTTTTAAACACTTTATCAATAATTTTATATACAACATCCCAATCCCCTCCACCCCTATCCGATCCAAGTTTATAGGGAAGTGCAACACTCAAGCCATCTCTTTTCGCTCTTTTATATAGCGACTCCAGAGCTAAGTGCAAAGCATCATAATCTGTATGTTGAATTCCTCTTCCGTATTCGTTCTGACCAAAAAGATTGGCAACATACTTTACTTTTGATACCTCAACTACTTGACATACTCCTAATGCAGTCGAACCTAAAAATTCACACATTGCAGAATATTGATAAAAAGCGGCAGGATATCTCCTTTTAATCTGTGCAGCTACGCCTGATCCCATCACTCCACGACAATTTACTTGGTGTCCAATAATATCCTCTGTCGCCTTAAGCAAGTCACCTTCGACAATTTTAATCAGATTAATCAACTCCCCTTAAATCAATTATTTTAACTGGATTTGATGCAACATATATTCATATGGAATCACTGTAAAGATAATTCCATAAACAAACCAAAACAAGTGACTCCAAGTATATTTCCATTCTTTACTTCTAAACTGTTGGTACATAATTACCGTGTATGTTGAAAGCGATAATACCAACCATAACACCATGATATAACTAAACATCTATAACACCCCTCATTTTCGTTTGATACTGATCTTTAGCGTTGTTAGGTCATATCCACGTATTTTAAATTCTTTAATCCACTCAGAAAAAGTGTCATCACCTCTAACAAAACCATGCGTTAGCCAACCGTCAGGTTTATTAAGATAGTCTATAATCCAATCCTTTTCACGTTTACTCCATCTAATTTTAAGTTGATTCATATTCAATCACATCTTTAATGTTTTTAATAAGCGCTTCAATACGCCAAATATAAAAATGATTTGTGTTGCGAAGTGAGTTGCTTTCAAATTTATGAATATGTATAGAGGGGAATCTGTTTTTTAATAAATCAATTAACAACTTACGATTATTTTCTGTATCTAGCACCTTCCAATCATACCCATCTTCTTTAATCATTTCATATCCTTTACTTTTAAGTAATTCTATATAATCAGCAAGTCTCTGCCTATCAGACGCAGGAGATTTACTAAACAAAGTAGATGTTCTACTACTCAACATAAACGAAAAATTACACAAAATTGATCCATAGCTAGTAAACTGAAAGTCACTAACATGATTAAATCCATAATCTCTCCACCAGCCATAAACTTTCCAATATAGATTTTCTAAAACTTTTGGAATACCATCTATGTCAGTGTGATCAGCAAGTCGTTGCTCAAGTTCTCTAATTTTAATATTAGCATTCCTAATATCGTCGTAACGTTTTTTCTCATCTTCAATTAGAGTTGAACTATAATTTAGTCTTTCTGCAATATCTGTAAAATGAGATTCAATTAACGATGGGATTGTCTTCCTCATTCCTTCAGTTAAAGCGTCTTTTTTAATCCACTCATATAACGAAGCTGCTACAAAAGAAATATCCTTAATGGATTTTAAAAGAATTTCTTTCTCATCCTGTGTAAAAGTAACCCTTGTTTCATCATTCATGCATTTTTAAACCTCCTAATATCTTAATAAAATCGTGTTTCATTTGTCTTCTGATTCATACTTTTTCATTCGTAATTTAACTAAGTTGACATGTAGATTATCAATAGAAAAAACAATTGCTAGAATAATAAAGAATGTCATCCAAGGATGAGCCATCATCCACTGTATCATGCGTTTTATTTCTCCTCCCTGTGAGATCGTTGTTTTATTTGCTTAATCCCACCAAGTAAATAATTTCTTTTTCATCAATTCACACAAATAATCTAGGTCTTGTTGCTTAAGATAATCTTGATGTTTTATACATTTACCAACATTTTTCTTATTTAATAGGTTATCGGAAAAATAATCATCGGTAATAAGTCGATCTGTTAAAATTCTTGCAACTTTTATTTGTTGACCATGTTTCCTAGCGTCTTTAGTGTATGTATTGTCGGTTAGAAAAAATTCCTCCATGTGTTTTAATTTCTTATTCATGATTATCAGCAGATAATTGTAGTCAAAATCTCGGTCGTCTAACAAAACCGGAAACCATCTAATGATATTTCTGATTTTACGTTTAAAGCTTTTCCACCGATACAAAGTATTTTTCACCTTCCAATCAAATCTTTCGTTTTATTATCTCTTGATATTCCAAGTGTCTTGATGGTCATAATACTCGGCTACATACCCTAATTGTTGAGTCAACTTTATTGATGAGTAATGAATCAATATGGTTTTTTCGCCAGTACCGTGACCACAACAACACCCTAATGTCCAAACACCCATATCATTCAACCATTGAATTTCATCCGCAATACACTCATCTACAGGAACCTCTGTACGTCCAGATGTTTCTCTTGGTCTATTTAACTTTACAATTTTTGTTTCACCGTGTTTGCACATACATTTCCTCCTATTGTTCACTCATTTCGATAATCAGCCCACCTTTAACACAGATGCTGCCACCCATAAACTTTTTCCCCTAATCAATATTATCTTTCATTCCCTTTTTAAATCCCGATTCTTTCATTATTATCAATTAACTCGCCTTATTTATCCTCTCGCTGTTTAACATAACTCGGTTCACCGTGACTAACTTCTCCGTTTGCAACTTCAACGTACTTAACTTCTTTTATATCTTCATCAATACATTTTGTTTTTTTATTTAACTTATAATTTTTATATGGTTCTATGAAAAGTCAATATACAAATTTCCATATTGCAGCTAAAGAAAAACACAGAACTACTATACCCAATATGTAATACTGATATTTGTCCAATAGTATTGTTAGTATTTCTAGAAAAGGGGTATATTCACTTATAGCCCAAATAAAAGCAATCCAAACTGACATTACAAGTATCCCAAGTGGAATACCAATTAAATGTAAGATAAATGTCTTCAGTCTTTGTTTAAACATTTTCAGAGAACACCTCTTTAAATTTGTTGTGTCATTTGCTCTTTCTGGATAAATTTTTCAACCAAGAAAAATGCTCCCATTGTTGTGAACATCCACCTTTCCCATCTGGGGAATAGTAACATTTAAGTATATCGGATAAAGTTCCATCATGACTAGCACACTTCTTGCATGATTGATTATATAATTGATCAATTTCATCACGATTCATTAAATCGAAATCTACTTGTCTGATTTTTAAATAATTATTAAGATATACAAGTCGATCTTGTAGTGCGCTCTTATCGATAATAAATCTTTTGACATAGTTTGTTGGTTCTTTACATTTGATTGGCTGCTTATTTTGTATGTATGTTTGAAGCTCTTCTAACGTATCATGATTTTCAATAACAAATATATCCTCTGTTCTTCCACCAAATGCATACTCACCTGAACATTCAATAATAATCATTTATTTCTTACTCCTTTCTTTCTGTAAGACATTCTTTCGTTTACTCACTGTATACTTCATCATGGATATTTAAATGCCATAACACATTTCTTTCTACATCTAATTCTGTGTAACTATTAATATCTCTTGGAATGCATAGTTTTTCGACCAGTAATTGCACGGCAAAATCTTTTTCATCATTATTTGGTTTTTGAACACTCCCTCCACTTACTCGCTTGCGCTCGTTGAAGTGGGGGATTCGTAAGAAGTTTAGTTACACAACTCTTATTCTTACTGGATTATTCAAGAATCCATTATCCCTCACATTTTCAATTGCTCTGGGAGTACATTTAGTATATTTTCTTAAAATATTTAACGATCCATTCATATCAGCATTAATCAATATACCTGACTTGCTTTGAAATAGTCCTCTTTGGATTCGTCTAGTTTTATCATAGTTTTGCTTATTGATTTCTTCCATATCCAAAGCAGAACAACCGGAAGTATATGATTCTTCTTGCAATACGACTTCAATACCAAGCAACTCTGCCTTATATTTTAGTTTATCTACAATCTTTTGAATAGGAATTTGTACAAAAGTTTTAGTACCATTATTTTGTTTAATTCCTGAAATATCACCTACTACAATTGTTTTGCATTCGTTCCAAATAGCATAATCGACAATCTTCTTACTAACTTTATGAACAAAGTCATTCATATAATTATTGCGTTTCTTTTGTAATTTAACAATTTTCTTGGTTCGCTTAAAAAAATTAGAATCTCCTTGTTGCTTCATAGCAACAGAAGTTAATCTTGCAATTTCTTTATTGTAGTATGAGTTCTTGCTTTTTGCTTCCTTACCATCAACGATAATACATTCTTTATTATCCATAAATGTTAAAGTTGCGATATTATCAAGACCAAGATCAACAGCCATAATATTTTTAAAGTTTTCTGTAATGTTGGCTTCTTGCTGGTTGTAGATAATAATCAAATACCATTCTTTATCTGAGATATCCCATTTAATTTTAATTTGTTGGATTTCAGAAAAATTCACAGGTATTTTGCTAGATTCGATAGCAAAATTTAAACTTTGAACCTGAAATTTTTCTTTAATCTTTTTAGAAAGAGATAATTTTAATAGCCCATCTTGGTATCGAATGGCTAGATTGGTGAATATGACTTCATTCTTTTTATCTTTGTTATTTTTATATTTTGGTGGTTGCGGCATTCCTTTATATTTACTTGAATTCTTTTTATAGTCTTTAATCGAAGCAAAATAAGATTTCCAATTTTGTTCAAGAATTTTTAGACATTGCTGATAATTATGTGAGTGTAAATATTCGTTATGCCAGTTTGATTTCAATTCTTTTTCAAGTTTAGTATATGATTTATACTCCGTTTCACGGCATATATAATTTGCTGTATTGTATATTTTAGTTGTGTGAAAAGATAATTCTTCGATAATATTAATTTGTTGTTGGCTTAATTTTTGTTTAAATTTGAATGACAATTTCATTTTTTTCACCTCCTCTCTATAACATTTTTTACTATATTTTATGTTAAAAAGTCAATACTTTCGCCATTCATCTCCCACCTAAAGAGGTAGTATTCTGGCTAAGAACTGATAAACTAATTGTGCGATTATTTTTGCAATCTCTTCATTTGTCATAAACTTTTCCTTCAAATAAAATTAGTCTTTTATAGTATGTTCATTGTAAACTTGAGTTTTAAATGGTTCTTTTAATGAGCAATCTTCATCTAAGAACATTGGATAAAATCCATTGCCGAATATACATCCCCACATGTCATTTTTTTGATCGTTACCATCTATCTCACGTATATATTTACAATCTTTACACTTCAAAATTTATCACCTCATAAAAATAATATTTTATGCCTATATTGCCACTTCATTTTGTATTGGAAATCTATTCTTGATTGCCTCAACTATAATTTTAGACAATTTATTTACTACTGCTAAACGTGTATTTTGAAGCACAAAATATTCCATATATCCACTTACATTAACTATGCCACCAATAGAATAATCACCAACTATTGGTAATCCCTCCCTCCCCACACCTGCACCTGTTCTATGACCTCCTTTTGAAAATTGGATTTTTTCTACATTCTCTAATTTCCCTAAAACGGAACCAATAGCGATAATTGTTTTATCTTTCGGTAATTTCTCAACATATTCATTAATGTTCATGGCATGTACTGGTGTTTCCAAGTTTCCATCAACTTTGTACCCTAACCTTGATAATTCTGTACCAATCATAGGAGACAATGAATCGCCAGTCGATCTGTCTGTTCCTATACATATAAAATGAACATCATTTGTGGTAATATTCTTTGGAATTAAATCTTTCATAGCTTCGGTTAACTCTTGTGCGTTTGTCGCCAACTTATTAGTTGTCTCAGATTTCTTTTTCATAAGTCCTAATACTTCGTTTAATTGATTATATTTTTCTTTATCTCTCTTAAACCAAGGATATGTATAACCTGCATTGAATATTTTTATAATCTTTTTATCATTTTTTATATAAATATGTAGTTTTCCATAAAAACACAATTCAATATCTTTGCTAATTTTTACTCGATGAGACAAATGCACATTTCTAGTTAATTTTCTTTGTGCTAATTCTACTGTGATATTCTTATTTCCTTTTACAATCTCACGATAATCCTTATACACACCTTTTCCAAGCATATAAATCTTCATTTAATTAAACCTCCTTTTTTATTAAACCATAATCTTACTATGTATTATATCATATTCATTTTTTGCTTTTTCGCTTACGTGAACATACCTTCCTCCTTTATCTTTTCTAATATCAATTACTTTATCACCTTTAATTGTAAACTTGAGATGATAATAATTTACTTGTCTCGATCCATCATTATTTAATGCAGCAATTTCACCTAACTGAATGCAACGATGAATTTTATACTCAATTTCATGATAACTATTACATTTACTACTACTCAACGGACATAATTCTTGAAATTGTTTCAATGCTTTTGGTGTAATTTTCAAATTCATTCTCCTTTTTTTATTTTGAAGTTCACTTGTATAATGTGCTATGATTTCATCTATGCTGCTGAAACACACTGTATTCAATCACCTTTATTATGTATTATTTTTTATCAGAAGTTACGCTAAAGAACTTACATATTAACAATATTGCGAATAACCATCCTACACAAAGAACCCCCCACAACATATTTTATCACCTCGTTTTCTATAATTTGTTTATAGTTAGAATATATCATAAGAATAAAAAATACACAATACTTCATTTATAAAGTTTGTGTATTTTTTAGTTTAATATTTAATTCGATTTTATTTTTGTGAGACAATAAAAGGTGGATTTTATCAGGTTTTTAAGATGAAAAAACCTTATAAACAAAGGTTTTTTCTTATGCGATAATTCTATAAAAGAAGCATTTTTTATAAAGTTTTTCAAAAACATCTATTCCAAGATCGACTGGACTATGTTTCAACTCCTCTGACAATAAATTTGTTTCACCATCCCAGAGAGCATAAACCTGTCTGGCGTTTCCGAACTTTTTTGCTTGTTTTTTAAAATCATCTACTGATTTATCTTTGTCTAGTGCTATGATAATCTTGATTTCAATCCCTAAGTTTTTAATCATTTGAGATTGAAAATCACTTATATCATCCCCCCCAATGGCAATACAATTACGATAACCATATTGTGTTGCCAACCAGCAAGATTTTTCTCCCTCAAAAATTATAACTTCTTTTTTCTCAAGGATGTAGTATAATGCTCTATGCCAATTATACCATTCAATTATTTTATTGTAATTGTACAGATAGATGAACTTGTAAATGCCTTTTTTTTTATAATCTGGATCAATGGTTCGTCCCTTAATTGAAATAATGTCTCCAAACCGATTATGTATTGGATATATAATTCTGGAAGATTGAATATCGAAACCAATTTCAAATTCTATTTGTGTTTCATAACTTATACCTTCTTCAATGTATGGTAGATACGGAAACATTACAAATTGATTTAATACTTCTTCAGGTAAAATTTTGTTTTCATATGTATTATTCAGATTCTTTTTTACTCTTTTTTTCCTGACTTCTTTAAGCCACTTTAAGGGATCTTCCTGTTTTTGCTGTGAATAATAATTACCGTTTATGAATTCATAATATCCTAATTTTTCACATATCCATTTTTTAGATTTATACTTATGTTTATTCTGAGATTCTTCTGTGAAACATTCAAAAATAATAAATGAAACAAGCTTGAAAATATCTCCTTCAGAAAATCCTCTTGAGCGAATTCTACATGATATTCTTTCATTTAAATAAACTTGTACTGATCGTTTATTATCACTTTTAAATTTTGATGGTAATTGAGCTTCAAATCGATTTCCTTTAAGAGTTACATGTTCACATTCCATGTGTAATAACAATTCTTCAACTTTATTTTCATTTAGTATTTTTTGTTTTATTAGTTTGAAGTCATTGTCCATTTTTCACTTCCTCTTAAGAAGCCTTATTTGTTTATTCCCGTGTTTTTGACTTGAGCGTAGGCAACTTCTCTCCAAATATTAAAATCTTGAAGAACCTCAAATACAATTTGCTCATCTTCAGATCCCTCACGATTTTTAGGTAAGAATAGGATTAGATATTTCTTTTCGGGATCAAGCTTATATGTCTTTCTCACCCATTTCGAACTAAAAGCATCTTTTTCATAGTTGTAGGCATATATAGGGTTTTTACCACCTTCATATTCATCTGCGTAAATGAGTCGTCCAGCCATAACAATTGCAGCAACCTCAACAATCTCCATTGATTTACCAATACTATCTAAATCAATATATCTAAACTCTTTACCAATTTTCATTTGAACTGTAGCTAAACAAGAGCAATTATTCGCCTCTTCTTTTATACAATCATATAATTCTTGAGCAGAATTAGAGAATGCTAACCATCGGTCAGCCTGTTGTGATACCTCTGGTTTAAATGTGTCGAAATAAATATGTTTGTATCCAAGAGGTCGATAAAGTTCAATTCTGCTGATTACATCTTCAATTCGATACTTTTTAAGAACAATGAGTTTAATGTAGTCAGGTTGATTTTGTTTTAACCATTTTGCTGCCTCTTTTAATGTTTCTTTATTTTCTTTACTGTAACCACCTCTGTTTACAACATCACGCGCAATAGGTTTTTTTAGTATTCTGGAAGCGACAGTTGCTAATAAGCGAGCTTGCCAACGTTTTTTACCTTCTTCGTTCACAAAAATTAATGCTTTTTCAAAATTCAAACCACTTTCAGGATCAAGCGCTTTAATATTATGTTCAAATATCGATAGCACAAATTTCTCTGTAACAATACTACTTTTACCGACACCTGAAGATAAAACCAAGTACATTAAATTCCCAAGTTTTTGTCCGTTAATCTTTTTTGACAGTCTTGGAGAATCAAATAGCGGTAGTCCAACTTCTTCACCTAAATCCAATTCATCAACCACTTCTTCGATATCTTCAGTCAAATTATATTCTATAACATCTCCCGAATTAATTTGAGAAAATGCTGTTTTAAACTTGTGTTGGCAGAACGACATTACTTGTTTTAATGAGAGTTTAGCTAATTTATTTATAAATTCTTCACTGTGAACGTTTAAAAAATTGAGTTCTTGAAGTTTTCTAAGACTTTCATACTTTTGAATTTCGCTAAAATGATACTCATCATTCTCTCGATCCTTATTACATTCTTCCATTAGCGTAAATATGGTATCGTATCCACCAAACTCATTATAAGCGTCTAAAAATGATTTTTTACCTGCTTCTTGAGGTCTGGACACTAAAAAAGAATAAACTGTAGTGTCTTCGAAAGATCTAATTCCGTTTTCGTACATTTCTTTCCCTATGTAATAATAAAAGTACCATATGCTTTTCGTGAAAGTACTTTTCTCAATTTTATGTGATTTATATTTTGAATATAAAGCTGGTTTATTCCAAAGATATCCTACAAACATTGATTCATGAATTTCACTTGGTACAACAAATGCATCTATGTAATTAGTAATTGAAAATCACTCCCTATAGAATATCCGAAATATCCATTTCATCTTTTCTTATTCTTTTTGGTGTTTCATAATCTAATGACATGTCTTGTGTTACGACTTCTTTTTGTATCTTCTCTTGTTTCATTTGATTGAGTTTGTGATTATAAGCATCCACAATATTATTCCTAACAATAGCAAGACAATAGTACATTTCACCTAACTTATTTTCAAAATTCATGTTTAATAAGACATTCTCTATATTTTTTTTACAGTAATCATATGTGTAACTTATTGCATTATAAGGAACTCCCTCTTTATATCTTTTATCTACTTTTCCAAGTAAACCCGAATCATTTCTAATTTCCTCAATTTTCATATAAAAAAGTGGAGGGATTTCAATTGTCTTTTCTATGTTATGTATTTTTAAAAGTTTATAAAATAATTCGTCTTTTTGTTGCTTTTCTTTTTCAAGAAACTGTTTATGCTTTCGATACTTGTCTAAACATTCACCATCATGAAAATACATGTTATCAACTTTTACTTTTTCTGACTGATCTTTAACTAAGCAGCTTCGACACTTTGTTACTCTAGCCAATTTACCACCTCAAACCTAATGAAAACAAAGTTTTATCTTATTTATCTTCAAATACAATTTTCGGATACAACTCATTTAACACTTCTTGATATTTACATTTTTCGTCTGTGCATTTATGTGGATACTTGGCAGGATAAGTCATATACATTAATCCTGTTGGTAGTAGCATCCCGTTAAGACATTTTGGACATTTATATTCGACTTTTTTAATATGCTGTTCTTTTTGAACTTCCATTTTATTTTCACTTCCTAAAATTAATTATTTGTTTCCTCATTAAAGATAAATTAATCCATTAAAACAGATAGATTTTATTTTTTATTTATTACTTTTTCATTATTATGTATAAACAATTGTTTTAAAATTGCTTCAACGACATCAATTACTATACTATTCCCTGCCATTTTATAAATTTGACTGTTTGATATTTTCTTATTTTTTAGTTTTATGTAGTCTTCATCGTCAAACCCCATAAGCCTTATGCACTCAAGTGGTGTTAATTTCCTGATCGACACAAAATAATATTTGTCACTCTTTTTGACTAGTATAATTTTTGGTTGTCTATTTCCCCCCTGCATTGTACTAATAGTAGGGGATATCCCTTCTGGGCTATATACTCGTCTAATTTGTTCATTTCCTTTAATGTCAAGCAACCCAATTTGTAATATTCCATGTTTATCCTGCGTGTTTATGGTAAAAGATGGATCATTATTTTCTTTAAATCTTCGTCCATTTTGTCTTTTATTAATTCTATCTGGAGTTAAACACGGTCTAACTTCTAAGGTTTTAAGTCCACTTCTTTGACTTCTTAATGAGGGAACAATATCTTCATAATATCTAATTCCGTCAAATCCTTGTGTATCGTCAATAATTAATACCCCATGCTGAACAGCAGAACGAATTGTAAACATTTTTTCATTAAAACCATATTGTCTCTGAGGGTTGTTTCTTGTTAGTAAATCACCTTTCACAGCAATGACGTTAAGAAAGTCTTTTTCTTTTAATTCTCTTATTAATTTTTCAACTTTATCTGCACCTATATAAAACTTCTCATCAACTTCTTCTTCCAGTAAATCTCTTAATCTTAACCCATTGTCAAATGACTTAGGAAACTCAAACTCTTGTTCAATATCATTTCTAATACTTATAATAAATACTCTTTCCCGATTTTGTGGAATTCCATAATCTTTTGCATTTAATACTTTCCAATAATTTTTGTATCCTTCTTGTTCTAAAAGTTGAAACATGGTTTCAAACTCAAACTGAAATTTCTTTTGCGTGAGTCCCTTAACATTTTCCATAATTGCATATTTTGGTTTCTTTTCTTGAATAATCTTGAACGCATCGAAGAATAAAGTTCCTCTTGGATCACCAAATCCATTTTGTTTTCCTGCAATACTAAATGCTTGACAAGGAGGAGAGTAAAAGATTATGTCGCAATCTGGAACTGATTTAGGGTTAATTTGTGTAATGTCTATTGGTTCAAAATTTGTGTTATGTATAATATTATACGAATCAATAGTTTTTTTATCGAATTCTACTACATAAACAACTTCGTGTTCTATGTTTAATCTCTCTAATGCTTTACTCCATGCTCCAATGCCCGCAAATAACTCTACGATTTTTAACTTGTTCATATTTATCACCTCCTAATGAAAACGTAATTTTAACGGTATTTATAAATATCGAAAGTCGTATACGATCCACTTACTATGTACTTTCCTTTTAAGGAAATCATTGTGCTTAAATCTTTAAAAATTTTAATTTGATTAACATATAAATCTTCATAAGGACAAATACCATCATGCAATCTTTTACTTTTCCAAACGGTCTTCTTCTCAGTATCATAAACATGAAACTCAGAAAACAATGCATCTATGTAGCCATTCAATTTTCCATCTTGCTCATATGTATCTTTTTTAGGATAAATATGTATGATAGGATTTGTTACAATTGAGTCTAATTGTTCCACTTCAATGTATTTTGAAAATACTTCTTTAACATAATCTACACTTTTTTGATGTAGTTCAATTTGATTGTTTATTAACATTTTTCACTCTGCTACTCAAAATATGGACAAATATACCCATATCGAGATTATTCCTGTTTCAACGTGCTCTGCCTCGCCAAATACTCGCTACTACAGGTTCATCAACACTCCACAGGCGTAAATTCCCGTGTAGCCCACGGTACATATCTACACTAGCTTTTGATTATGCTACTTTGTAGATTTTAGCATTTTTCAAATTTACAGCAGCATTCATATCTCTATCCATCGTGTTTCCACAATTATCGCAAACATAAATTCGATCTGATAGTTTCAAATCTACCTTTCTATGTCCACAGCACGAACAAAGTTTACTGGATGGATAGAAACGATCAACAATTCTCAATTCAATCCCATTAATTTTACACTTAACTTCAAGTTTAGTTTTGAATTGATTGAAACATTGTTGTGCCACTGCTTTTGCTAAATGCCGATTCTTCATCATTCCCCTAACATTCAAATCCTCAATCGTTATAAAACGTGGCTTTTGCTTTATAATCATATTGATTGTCTGATTAATATGATTCTCTCGAATATTAGATAGGCGATAATGAAGTTTCTGTACCTTTAGAACTTGTTTATGGATGTTTTGCCTAGTAGCAGTTTCCTCCTTTTTGTTTTTATTTTTCTTAGCGCTTTCGTATTTCCTCGAAAGTTTTCTTTGCTGTCGCTTCAGAGATTTTTCTATTTTTCTTACTCTTGCTGTTTTATTGATATTTTTAACTGGCCTATCCTGACTAGATATTACTGCAAATTCTTTTAATCCAAGGTCAACTCCAATTCCATCATTACTATCAGTACTCTCAGACGCAGCATCTTCTTCTACTAATACAGAGACATAGTATCGATCTGTTTTCTGTGAAACTGTCCCACTTTTAATAGTAGCATTTGTGGGCAGGTATCCTTTCTCTTTTATCTTCACCCATCCAAGAGTAGGAATCTTAATTCTATGGCGTTCACATGGAATAACCGTCTTTGCATCATTTTTTACAAAGTACATTTTTACATCTTGGTTTTTCTTCTTTTTGAATCTTGGAAATCTGCTTTCACCCTTGAAAAATTTTCGAAATGCTTTATCGGCGTTCATGATTGATTGCTTAACTGCTTTAGCATACACATCTTTAATCCAAGAATATTCAGGATTATTTGGAATAAAATCGTTATTCAGCCATTTGGAAAAATCCATTCCTGAAATGAATTTATTTGATTTTTTGTATTTCTCTTGGTTGTGTGCAATAAAGAAGTTATAAGCAAAACGACAAACGCCTATAGTTTGCTTAAATATCTTCTTCTGTTGCTCGTTCAATATGATCTCTGTCTTGTACGATTTTAGCAATATCTTCATCCTCCAGAATTTTTTTCTTATACTTTCTAAGACCATAGATTTTACAAGAGAATACATGAATTATGCTTATTAAATCTTGCACTAATTCCTCTTGCGGAGAAAGTTTTTCGTTATTTACAACAACTAATTCTACACCATTAGATTCAAGAAATTTCTCAAACCAACTATAACCAAATCGGATAAATCTATCTTTATGAGATACCAAGATTTTTGAGACATGACCCAACATACAATCTTCAAGAAGTTTGTTCCACTTTTTTCGATTGTAATTAAGCCCACTTCCTATATCTTCGAATATCTCATCGACGATAATTCCTTTTGAATTGGCATACTGTTTGAGAAATTCAACTTGATTCGCTAGATCGTCTTTCTGGTTAGAAGTGGAAACCCTTGTGTAAATAACGACTTTACCTTTTGGTTGACTTTCACCTATATAATCCACATATTGCTTATGAGTATAATATCTTCTCCCTGAAGGATGACGATTAGCTATAAGCGTTTTTTCTCTATCCCAACGCTGAAGGGTCTTGACTGATACCCCGATCATTTCAGCAAATTCTTGTGGCTTATAGTGATTACTCATAAGATACCCCTTTCGTATGTCTTATGAGTATAATTTATCACTTTTGAGTATATTTGTCAATGTTTTTAGGAATTGTTTTTCACTCTCCTTTTTTAAAGCTATACTCTTCACCTTCACTTGCATGATGAGTATAGCATTTTTTACATTTTAAAATCAATAGTTATGTATATTTTATTTTTATATTTAATTAACTAATCCGAATATGTTTTCCTTCTGGAGCCAACTGAACTCCATCAATCTGTTTACCTTCTTTTAATTCTGTAAGCAATAATTTCTTATCAACATGGATTTCTGTTTTAGTAACATATTGCTTTGGTACTTTTTCAACATCATACACTTCCACAGAAGGATTATTCTTTTGCAATCGAACTTTGAAATTTCCTGCATTCATCTTATCGATTCCATTCAACTCAAGAGAGTCTTTCATCCATTGTTTTAATCGATCATATGTATTTTGAAGATATCGTTGCTTACGCTCAAGTCTTTGCTTTTCTTTTTTAAATGCTTCAATGTCACCTTCAATATTACGGAGGAATTTAATTGTGTTTTCAAGCTTTTGTTCTAGATTATCTTCTATAGATTCTAAAGTTTCAAAGTATAGTTGCAAATCTTCTTCTGTAAAATCTTCATCTGAAGATAAGACTTCATCCATGTAATTATAAAATTGTCTATATTGTTCAGCTACTTGATATAAATTTGGCATTATTTTATTCTCTCCTTTTTTTAATTTCCCCGTGAAGCTAACTTTTTATTGTATTTTTTAAAACATAATCTCTCATTTTCTCTATTCCTTCAAACATCCATATGTATTTTCCTTTTACGTCCACAACTTTGCCACCAAAATTATAGTAATGCTCTAATGGTAGCACAGCAATTTTACTATCAAACATACCTACATTTCTTTTTACCTTATACCATATTGCTTTCAATATTTTATTTTGAAACTCTTCATCATGTCTTTCTTTGTATTTCTTTTTTAATTCTGTTCCAGTCTTTTTCGCTGAATATCCACTGAGGTTTCTTAATACCTCTTTCTCTTTACAATCCTCAATGCCTAGCCAGTACCAATAACCTTCAACAGAACTAAAATTCCCATCTTTGGTTGCTATATCGAATCGATAAAAATTACTAAGCATTTTACCAAGTTCAGTTTTTCCTTGACTATAAATGTTTACATGAGTTATTCCATCTTGAGTTGGATCAATTATTTTTACCTCTCCTTTCGGATGAAATTCTCTATTTTATCTGAAGTAAATCAAACTGTAGAACAATAAAACCTACGATGCCTAATGCTTGAAGAAATATATTCCAACTTGGAATATCATTGTTTTTGAAAAACTTACCTGTATTAACTAATGTCCACCAAACACCAAGGAATAAAAATAAAACTTTTAATGCTAAAATCCACTCCATATTAATCCACCTTCCAAATAAATTTACAATTTTATTTACTTACCACAAACTTAAAAGAGTCAGTGTATTTCTTAGCGACATCCCACTTTGTTTCATTGTCCTCATATCTAAACGGGTTTTCGATCAAATAATCATTGAAAAACCACCACATATCCTTCAAATCTTCAGCAGAGATTTTTACTATATAGTCAGTTTGCTCCCTGATAACCTGCATCTTACACTTCTCCTTTTTCCAAATGAAATCACGATTTTATGGTCAATCTACAATTTCTAGTTTTACTTTTTTACCCATGTTTCTTGCTCGTTCCAAAAGACCTCTAATTGGAATATTATTAATACAATAATCTTCAAAGTATCCATTATCACGAGCTTCTACGAAATCTCCAACAAGTTCAGTTAAAAAATGCTACTCAAATTGAGCAATGAATTCATCAATATTTCCACCTTCATATGTTATTTGGTATGAATTGCCTTCCACAGTTTCATAATGAAATTCAAAATAATGTCCATTTCCGTAATCATCATGATACCTATCGAGTTTGAATTGTTTAAATTTGTATCGTTCTGTTACTTTATTTAGAATTTCGAGTACACAAGGGATAGACCAAGAATAAAACCCAATTACTTCACCGATTGATGTATATAATCCTCCGTATGGATTTTTATTTTCAGTTTCCAGATATGTATCAATAATAAAATCATCATTACCTACTTCAATTTTGTATTTACCCCAGCCATTTGTATTATACGATAGATTCACTGTAATACCATCAGGAAGAATATTTTTAATCTTTGCTACAATCTCATCAGGTTCATTCATATCTGATTGCTCAATCAAAAAATTCTCCTCAAGATATTTCAAAGCATCTTCTCTACTTGTAAATCCCTTATTGTCAACTGTTACAATATAAACCATTTAATTTCTCCTTTTTCCTAATAAAAGTTGAGCTTTATCCTAGTTTACCTTATACAAATTACTATGTTTTAAGTCATCATCATCACAAAGCAAATTCTTGATGAACTCAATAGCTTCATCGCTAATGTCACCATCATATTCTTTTATTTTCACTTCAATGTAAGACTCATCATCTTCGATTACTTTATATTTTACATCTTCAATTAGCATTGCTTCATAAAATTCATCTGGATTGAACTTCTGCTCAAAATCCTGTGCAGAAAAATCTCCACCATATACATACAGAAATACACTCTTATTCAATTTATATTTTCTCCTATATTAATTCTAATGAATTGCTGCTTTTATTTGGATTTTTTAAGCCACCGTCTTAGAGTTGGGATTAAGCCTTCTGAGGTATAAGATATAGTTCCTCCGAAAATCCCACAGTAAACCATTAATAAACCAACTACATTGCTTGTGATTACTGCCAACCAAGCTAATCCTCCGTAAATTTCGATACTGAAGTCTGGAAAAAGTACACCGAAAACCACAACTATAATGCCAATCACATATAGTAGTGAATGCTTCTTTAAATGATCTATCATATCTTCATCTCCTCATAAATTCTTTATTTGATGGTAGTTCCCCATAGAAATGTACCCACCATTTCAGCACACCACTCATCAAAAGTCCATCCTCGTTCGTGTTTCGCTACTGTGTTTTGAAATTGGTCTCCAAGTTCATCAAGATATTCATCAGTAATGACCATATTTTTAAAAATACTTTCTTGTAACCTATCGTTATAAAATGGAGTTAATTGAAAACATCCAACCCAGTATTTTTTCATTCTTCCTCCTCATGAAGCCAAGTTTCATTATCTAAAGAGTCTTAACTTTTCAATTATTTCTTTTGCCTTTTTATCCTTAATTGGTTTCAATTGATTTACTACTCCCTTCTTTATATCATCACTTGCTCCATTTAATGATCCAAATTCAAAACCAGACATAAAGGATTGTTTAGCAATTTCAATACTGTAACTATCCAACTTTTGTTCTTCTAATCTTTCAATAAATGCTTCAACACAATCTTGTTTAAACGACATTTACTTTAACTCCCTATTATTTTATATTTGATAATACGAATTTGTGATGCCCACCACACCTCGACTCGCACCAAAATAACGACCAAAACATTAGGTTACTTCTTAATGCTTGAATTATGTCTTCATTTCCACTCCATACCTTCCTGTACCATTGTCCAAAGTGCGGTTGTTCATGTGGTCTACTTGCATTCCGTCGAGCGAGTCCAAGATAAAGCGATGAAGCAGGATTACGTCTCTTTTTCCATTGACCCAAGGGGTATGCATCTGACAATAAAAATCGTTGATAGACTTCCTGTATTGCACGTGCCATGTTCCGGCGAGCGCTGATACCTTCTCCAAATCCGATGTGCTGATTAAAGCCTCTTTGCGTCCATACTTAGGACTGTCTATTAAGATAGCCGTAATCTCACCTCGAATCTCGTATTCGTTCTTCATGAGTTTCTGTTTATCAATCAGTTCCATGTGGAACCTCCTTGTAGATGATGAGAGCTTCGCGGTAAACCTCGTTCACCTTTTCACCGTTTTGCATGATCGCAAATTTGATATCGATAATCACTTTATTGGGGTGATTTTCGAGGAATTCCTCTATCTCGTCTTCTATCGTTTTCCCAACATATTCGACTACAAGGTACACTTTAATTTCACTAGCTTTACATAGCATCTTTGTTCCTCCTTATGTTTTGCGGCTTGCCGCCTTCGAGTCGACCGAAATACTCAGCGACAGCGGTAGCCGTATATGGTTATTTCCCTTCGATCTTGGCGATGAAGGAACGGGCGATGTTTTTAATCTCCGTCACATAAACAAGCGCCTCGCCTTTCTTGAACTCTGCGATCTTCTTCATTCCTTCCAGTAGTGCATTCCGTTCCTGTTCTGCCTGTATTGCTCTTGCTTCAAGGGCATCGTTTTTGTATTTGGCATTGATGTAATCGTTTTGCGACTCTTCGGCCCCTTCTCTAGCCTCGTCGCGTTGCCGTCTCAGTTTGGCTATTTCCTCAGCAAAATCACTCATCTGTTCGTGGCATCTAGTTAGATTGTTGTATGCTTCGTGCTTTAATTTCGATTCTTTGGCTATCTCCTCTTGGGTGGAGTGGACAAAATCAATTAGTGTGTCGATCATGTTCAGATGCTCGCCCGAACCAAGCGCCCAAAACTCGTTGGAGCCTGCGATCCGCTCGATTTCTTGCAGTTTCTGTTTATCAATCAGTTCCATGTATCTACACCTCGCGCCAAGTGACATACCCAAGTCCGTACATATCGGCGTACATGCTGCATTTGTATTCGAGATACTTTTCGTCCAGTGGATTTTCGCTTTCGAGCGTTGCAGCTTCTTTTTCCTTGAAACCGTCCTCTATATCTTCGTAGAAGAGTTTGTAAGTGTAATTTGCTGACTTCTGTTTATCCATGTATCTATCCCTCCTTCTATTTTGCGGCTTGCCGCCTTTATTTGACCTTAGTCCTTTCGCAATCTTTCCTGCACCAATCTCTTATAAAGCCAATCTTCCAAACTGTCACGCGTTACAATGTCACCGTCACACTTGGCTAATTCAGATTCAATTGCGGTTAATACGTTGCAAAATGCTGTTGCATAGCGATCTTCACGAATTTCGCGCCTACGATCTAATTCTTCTGGGTGATACTCGAACCGACCACCGCCCATGTTGCTCAATCTCCTCATATTTCTTCCTCAGGTAAATTGATCTTCGCCCAATGCGTAACCGGCAGACTTAGTGGTTCTCTATCTTCATGCCAGCCATAACCATCACGGTATTTATATTTAGCATGTTGGGCAATCCAAACATTCCGGCCGTCCGTAATCAGGTGATTAACGTGGCTTTCAATCGCTCTGCTGTTCCTGTCATATTCAACCCATTCGATCACGTTCAAACCCTCCTCATGTATTTCCGTATTCACGATTGTTCATAAGCTGCAATCAAACCTTTCATTTCATCGATTACTGCAGCAGTTTCATCACACTCCAACATTTCAACCCATACCTTTAGAATTTCGTATTCAACTTGATCAATTTTCACTCTTATCCCCCCAAGTCCTTCGATATTCAAACCTTTGCATTACTCTTCGTCTTCCTCTTCACAACACTGGCAATGTGCAGTGTTTTCACCGCACCCGCCGGGGCAGATTGGATTCCGGATATGCCATTGGATTATGTCCAAGCTAGACTCGTACTCATCTAACTGTTCTTGAAGTTCATCGATTTTATTAAGCAGCTTTTCCTCTGCTTGTTTTAAACAAGGCATGCACATGGAATCTGTAAATATAGTGCCGCCGCACGTACAATCCTTTGGGAGTTTAATGACCGTTTTCATGTATACCCTCCTAAAGAGTGAATTTGCTTACTGCATTATCAATCATGTCTTGATTGATACCAATATATCTCATCGTGAGCGACGGGTACGCATGGTTGAATATGTTCTGCAGCATCGCCACATCCTTCGTCTTCTGGTAAAAGTGATAGCCGAATGTCTTTCGCAATGTGTGAGTACCTATTTCCTCAAGCCCACATTCACTCTCTATGAAAGAATAATTTTATGTATTATAATGTGATGCAATTAACCAAACAGAACCCGCAATTATTGCACCCACAATAACTCCTCTTAAAAATAAATCTGCTCTGTCACTAAATTCTTCTGGTGTCATTCTACTTACTCTTTTCATTTTTTATTTTCCTCCAATAAAACCACCATTTCGTAGGATTTAAAATGGTGGATGTTTTCTAATTGTTATAAATAGTGCAATTATGTAGGGTAGCCAAAAAATCGTTAATATAATTCGCCACAACCATTCAGGCATCTCGATATAATCTTTGAATTGATATGTACCCTTATTAATCTGCACCAGTCTTGAAGGTGGTGAAAAATATTGATATCCCCTCAATAATAGCAATATTGTGATTCCAGTGACTAAGTAGAATAATATCCAAAACATTGTTCCTTGCTCCTTTCCAATAAAAACACTATTTTAAGGCTTTTCGGATTGTGTGGTGGAATGAATCTTAATGGTTTCCAATTAATTGATATACTTAGATCTGTAGTTTACTTTATAACCTTCTCTTCTCGTCTCAAAAATAAAATTAATTCCGTATTGCAATTGTTCTACCTTGTCGTCTTTTGTTCTTTCGTACTCCTCCGCTAAGAACGTAGCAAATTCGGGTAACTCATCAATTGAAATATCACTTTTTTCGAGAATATCATGTATCAATTCATCGTCACCGAATATAACGTTATGCTTCTTAAATTCATCTACTATAGTCTGAAACTTTGGATTCATTTTATCACCTCAATTGACGTTTTATTTCCAGTTGTTCCACCACAAAATCCGAATACCCTATTTTAATAGCTTATGATCCAAAAGATACAACTTATTTGATTCCATACCATAAACGAATCTCCAACCATCTTGTTCTATAACCCTGATTAGCAGCGACTTTCCATTTAAGTTACACCAATCAAACTTAGCTTTATCTAACATTTCCTTTGTAAATAATCCAATTGATTTTGACATTCTATTCTTCCTCATCTTTAGGTAAATATTTTTCCAATGCCCATTGTAAGTGTTGTGACTTTGTTTGAAATTTAACTCGTGCCATACGAATGTCATAGAGTACCTTTTTTAAATCCTTACCACTCTTTACAATTGCAGTGACCATATCGTCAATCTCATTCTCATTTATGTATCTTATTATTTTATTCATTTGTCTTTCCTTGAAGTCGTTCAAGCAATTGATTGTTCAGATCAATAAGAAAATATAGTTTTTCTTCCATCCGTTCAGTATATGTTAACTCTCTCATTCCAGCGGCTTTACGGTAGTTACATGCTCTTTCGTACATCTCTTGATATTTCAGAATTTTAACTCACTTCCTCATGAAAGCATTGTTTTATAGACTTTTCATTTTTCTCATATCTTTATTCATTTTCTCAATATATTTATCAACAATCATCTTATATCTTCGAGAAACTTTGTAATAATCTTCTTCAATGTAAGCCATGCTATCACCTTGAACTTCACGTTGTTTGTTTTCTGCGTTCATTGCAGAAATTTCACAGTTAAACATAGCGGTAATAAAATCAATATAACTGTCTCGGAAATAGTTATACTTTTGATCTTCATTCAAATTTTCACCCCCCTTAAAATCGCTCTTTTATTAAGTTTCTATTAACAAACAGTACAGTACACCAAAATCGAGTAATATTATCTTCTCTCGCAACTATATAGAATGAAGAAACGATTCTTATAGTAGGAGGATGATGAGTATATGGAAATAGTATATGAAAAAACAAAATCTGGGACTGTAAGGTTTAAGCTTAGGTTTAGTTGGAAACTGTTTATGGGGCTGCTGTAATCACCCTCTCTAAAGTCTCCCAATGAAATTTGCCTTTATTAGCTTAGTAATTTAAAATCAGTGTCTTCATCATATTCTGATTCAAGACGCAAATTTGTCATTTCAATGTACTGTTTTTCAATTTCAAATCCAATATAATTTCGTTTTAAATTCTTTGCTGCTACGAACGTCGAACCACTTCCCCCAAAACCATCAAAAACAATATTTCCTTCATCACTATTATTTTTAATAAAAATTTCTAAAAGTCCAACTGGCTTTTCTGTGGGATGTGTTAATTTGACACTTGGAATCTTTGCAAAATCAATAACATCGGGAATACGTTTATCACGGAATAAACTTCTTCCTTTATGACCATACAAAATCAATTCATGTTTTGGAGCATATGATCCTTTTAAATCTCCTGAACCGTGATTGTTCTTATTCCATACAATTAAATTCTTTAAGGTAAAATATTTTTCAAATTCTTGTTTAAAAAAATCGATATGATGCCAAGAACAAAACATATAAACAGCCGTATCATTTTTATGTATTCTGTATAATTCTTTTATGTATTCAGAAATTAATTCATGTGAATCTTTGTCGTTTTTGATATAGTCGAATTTTTCTTGCTTAACCCGCCGATTACTTCGGTAGTTCATAAGATAAGGAGGATCGGTGACGGTCAAATCAATACTTTCATCTGGAATCAATTTCATACCTTCAAGCGTGTCTCGTTGATAAACTCTATTTAACTCTAAGCTTCCCAATAATTTTTTACTCAAAATACACCATCCTTAATTATTTTATTTTTAACAGATAAAAATCAGATTTTTATTATCTTTAATAATTTGTAATAAGAACTTCAATTGTACTGTCTTTATTTTTTATTTTTGACTGATAATTACAATTTGCATAATTATAATCCATTTTATGCACTTTATATTTATTTGACCATTCCTGTAAAATTTTATTTTCTTTTCCTTTATGTATTAAAACATTAGATAGAGCAAATTTAACTTTATGTATATCTAAATAATCAAGCATATACAATAGTTCTTTTTCATCTTTTTCTGTCCATCCACCTTGTTCATTATATGTTGCTGTAGTGATTAAATATGGCGGATCACAATATACAAAGTCTCCTTCTTTTAGTTTTCCAATAGTTAACTTCTTGTAATCTTTATTTGTAAACACAATATTTTTCTGTTTTAAGATATTCACAAAAGCTATAAAATGTCGTCTTAAAGTAGGATTAAAACTACTTCTATTTTTCCCAAAAGACATATTAAATTCGCCTTTAGAATTAAATCGAAATTGATTATTGAAGGAATGAGTTAGTAATGCGTAAAACATATACCACGATCTATTCCCACTATTATAATCGTTTCTTAATTTTAAATATCCTTCTTGATTTGTTTTAGAAAGTTCATATTTTTTAATTGTTTTATCTAAAATTTCTAGCATTACTTCGCTTGAATGTTTCTTGCACTCATTGTATAAATTTATAATAGCTTGTTCCTTATCGTTACAAATCACTTTTTTGGCTTCAATGTTAATTCCTACATTACAACCACCAGCAAACAAATCAACAAATGTGCCAATATTTTCAGGAAAAAGCGGCAGTAATTGTGGGAGTAATTTATATTTTCCCCCAATATAATTCATAGGCGATTTTATATATTTTTTATTCAAATAGACACTCTCCATTGATAGACTAGTATTTTTATTAATTTTTTGATATTGTTTTACATATACATATTCTTCCTGTAGGAGCAAAAACAATGAAGAAAATTACTCAGACTCAAGTAGTTATTGATGTTATGAAACAAAAAGGTGGTTATACCACTTTATTAGATTTATACAGAGAAGTTTTACAGGTAAAGCATGTTAACTGGAAAACTAAAACGCCTGATGCGACCATTAGAAGAATAGTTCAAGATCAAAGGTATTTTTTTAAGATCAGGCCGGGACTTTGGGCTTTAAATGAGTTTAAAGATAAATTACCAGATAATGTAATTAACCTTATGGAACATGATAAACAAAATGAAGATTTTAAGTTAAATTTACACTCTTACAATCAAGGAATGTTAATCACTTCAGGGAATATGTTAGGTTATAAAACCTATGTTCCTGCTCAAGATCAAAACCGAAAATACATTGATATACCGTTAAAAAATTTGGCAAGTTTTACAAAATTGCCTGAATTTACTTACAAAGAAGTTATAAATAGAATTAAAACCATTGATGTAATATGGCTTAATGGAAATACAGACACCCTCTTTCCTAGAAAGATTTTTGAAGTTGAGAATACCACCGATTTCTCAAAATCCTTAAATAAATTCAACGAACTTAGAAATTTTGCTGTTGAGATGGTAGTTGTCGCCCCTCGCAAGAAGGAGAAGTTATTTTATGAAACACTTAAATGGAATGTATATAGAAATTTAAAAAACCGCGTGCAGTTTTGGGATTATGAAATGTTAGAAAAATCTTATCTTCATTACAAAAATAAAGAAGTAAGTCGCTTGCTTTTTTAATCTGCTTTCCCATATCTGCTTATGAATCCAGATAAAACACTATTTCATTTACCAACTATTATTTTATATATTGTCCATATTTTTCTTTTAGTTTGTTTAATTGATTAATTACAGCATCAATCGATTTGGGATTACTAAAGAATATATACCCCAAAGTTCCATTCTCGATTTCTTCATTCGTCACATCGCAGTCAACATCAACCGCAATCAGATATTCAGCATTTCTTCTAACAAATGCAATTCCGTTAGCACTCCGATTTTCATCATTTGTAGCAAGCATAATTGCTACATCACCTTTGCCTAATTGAATTTGCATACTTCCTCCCTATAAATATGAAATTTGATTTGCTCAACTAATGATTTGCTTATCGGCTGTTGTTTCTTCAAATGTTTCAACTTCATCAATATTAATTACAAAATGATCGAATATATTCCATTTGCATTTAAGCATATGATTCATTGCTGAACGAAAATTATCAAAATTATTAATTGTAAAATAATGTACTCTTCCAGATTTATACGTTGCTTTAATATAAATAGTTTTAATATAAACCACTTCCCACCCCATGAAAATGAATTTCATTTACTAAAAGAAAACTTCTGCATTCTTTATCCCAAGTATTACAAAACCATCTTTGACGAAATTAGGATCATCGAGAATATATGTAATCTTTCGCCAACAAACTTCATTAGTATATCCGGTATTTGGATTGTACTCTCTAAGTAACAACAAGTCTCCAACTTTAAAGTTTCTATCGTTTTTTCTGACCTCAAAGGTTTTTTCTTCAGTTTTAAGTTTATGAAAATATTCAGACCAAGTTTTTAATTCATGAATCATACTTTCCTCCAACCATATAAAATCTACCTTTTATAGACCGATTTTTTCTTTAAGCAAATTGGAAATTTTGATCAAAGTGCCTTCTTCAAATCCCATTGTGTATACATCGCCTGTTTCATGAAACTTAATATACATATTCAAATCGTCTCGTTTGTAAATATCAAAATCTCGAAACGAACCTATCTTTACAGTTTCCCGATTTTTCATATTATCTCCTTTCCCAATGAAATCCATCATTTATTTGATTAGTATGCGTTATCTTGCATCTGCATTGTCTTACGAATATTCTGCAATGTTTCAATTACCACATCAAGAGATTCTATTTTATCAAACTGCATAATGACATGAGTATCTAATTGGTCTAATGTCAACCCTTTAACCTCATTCCATTCCGCACCAATATCTCTTGGTTCGCTCAGAACAAATGCCACTCCATAAGTCATGCCTGTTTCACTATCTTTTGCTTCGCCCACAAAAATGTCTCCGTAACCAAACTGTAAATACTTAGTATTGTCTTTTGTTACAATTGGCATTTTTTTATTTATCCTTTCCCAATAAAATCAGCCTTTTATCGTGGTCTATATCGTTCATTGTGTTTAAGCCAGTATGCTAACTCTGCTAGTTCATCACTAGCAAACCTAAACTTATCTAACCTCTCCCACTTATCTTCGCTATTTGATTTACTCCAAGTATCAATATGCTGCAATAACTCGTTCCGCATTGCCTCAATTTCATCTAACACTTTGCGCTTTCTAATAAACAAAACATCAACTCCCTATGAGAATGAGACCATTTATAAATTATACAAATTTTTCATTTATAATTAATTGGCTCATATTAATTGTTTCTTGGTCGAATTCTGAATTTACACTAAATCCTAACTTTTTTAACCTTCTTAAATTGGTCATTGCTTCGGACAGTCTTTTCCTATGATATTGAATAATTCGATCTTCAGCATCGTTTAGTACACTCGTGGCAATATTGTCCTTTATTTGCTGAATTCGATTTTCAATATGGATTTTCAATTCGATTAACTCATCCAAAGTAAATTTATCATTTTCAGGATTCATCATTAATCCCACCTCAACGGCTATATTCCAATTTCCCTTCTTGATCGTACCAAAAGATAAATGTGATACCATCTTTAATATCTTGTCTAATCCATTTTCTATTTTCTTTATCATCTAAAGACTCCGCTGCCCATTCACACATCAAATCTTTCACACAATCTAAATCCTTGATAGATTTCAATTTTAGTAAGTGTAGGTCAGCAGCATTAGCAGAATTTATTTCAGTATTTTTCTTGGCAGTCTCAATGATTATATCTCTCATTTTTAAATCCTCCTCAATTCCTATAAATTTTCCATTTTATTGTTCTCTCAACACAGTTCTATTAATAGTTTCTTTAACAAGTTTCACATCATAATATTCATCATTATTTATTTTGTATTCATATCTCTTTTCTGCTAATTCATAGTCGGAATCGTCTGAATACCATGCAACATTATTAGTTTTGTCTTTGTAATAAACTCGATATTTGATCTCGTGTTCAGGCAACATTTTTACATCATCCTCCATCCATTTTTTTCAAAGTTATCCTCTCAATCAGAATTCTCAATCTTACTCACTTACTAATTCAAAGTGACCATCAGATTGATATAATTCATTTTTACACTCAGGGCAAATATAACTAACAGATTCTTCTTCCCAATCAATTTTATCTACTTCAATGATACCTTCGTTATAACATTCTTCAGGTTCTTTATACCAATCATAACCATATCTCCACTTTGGTTCACCGCGATACATCCCACAATAAAAATGAACTTTAATTTTATCTTTCTTCATGTTACATCCACTTCCCAATAAAAATCCGATTTTAAAGTAATCTATTCTTCTTGAGTTTAAATCGATGTCCTGTATTCAAGGACATCTTTGCCGCAATCAACACCAACTTTTCTAGGATGCAACAATTCAATTTGTTCGTCTGTAAATTTAACTCTTACAACACGCTCATGAACAGGAACTCCATCAATTCCATTTACCATGTTTATATATCTTTCAAATGTATCTGTGAATTTAACATATAGATACATACTCAAACCAACTCCTCCATACCTCTCCACAGTCTATAATCATCACTGACTAGCTTAAAATAATGTAAGCTATCGTCATGCTGTTTATCATTCATTAACTCAACAATATATTTACCCCAATATTCACTTACATTTTCGGCAATCAATTTATCTGCAACACTTTCACGACCAAAATTGTCTACTGCGATAATTTTCAAATCAAAAACTTCCCCCTTCTCATCAATCGGTTAATAATCATATCATTTGATAATCCATTTCCTTTTAATCTGGCAACCCATCTAAGAATCTCAATAGAATCTTGATGACTGATTGGATAAGCATTTAGTATTTGAGTATATTCATCTACTTCCCCATCAAATAGTACATCTTTTGCATATACTGAAGGTAGTGAATCAATCAAAAGATTACCTCCGATCCTAATGAAAGTGTAATTTTATCACCACATATAGTAGGAACAAATAAGAACAAAAGTGGTTGACACACTATATATTGTGTTGTAAAATATTTCTATAAACGTCATGAATGAATTGAGGTGATGATAAATGGCTAAAAGCAGTACTCGTAAAGTAACTTCTGATCCTATTTCTACAAAGGCATCAAAAGCACTTAGTAGCAAGTCAACAAGTGCGTTAACTAAATCGTTGGCAGGATCAGCTCTTGCTCAATCTAGATCTGGTAAGAAAAAATAGAATTACTTATTTACTGATCTGACCAGATTCTATCTGGTTATTTTTTTATGAATAAAACTTCTATTTCATAAGAATTTTATTTTTTTATTCATCAGTAACTTTAAGAAAAGTTTTTGATAATATAACAACTTAAATCCAAAATTTTCCTCTATAAATTTAATGTATTCATCTGGATTTTTTCTCAGTGATTTTACCTTTTCTGCAAACTTTTCATTGTCCATATTTCACCCCGTAAAAATCAATTTTACTCTCTATACCATCCACTTCCATATTTCTCATATCCAATATTCATCAATCTCTGATACTTGTCTCGCCAATTATCTCTATCCTTTTCTAATTCTCTAATCCTGTGGTTCATTCTGTCTACATATGATTGATTTTCACTCCTAAAAAGCTTTTCTACATCCCTTGCTAAAGATCGAATCATCGAGTCCTTTAATATCTGCTCATCAACGCCCAATTCAACCTTCTTAGCCTTTTTGATTGAATAACTGCCTTCTGCATAAACGCCTACATGCTCTGAAATATCACTCTTGACTTCTTCGTACAGTTCCTTCGGCATCACGAAGTAGTTGAAATGTCCAACAAAGGTTTTCTTTGATTTGCTATAGAAATCGCTTTTTGATACTTTTATTTCATAGCACCACCAAATTCTCTTTGTATCATATGTAATGTAGTCAACTCTTTCGTTACCAAACCAACCAATTGTAACTTCAAAGCAGCCGAACGTTCCTTGTTTATTTGTTGTACTGTAAATTGATTTTTCAAGTTTTGTTGTTAATTCCGTTTTAGCAATTACCTATCACCTCACCCAATAAATATCTACTTTAATTAACATTTTTTATGTATTAAATAATTGCATTAACCTCTTTTTACCGATATCTATGTATCCTAAACTATTTCCTTTTTCATCTTCGTCCATTTCGATATTGCACCATTTCAGACTATATCCTTCTTTGTTTAACTCTTCACATGCTACTCCATGAGTACAACTTCCAGCCGCGATATCAATTGTTACCCCATCTTTAGGTGTAACAAGTTTAATCAACCATTTAATCAGTTCTACAGGTTTAACTGTAGGATGAGTGTTTTTTGTTCCGTCTGTTAGTGTCTTTTCTTTGGTTTGCGTCTTTTTACTTAGCTCTTGATCCGTCCACTGTGGAAAGGGATTTGCATATTTGCTAAACCAAATAGATTCGTCTAAAGTAATGATATTCATCGGAAATCTACCTTCTGGTTCCACTTGTATTCCTGCACCAAGTCCTTTTCCATAAACTTCATTGTCAAATCTTTGAATGCTCGGCCTAACCAATTTATCGTCAGTCGGAATTCGGCAAGCATCAATGTTCATCCCACCACACCCATACTTCTCAATATTGTCGCAATATGTGCCTTCAAGCGGTTTTTGGAAAATTGTAATAGGTTCTTTTGCTGGCTTTAATCCCGCTGTCTTCCAACCGTCCCATTGTTTTGCTAATTCGGTTGTTGGCACTGTTATTGGATGACCTTTGTGTTCCCATTTATCACCTATGAGATTATGACTGTCGGGACGAATTCCTTTTGAAGTTGGAACAAAACCAATTATTTCTCTTTCTACTCCTGCTCGTTTGTCAAATAATTTTCCGATATCCTGATTCTTAGGAAATCCAGTCATATATAACCAATCAATCTCGTCAACAATCTGAAATCCTACATCTTCAAACGCACATTTCATACGATGATTTGTTTTCGGATGACCAAAAATTAGAACATATCCCCCGGGTTTAATAATTCTATAAAGCTCTTTTGCTCTTGGTAAAGTCCATTCATAAGGACTTCCTTTGTCCCAATACTTTCCCATAAACTCAAGCCAATATGGAAAATCACTGATGCACGAGTCAACGTAATTATCTTGAATTTTCTTCATAATCTTTAAATTGTCGCCTTTATTAATCTTACCGTTCAAATAATTTCTCCTCTCACAATACCTAATAAAACCGAAATTTTATTATGTTTATCTTCTTTAAAAACTCTTATAAATCCTAATTATTTCAAAGAACATTTCTTCTTGAACCTCCCACGACTAAAGTCGCGGGATTCTTGCACCATATTCTCTAATGAGAATAGAATTAGCAAGCTATCCCCGTAGTTCCTACGGTTAATTTTGTTACGCTAACTTTAATCCCTGTTGAAGGATATTTACCGCAGCATCAAATAATTAAAAGCACTCAAAAATCGACTTTCAATAACTTCCATATCTTCCTGTTTCAAATTAATGATTTCTAAAGGCTGTTTCTCATTTAATTCAATTAAATACGTATTTGTAATATCCCAATTCTTACAATACATCATTGTTTTTGCTTCTAGTCCTAACATTGCTAAATCATAAAATTTAATAATCTCTTCATCTTCTTCTGTTACTTCTATTCCAAATGTTTTCCATATAGTGTTTTGTAACTGCTCTTCAATTTTCTTATATTCTGGCATAAATCTTTTAGCAGGTGAAACGATATCGGCAATATATGCTTCACTTGCATCATGAAGCAGACATTTTAACTGGATGTCTTTGGAATGTCCATCTGACTCAGCGGCGAACATCACATTTAAACTGTGTTGTGCCACTGAATAAAAATATCTTCCATGACCATTAAAGCGAGTCATTAAGGATAAAGCGTGTGCGATATCTTTAATACAAATCTCTTCTGTGCGTGGATCAAGAGGATATAGTTTTTTACCTGTATATGTCTCGATCCAATCTCCAACTCTATTTTCGATTTTCAACCACTCCTAATTCCAAAAGTTTGTTCCAAATATCTTCATGAACTTCTTCAATCGTTTTTAAGCCATTCAATACGATGCATTCATTTTTATGTGAATCGGCATAAGATAAATAATTATCCCTAACTCTAGTAAGCATTTCATAGTCAGATTCATACTTGTCATTATTACCGTCATTGTGCTTTCCTTTTCTATTCATGCTAACTTGAGCAGGAATGTCGATAATGATATTTAAATCAGGCTTTCTCATGTACTTTTGTAATTGCTCTGTCCAATTAGGATCTATGCCATTTGCTTTTGCATACACATATTGGCTTAATGTATATCTATCTAAAACAAGATAATCTAACTGTTTTTCAAGTTGCTCAAACCATAATTGTTTTGCTTGCTTATCTGCCGACATGATAAACTCTATTACCTTTTGATCTGCTTTATATTTTCCTGTAAGCCACTTCATAATCAATTCTCCAGTTGGAGATGAATAGTCATGAAACTCACTTTTTAGTGTCAAATAATCATTTTGCTTAAGTCGAGTAGTAAGTAATTTTGTTTGACTGTGCTTACCACATTTATCCAACCCTTCTAAGACTAAAATAATCAATCGATCACCTCGCCTTTCCTGTTTAACTTTACTGAATATTTTTTATTCTCGTTTGAATTACCAATCGTGAGTCCGTCAAAGACTAATCTCCAGTCATCTGACTTATTTTCCACATGATACTGAAAACCTGTTACCCTCATATTCTTATGTTCCATATATGTCATTGTGGGTTTTACAGGTATCTTCTCTGCCGTTTTAATATCCTCCGTATATACAATTAGTTCATTAGCACTAATACGATACCAATATGTATTTTTACTCATTGTATCACTCATTCTTATATGTATTTGTTTCAATCATGCCCTTTACTTTTGTCACGCTTCTAACATATGCATTATTCCATCCATTATTTCTGACCCATTCCAGCGCCTTAGTTTCCCCTCTGTTATACGCTAGTACAGTCATAAAATATTTTTGTTCTTCGCTAAATTTATACTTAGGATCTGACCATTTTTGTTTCAAATATGATAAATAATATACCTGCATCTGAATGTTATGTTTAGGGTTTAACGGATCAACATTTTCAATTCCTGTTGCTCTAGCAAAGTTGTGTATATTTGATTTATTTATCTGAGCTATACCATAATCTGATGTTGGTGATATAGCTTTTGGATTAAAACCACTTTCAACAGCCATAATTGCTAATGCTAATGTATAAGGAATTTCATACTCATTGCATAATTCATATATATAATCTAACAATTCAGATGACAAAGGTATATTATTGATTTCTGGACGTTTTGATTCTTCTTCCATGATATTTTGTTCTTCTTGTTCACTAATATTTTTACTAATAAGTCTCATATAATTTCTCAAACCTTCATCAGCAATATGCGACTCATATAAGGGTTTCAAGTTCTCTGTTTTCATTTCTCCTGCCTTTGGAGTACACGATGTAATCATAATGCTGCTCAATAGCACAATAGCAAGAGACTGCTTTGTAATCTGCGTCATGGCATCTCCTTTGTGTGATATAGTGCAATTCCTAGAGATTGATGCTATTTTTACATTTTTTCACTCTAGGAATTGCTTGATTTTACTAGCTTTTTTCAGCTAAAAATGGTAATAAAAATCTTTTATTAGCTGATATTAATCTTCAATTTCTTTGTCTTCAATCTCTTTAAGTTTATCTCTCAAATCATCAAGAATCAGACTTAAAATTCCAACTTGAGATTTTGTACAATCCGATACTTTTTTTCCTTTACCAAGATGTTCTTCAATGATCTCTGTTACTGTTTCAAGACTATCTTTTGAAGCAAGTTCTTTGCAAGTAGCAATAGTTTCATTGTATACTGTTTCAAAGTCCAGTTCCTCGGAGATTTTAGTTTCCCTTTGTTGAACAAACGATACTGCTTTAATACCATCTTTCTTTTCTTGTTTTTCAATTGCTTTGATAATTACATTTTCAAGATTTTCGGCGGTATATTCTTCAATATATGTATCAATATAGTCAAAACGACTACGAGCAAAATATTCTGGAGTTTCAGCAAGATAAGCACTTGATTTAATTACATTTCCTTTATCATCAACACCATTGCTTTTTAAATACACTACAATATCAGAGTTGTCGATGATAACTCCCATACTGCGCTTATCTCCTTTGGGTCGAATTTGCTTCATATCTTTATCAAATTCAGCATGCCCAATGAAAACAACGGTAAATCCTGCTTTAATCAATTTATCGATTTCACGCAAATATTCTCGTTCATATTCTTGATATAAATTCTTGCCTTCTACTCGATCACCCATTGTTTCAGCATCATATTTAGTGCAAATATAATATTGGCAATAAAGACTAGATGCATAAACTTCATCAAAAATAATCGTATTATATAGTTCTTTTACTTTATCAAGAGTTTTTGGATTTGTGAGTTGTTTATTAATTTTTTTGAAATCTGCCCAACTATTAATCGGAAGAAAAGGTACGCCTGCAATTGCATTAAGACCTTGCTCAAATCCGAGATGAAATGGTTTTTTCATGCGTGTTGCCTGTTTGGTCTTACCCAAGTTGTTACTGCCATATACAAGCAACACCTTCCCTTCAAGCCCTTTAGCAACAACAGAAATTTGTGGGTTAAAGATATCAAATGTCATATATATATTTATTCTCCTTTTTTATGTGTTTTATTTTTCAAATTACACTTTGATAAAATTTATCGTATGTATTAATGTAATCCCATCTATCTTTGTAAATATCGTACATTGAATTTGCACCGATAGACAGTGTGACCACTTTAAGTTTATGACTTGGAATCACAAATGTTCGTTCCAATTCTCCTTCTTCAGATAAAGCAAATATCAGATAAATATCACATGAAGCATGTTTTTTACTAATGCCGAAAGTGTGACATCTACTTCCACGTAGATCATATGCTCTGCCAGATTTTACGTCCACTCTTACATTGTCATTAACTAGTAAATCAAATGGGTGCTTGGCTGTCATTCTTTCAACAGAAAATCCTTTGGATTGTAATAAATCGATAGCAATTTCTTCAGCGTCTTGACCAAGTTTAGTTTCACTATCTTTTATTTCTAACCCTAGTTTTTCTGCCCATCCTCTATATCCTAGTGTTTTACATATTTTGTTATGTAACGCTCCATCTTGTTTAACGCTTTTAATTTCACTTCTGCTTGGCATCCTATCAATTTGCAATGCTTTCATTACGTTAAAAATCTCTTCTTCGACCATTTGATCGTTCCACTTCTTTTTTATTTGCTTTTGTGGAATATCGAGTTTTCTAGCCCAATGTAGGAACCCGCCATTGCGTGATATAATTTGTTCTAACTTTTTCATATCCAACATTCTCAACTCTTTAACGGTAGGCATCCTGTCAATAGACAGGGATGCCATCGCCAATTTCAATCCTTGCTCAATCTCATTATGTATATTGTTCATTCTATATTATCCTTCCTATTTTAAAATGGAAGGCTGTCCGAGTCATCCTCGAATGTTACTTTACCTTTCTTCCTATCTTCAGCAAATGGATTACCATTATCTTTTTTGTCCTCTTGTTGTTTCTTCTTTTCTTTCAATTCTTTCAAATATGTCTCACGTTCTTTCAACGCTTTTTTGATCAATTCCATATCAAAAGCAGCTTCGTCATCTTCATCCTTCGGAGAAGTGCCACCTGTAACCAAATACTCTCTAACTGTTGTACGTGTAATCTTCTCTTGGGGTTGACCAAATCCAACTTCAATTTCTTTTTTTGTGACAATTGTATTGTTAACAATGTTTCCGAATACCGTTACCGTGTTACCTTTTTCATAATTATTCAATACATAGTCAACGGCTTTTTTCTCTGCAACAACAACTTCAAAAGGGATGACTTTTCCACCATAAAGAGGAACGTAACCTTTAATAATTGCTCGGCCAGTTTCTTCTTCGTTTTTCACTTCCTCTTTCACACTCGCTACAACCATTTCAAGCTCAAATTTTGCTTTAGGTTCAAAGTTGTCTGTAACTCGATTAATAAAATTTGTAGACAATTGTGGGAAAGAACGTAGTTGATCATCTTGACCATAATATTCATTCAGACCAATTTTACCTTGAGTAATGCGAACTTTATCCGCATCTTCAATTCCATGTTTCTCAATAGACTTATACTCATTCATTACAGTTTCAATACCTTTATAAAGTCCACTTTCATTTCCTTCTTTGTTCAATTTATAAGAGAACACTCGGAATGTATGTACGGAACCTTCTTCAACTTGAATATCAATCTCACCTGTAATAGCGTCTTTACCACTAACAAGTTTCTTTTCAATTCGAATATCTTTTACCAATCCTTCAACTTCTGCAATATTAGTCGCTTCACGCATGGTTTTTTCAGTTGTCATATGTATATAATCTCTCCTAATTAATCGTATAGTTTATTTTTTATTTTATGTTTCAAAATCCATATTTTAGCTTCAAACTATACAATTGGAGGACTTCTCTGCGAGTCAGTGATGCTTTATCACCTCCTAAAATGGTAGCAATTCTTCAACAGATTCTTTCTCTGCTTCCTTAAATGGACTTCCTTGTTTCATAATTATAAAATCATTTTCTTCATATCTTGATTTCACAAGTGAACTAGCATTACCACCTGTAACTATCAACTCTTTAACTGGTGCTCCACAAACAACAAATCTTCCTTCAATTTGTTTCATTGGTGCGCTTATATTAACATGTCCATGAATTTTTATTGTTGATCCATACGGGACATGATTAAAATAATCAGTTAATTCATCAACATATTCATCTTTAATTGCAAAATCATATGGAACATAATCTAAATGATTATCTTTTTTATATATTATATTTGATGAAATTTTATGTTTCTTACTATAGTCGTCATATTTGAGTCCTGTAAATACAATCTCTTGGTTAAAATATGCTTGTTGTTCATAGTTCTTGCAATCAAAATCAATCTTATCGGTCAAATATATTCCGTTTATTATGTATTTTTCTTGTGGCTTACCTTGATATTCTACTATCTGAAGCGATCCACTTATTAAAACCGAATCACCTTCTTTGAGATTATTTTTGATGTACTCGATAGCATCATATGGGATTAATTCTTTATCTTCCAATTTATTTGCTGTTAGATTTAATTTTACTGGCATATGTATTCGATAATTATTTTTCACTTTATATCTATCATCAAAATCAACAAGTAACTGTTGATTTTTATCTATTTTTTTAGTAAAAGGATCTTGGTATATTAATTTCACTTTTGGAGTTTTTATTCCAAGTAACTCAGCATAAACGAAAGCATTATGATTTACTTTCACCCCAAATTGTATTCTTCTCCAAGGATTATTTTTTTTGTCTCCTTCAGAGTAAAAACGTTGTTCATTTAATGTTCCAGTAACAATCCCTCTTACCTCAAATGAACCGTAATTCGGTGTTGGTGGAGATTTATTAGTGTTCATTTTACGACACATCCTTTCACATTTTTTATGAAGTAATCACTATTTCAAACCATTCTTGATTCCAATTGCATCAAGAGCTTTATCTATACTCAATCCTAGCTGCTTGATGATCTTCTCAACTGAAATCACTAATGGTGAATTTGTCACATCATTTCCTCTTTTCTTTTTGTTAATGAAATGATTTTTTACTCATTTGGCTTATAAATATATCTCTCGTTCGCATAGTTAATATATCATTTTTCAATTTTCTAAGTCAATACTTACAACAACTATTTTTGTATTTTTTATTTAATTGTTTATCATAAAACTTCGATTTCATTACCTCTTATTTGCTATAGAAATTGTTATAGAGACGACCATCCACTCTTATAATCATCGTCATCGTATCCATATTTATTCTTTTCTTCAATTTCCTCAACTTTTCCATCAATGAGTCGGTACATTGTAGAATAGATGTCTTCCTCATAAAACAACTCAAGATGGACAGATTCCTCTGCAATAACAGGAACTACTTTTCTCATAAATTCTCTAAAAGTTTCACTATTTTTACAACTACATTGAAAAGTCCAAATGCCATTTTCAATCTGACGTTTCCAAGTGGTACTGTTTTCTTGATCCCACATATCAGGAGCATAAGCCAAACCTCCATATGGAATAAAATCTGCTCTGTTATATAGACTAAATTCCTTTATTTCCGCATTGTCAGTGTTCAATTCATTCCAACCTAAACCTTTAGACATCATATCTTCGATAACTGGAACAAACTCTCTTTTTAGTTTCAGTTTGCAACGAAAACTCGTATACATTCCCATTTATATCATCTCCTAATAAAAGACTCGTTTCGTTGTCTTATTTTATAATGACAATAAATCAGATACTGCCTTTTTATACTTCCTCAAACGCTCATAATCCTTATCTGTGGGATTCTGAATTCTCGTAATATCACTGTTATCGTCTAAGTCCAATAACTTCACATACCGTGCTAAGTCGTTTGATTTGATCCTTTGAATAAACTCATCATATGATTCATTTTTACATCTTGTCAAACAATCCAAGGCTTCAATAATAATCTCGTTAAAACCTTCCTTCCGCAGATGCTCCAGTGTAAGATCTGTATCTTCAATTACATCATGCAGCACAGCAACAATCCTTGCATTCTCATCACTTGCTTTAGTTAACAACCGTAATGGATGCAGTATGTATGGATTACCACCTTTATCAACTTGGCCTTCATGCGCTTCAGTAGCCATAATGATAGCTCTTGTTAGTGTTGACATGATCTCACCTTTTCCAAATAAATGTTTTATTCTATTTGAACTAGTCGCCAAGGGTCTTCATCTTTATATCCATACTTTATTTTTTCTCCCGTTGCAACGACCGCTCCATCTCTCAATTCATACAAATCAGCAAAATCATTTTCTTCATAAAAATATTCAATATGTAATGATTTTTCGGAGATAACTGGAACTACATTTTTAAAAAACGAACGTATTGTACTTGAAGTTTTCACACTACATTGAAACGTCCAAATGTCATCTTCAATTTCATTTCTCCACGGCTCATCATCCCAATTGTCTGGAGAATAGGCTAACACACCAAATGGAATGAAAGAAGAGCGCGAATCTGTGCTATAATCTTTAATTGATTCGATGTCCGTTATATTGCTCCACTCAGCGTCAGCATCATTTAGTAATGAATCGATTTGTGGAATAAACTCCTGTTTTAATTTTAGTTTGCATCTCAAACTATAATACATTCCCACTCTTTCTTCACCCCAATTTCCAATAAATGTATTATTTCAATGTCTTAATTTAATCTGAGAGAATTCAAAACTCCTATCAATTTGTTCTAAATTATATTCTTTCCAGAAACTCGACCTTAGCGATAGTCCGTATATATGAAATAGACAAAAAAACATTTCTTCATCCAAATTATAAACCACTTCTTTAATAGGAGGATCGACTTCTCCAAGTTCTGTTTCCCACATCCACGCACTAATTCCTTGCTTAAATTTCATTCCTACTGTTGGAACAAAAGGCAACTCCAACACCTTAAGATATCCTTTCATAACGTCTCCCATATCATCTAAAACATTTACGACAAAACAGACTTTATACATTTGGATAACATCTCCTAATAAATATTTATTTTATTCTGTGATTAACTCTTTCTTTATCCAGTAAGTTTCAGGATCATCATACATTTGCATATACCTGACCGCAATCATGTTGTTATATATTTTATCGTCCATATAGTAAATTTCTGTTCTTTCTGCCATCACATTTGGAACATACCGATAACCATTATATTTCTCATCCAATACTTTTAAAAACTCCTTATATTTATCTAAGGGCACTTGAGTAAATCGCTCTTTAACATGTTGGTTCGCCACTTTCATCACCTCATAAAATTATTCTTTTTATTTGGTGTTCCAATATGCTTCAAAATCTTCTTTGCTAAAATATTCTTCTGCGACTTTTTTAATTGCTTGTAATTTTTCAATCATTTTGTCGATATCACATATGTGTATGTAGTCACAATTATCCGCTTTTTCTTTAGAGTGCTCGGAGTCTGGAGAATATCCATTCGAGTATTGTCTAAAATCTATACACCCATCCCATTTGATATACGCTTCAGAATCTCTATACTCATTATCAACTAATTTAATTGATACAGCGTTATTTTTTCCCGACCAATCTTCTCGATTTATTTGTTCTACTTTCCATATGTCCATTAACCTTCTTCATCTCCCCATAAAAGGTGTTTTATCAAAGCGTCGTCAATCCTCATTAATAATTCTTACTTTTGCTAATCCTACAAATTCGACTCCATCTTTAAAACCAGATGCATTCACGATTACATACGGATCACCTTCATAATACTTAGCTTGAAAAATTCCACCTTGGGCGATAACCACTTCATCATAACCCCAACCATGATAAATTAAATCTTCTAATGCTTCACACTGCACCATCTTAATGACTCCTCATCTCCCAATAAATGTATTATTTTCGCTTACCTATTCTTCAATTTCTTCAATGCCAGTATAAAGTTGTTCCCAAATCCATTCATTAAAATATTCGTCAATCACTTTTGCTCTTTCTTCATCACTTCGTCCTTCCAAATCCTCATCGTCAATTTCAATGATTTCTGATTTCTCACTTCCAACATATCCAGTGCTTACACTAAATCTAAATTTCACCATACAAAAATTCCTCCTATAAAATAACCATTTTAACATCATATTCAACGTTTTTCTTCTTAATTCAATAATAACAATTTTTTACCTAAAAAATCAATATAATTTCCTTTTAATTTTTTTATAGTATGTACATTTTTTATTTATATTCATAACTATCATAATTCATCTTCCCTAGTCACATCATACAACAAAATTTTCACTCGATCAGAAATTATAGGTAGCTCTCTTCCATCTTTCATATATAAATCACCATCCAATTTAGCGATACCATTTAATAATTTTTCAACTTTTTCAGTCGCTTCATTATGAGAATCAGCATCAACAAAATGTTTAAAATGAACTTCAAGCCTACCATAAACTTCATAATTCACAAAACCATCTCCCTAATATGTATTATTCATTTAACTATTTTCATATTACCATATTTTACTTTATACAGTCAATAACTAAAAAATATAAAAAGCCTAGATTATTCTAGGCTAAATTGTATAACTCTTTTATCGTTTCTAAATTCAAAAAATCATTTTTATATCTATACAACTTTGTGGTATCAAAATTAAATTGTTTCATTATTTTTTCATACTCTTCTTGCTCTAACTTACCGCTTTCTAAATAAAGATTTTTTGCCATTGCAATCATACCAGAGTACACTATATTCTTGGTCGTAAAATTAGGTTCGTTAATTTCATCTGCTATCTTTCTCATTCTTCTATGCAATATATTATGATCAGCTTTTGCATTTTCATTCACTCTTGTTCTAGCCAATCTAACAATATAATCATTATCCACCAAATCTATGCTTTTTCTTGCTGCATCAGGACTTGGATTTCCATTCATTACTTCATAATCCGTTTCTTCATAAGCTTTAAGACAAGCATTGATTAAATCTTCATCGACTGTTATTGTTCTCCAAGAATTGTCACTATCCGAATCATGTAGTGTTAATTGATTATTGTTTTTATCAATATTTCTATAGGTTAAATTTAATATCTCGCTACCACCCTTACCATAAACACCGTTGAATGGCAGAAGCAAAATAATCGCATCTTGATTATTTGCTCTACTTTCAACTATTTTTCTGATTTCAGCATCCGTCCAATATGATTTAAGTTGCTTTTGTGCGAACTGCTCTCTCCATTCGTTATCTGTCAGTAACAATGGATTCAAATTAGTTCTTTTATATCCTTTTTCAATCGCCCAATCAATGTAGTTACTTAAATGAGAAACGATTGTTCTACTTGCTTTAACTGTCTTGGGCATTATACGATAAAAATAACCTCTAAGTTCATCTCTTGTAAAATCATATAAGTCTTTTTTTAGTTGACTTTCTATGGGATAAGCTATTTTAAAAAATCTTCTGTAGTTATCTTGATAGCCTTCATTATCAAGATAACTCAGAAATTCCTCTTTTATCTCTTCATTATACATCTTGTCTTCATATATCATATTAGACATTGTAAAATCCACCTTTCTTATTATGAAACATTTTCTTCTTTTATTGCTCCATACATATCAGCAATTATCTTCTCTCCGAACTGTCTGATTTTACGCTTTGTCTGATCTGAATTTATTTTACCTTGTGCAGTACCACCATCAGTTAATAAATCGTTGAATTGATGTCCATTTTCTTTAGTAAAGTCAATACTATCAACAATTTTAGTAATTTCATCAAGCGGGAAATCTTTTCCAAAATGTTTATACAACCCATAAGCAAGTGTTACATATAAAACGAAAGTGTTATGGTGATTGATCCAAGATTTTTTCCAAGTTTCTTCTACGTTTTTAGTCCCAATAAATGCTTCAGGATAACTACCTAACAAGTAATCGAAAAATCTAGCTAAGACATATGTTACTTCAATACGATCTTTCCCTGTTTGTGGGTTAAAAGTATCTCTAATTGCATTTGATAAGACAGCAAAATTCGTAATTTTATTTTTCTTGCGTTCAACTGCTGTTTTATATGCTATTCTACCACGAAGATCTGATTTAGACTCTATATCTTTTACAATCTTATCAGGTAGTTCAAGAGCTTTTAAGAACCTCACATGTGTTCTATCATAAACATTAAATGAGTTGTGCTGACCTAAAAATTCACTCGCTTCTTCTAATGTGTAGTTTCTAAACGTAACATATAAATATCCTTCTAAATCTGGGTCTTTTTCCAAAGCCGCTAATACACCACTGATTCTATGGAATCCATCCACAATATTTTGTTCAGTGGCTTTTTCAATAATTAGTCTATGATTATCTTTATCAATATAGAATTCATCTTCTCCATTTCTCATCACATTAATAACAATTGGAGCATCTGGTTTAAATCTTCCCTCAGATATTAATTGGGCAATTTCTTTAACGCTGTTCTTAAATAATTTTGGTTTTTTTGTTATTTCCCCATTTTTCTTAACAGTTTCAACTGGAAGTCTTTGTGTGGCAAAATTGTAAGTCCACAATTGTTCCACATGCCTCTTAATTTCTTGATATGATAAATATGTTATACAGTCAACATCGCTTCCAGCAGTTATATCTTCATAAATAAGTGGAAAATTCAATGGTTCTTCTTGCTTGCTATATCTATATTTCAGAGACTTTTTAACTTTATTTTCACTAAAATAATTATATGGACTGTACATTTCTAAATTAATTACTTTGTTAATTGCAATGAGTAAAACAATTAACTCCACTTCTTCTAATTCATCTAATTTTTCAGGATTGACAACTAATTCTTGAAAAAATCCAATTGGAAATTTATAAACAGTAAACAGTAAGTCATCAATCTCTGTCATTGCTTTACGATCTTTTGATATTTCTTCAAAGGAGTTAGTTAAAAACTCAACCACATTTAATTCTTTTGTTTCCGACATGTTATACACCCTTTCTAAATTAACTATATTTTGATTTGATTACAATTACATTATAACCCATTATAAAAGAAAAATATACATCTTTCCATGCCAAAAAGACACGAAAATATGTATATTCTTTGTGAAAACCTATGTTTTATATAATATTTATTTTATTTATCAAATGTAGTCTGCAATTAATTTGTTCCTTAGTCATATATTAGCATGTAATAAGTTTATTTTCAATAGTTTTCTATATTTTTCACTTAATATTAAATTTACTTTAAAATCGTCATTTTATTTGTTTTACCAATGTTCTACTTTAGTACACGTAAAATTTAAAATCTTACCGTCAAAGTATTCTCTATTTTCAAGTACATCTTCGAAACCAGCTTTCTGAGAATAGACAGAAATATGTTTGCCATTTGAAGTAAATGGTAGTTTGATATTATGAATTGTATAAACTTCGTTTGTATCATAATCTAGAAATTCTCCGCTTCCAATTAAAACAGTTATAACATTACAATTATTAAGTTTCATCATGTAATCTTCAGTAAATCCCAACTTTAATCCTCCTTATAAAATCATCGTTTTATTTAAATATATACTTCTCACCCTGTCTGTTCTCCCAAACTCCAATTACATGCTTTTTGTAGTCATTCACGATGACATCTTGTTCATCAAGGATGTATTCAACAAAAGCTTCATCCATATATTCAGCAAAAAATTCTGCATCTTTTAACGTATCAACTTCTTCAATATACCTGCATCCGTACCGCCACATCACCACTTTATACAACCATCTTCACCTCCGATAAAACCGTTATATTATTGGAACTTTACTTTATTATGTACTTTTTGCAGTCCTCATCTAACCACTTCGTTATTTTGTTGTATCTTTCCTCGGAATAATTTGGATTATTCTTATTATACCATTCTTCAAATTCAAATTCCCATTTTTGACTGTTACAACTTCTGCAAGATGGGATACAGTTGCTTAAATCATTAGCGCCATCATCGTCAACATGTTCTTTATGAAGGTCTTGTTTGTATATTTCATAATGTTCTTCATAACTCATACCACAATAAGCACAACGATAATCAAAATATAATCTACAAGCATCCCACTCTGATTGTTTTATTTTGTGATTTTTATGAAGTCTTCTTTTTTCGTTATGGAGACTGACTCGATCAGGATTGTTTTGTCTCCATTCCTTTTGTTTTCCTTCTAACCTTTGCTTTTTTGCAGCCTTCCTCATCACCTCTTTTCTTTCAGGCTTTGAATCAAATCTCCTGTCATTTGCTTTTCTCTTTTCTGGGTTATCATGTTTCCATTTTAATGATCTCTTTTTCCTACACTCTTTACATTCTGTATTTAATTTATACACTTTTCTTCCTTTAGCGTAAGTAAACCATTGTCCGTAAAAAAATTCTTCTGTATTCGGTAACCAAGGATTTAAACAATTTTTGTTTATACATTTTTTATACTCAATTTTCTTTTCTTCCATATATTTTATTTTATTTTTCTCCTCCTTTTTTATCCAGATAAAAGAATCTTTTTATCGTTATTCATCATCGTCAGGTATTTTCTTCTTACACTTATCACAATCAATCCATGCTCTTGTACTATACGGATAATTTCTCTTAGGATTATCTGCGACCCTAAGACCACAATAAGTCTTATCGCTTCCATTATCAATTGCATGATAGAATCCTGTTCTACTCTTATAGTGACCAATTAGTTTGCTCATACATTAATCCCTTCTTCCCTATATTTACGTTTTGCAATCTCAAACAAAATTGGCTCACTCATCATATGAATCGGGAATGTATCAATTCCGGATTTTTGTTTAAATTCTTCCCATTGTTTACGAATAATGCTATACATTTGAAGAACTCCGCTTTCCCGCCATTCAACGATTTCTAAAAAACATTTTTCAAGATCTTCGTCACTTAATTGATTAATCATATTTTCAAGCATTCTCTCACTTCCATTGAACCTCCCACGACTAAAGTCGCGGGATTCTTGCGCCATATTCTCTAATGAGAATAGAATTAGCAAGCTATCCCCGTAGTTCCTACGGTTAATTTTGTTACGCTAACTTTAATCCCTGTTGAAGGATATTTACCGCAGCATTAATATCTCGATCATGGTTTTCACCACAATTTTCACATGTCCATTCACGAATATCCAATGTTAATTTTTCATTTTTGAATCCACAACAAGAGCACGTTTTACTGGATGGAAACCATCGATCAAGTATCTTTACTTCTCTTCCATACCATTTTGCTTTATATTCAAGTATGTTCCTAAACTTACTCCAAGATGCGTCTGCTATATTTTTAGCCAAGCGCTCATTCTGTTGCATATTCTTCACTTTCAAATCTTCCAAATAAATTACTTGGTTTTCGCTAATAAGTTTGGTTGACAGTTTGTGAAGAAAATCCAATCGTTGATTAGAAATTTTTTCATGCTGCTTTGCAAGTTTGATTCTTACTTTATTTCTATTTTTGCTTCCTTTTTTCTTTCGTGAAAGTGACCGTTGTAAATTTTTTAATTTTTGTTCAGATTTAATTAAATGTTTTGGGTTATCTATCTTGTCTCCATTTGAACTGATAACAAAATCTTTAATACCTAAATCTAGTCCAATTTTATTGTCTGAAGTTGGTAACTGTACAATTTCAACTTCACAACAAAAAGATGCAAAATATTTTCCACTTGGATTTTTACTTATAGTTACATTTAATATTTTACCCTCAACTTCTCTGGATTTTGCAAATTTAACCCATCCGAGTTTAGGTAGTTTTATTTTATTTTCATTTATTTCAATATTATTATTCGTGTAATTAGTTCGATAAGACTGTCTATTATTATGTTTAGATTTAAATTTAGGAAATCCAGTTTTTTCTTTGAAGAATTTTTGATATGCCCGATCTAAATCTTTTAATGAATTCTGCAATGCAAACTTATCCACTTCTTTGAGCCATTCTTTTTCCTGCTTTAATATAGTTAAGATAGATGAACATTTGCCATAAGACAAAGTTTCTTTGTTTTCTTCATAAATTTTAATTCGTTTATCTAGAAAATAATTATATACAAAACGAGAACAACCAAAAGTTTTGTTTATTTGTTGTATTTGTTTCTTATTTGGATATATTCTAAACTTATATGCCTTTTGCAAGATGTCTCACCTCTCTTTCTGCGAATTGATATATTTTTCAATTGTTTCTTTAGTGGTATCACTAACACTTGAAACAAAATATGATGGGTTCCATAAATGTCCTCCCCATAACTTGGATTTAAGGGAAGGGAATTCTTTAAATAAAAATCTTGCTGTATTACCTTTTAGTGCTTTTATTATATTGGTATATAATGTTGGGGCGAACAATCGATAAGTAAATGTATATGATCTGGCATAGTCTCTTGAGTAATAATCGTAAACCCATTTGAATCTGCAATTTCTTTTAGCATTTCCCTTAATCTTGTTTCTATTTGATCGACAATCACTTTTCTTCGATATTTTACACACCATACAATATGATATTGCAATGAATAAACATAACCCCTACCATGTTTTATTTCCACGTTTTTCACCCAATATAAATGTAATATATGTATTTGACATATGTCAATATTTATAGGGGTTTAACGATTAATTGTATTTAACATATGTATTCGCCTTACTCATGACTAAAGTCACGAGTGTGCGGCGAATAAATTATCAAAATGAAACTTTTTATCTTAACTTAGTCAAATCCCCATAATTCCATCTTAGGTTATCCCAAATTGCAATCAACTCATTCTCCGTTTTCCACTCTAGCTTTTCAATCGTATATTCATACAGCTTGTTTTCAATAGCGCAATTAATAATTCTATCAATATAATACTGTTTAAAGTCATTCATACTTTTCACCTCTTCTTATGAAATGGATTTTTTTATTTTAATTTTAAATGTACTTTTGAAGTAATTTTTTACCGACCTCAAAAGATGTCTCAATGGTGATCATCTCATTTGTCATATCAATCAACTTTACTTCTTCATCGATTCCATCTGCTTTAAAACGAATAGGTTTACCCACATTAAACTCTTTGTAAATGGTAAAGTCACCGCGAATCTCAAAAATCATGGGAAGTTTTTGTTCGTTACCTGATTTAATATTTGTACCTTCTGAATTTGTAAACGTCTGTTTTGCTATTTCTTCACCAGTGTTTTTATCAATTAATCTCATTTCAAATGTCTTCATTTCAAAACCCCTCCTTCTCCTAATGAAAGTGAACTTTATTACCCTTCAATTATTTCTGAAATTCTGCTAGTTAATTCGTCAAATTCATCTAAATCGCGACCATGCATACTAGCATTGATAAATCCATCATACTTTTTATTGATTTTTTCATATGCTAGAGCAAGCTTCTCGATTGATGTCATGTCTTCATCATTAGACGCCTCCAGTACCTTTGTAATCGTTTCATCGGAAAGTGCTTCGTTAATTAATCCGATTGCTTCCCATAGCGCTGTATTGGCTTTTGCAATCTTTCGTGCTGCTTTATTCAATTCCACCTGTCTCATTGACAAACCCCCTCCCGAACTTCCCATGAAAATGAACTTTCATCCGATTTTGTGAAGATGTTTTACATTTATGTACCACCCATTGTCGCTTTTAACATAACCATCGCAATCATGGCTATCATGAAACTCAAAAGGAAATTCCACTGCTACCTCTTCATTATGACCGCCCTGACAATTCCTTTGTCACCTTTGAGGAGATGTCCTCCATGTGGATTATCTGTAGTTAAACACACACAATCACCTTTTTTAAGCACTCTTCTTCCTCCTTCTAATTTTCCGTAAAAAGTCAGTTTTTATTGAAATTCTCCCGTTGTTTCAAATCCATTCTCAGCATATTATAAATTGCCAAATCAAAACGTTCATTATTATATTTTCTACAAAAACCAAGAAGTAATGCTTCGTCAAAAGTCATTCTTGATTCGCTATGAAATTTACCATTAACAACAGGGTAATACGATATTTCTTTTGAATTATTGATTGTAACTTCTGCTTCAACAATTGCTAAATCATCCGAAATTATTATTGTTTTAATAATTCTACGAGTTCTTCTTTCGATCTGTTTTTCTATTAATTCTTCTCTTTCTCTCTGTTCTTGCCATGCTTTTGCCATTCCATAAATTTGTGCTAATTGAAATTTTCCAGTATCTTTTGAAAGCAAGTCACGAAAGAAAACTTGAATTTCTTCAATATCCAAATCCTTTAACATTTAATAACCTCCATTTCATATGAAATTCAGGTTTTATTTAAACATTGTAACTACCACCAAAATTACATTAACAACTGTAAGCACCGTCATAATTTTTGTGTAGTCGAGCATTTTCTTCGTCATATCTTCAATTGCTTTTGTAGATTTTTCTTGCTGCCTTCGATAAAACTCATTTACGAAGAAATCTCCACCATAAGAATAATTAATCATATGTTTATCATGGTAATCAATAATTTCTTCTTCGCTCATCTGAATGATATCTTTCAATTTGTGCAACTCTATCCACCCACTTAAATAGGATCAAACAACTCTTTTATCGGCTTATTGTAATCTTCCAACCATCGACTTCATTGATTTCTACAGCGTTTACCCACTGAAAATATCTCATAAAGTCATCATAAATTTCTTTCATTTTATTTTCTGCTGACTCTTTGTCTTCTGCTACGATTAGTCTAGAATCCACGCTATCTTCGTCGTAACTGCAACAAATTTGTACTTGAAACAATTTCATTTCAAATCACCTTCCCTTCCGATAAAATTAATCCTTTTATCGACTTACTATATATTTCAAATCTTCGATTATCTCATCTAACTGTTGAATTTCAGCTTCCAGTATCAGCATTCTTGTATGTTCACTTATGTCTAGATCTTCACCTTTACTCTTTCTAAAATGAAATGGTTTTACTAAATTCTTCTTTCGAACGAGTGTTGATTCATATCTTGAAATAGTCTCTTTCAAATCATGCATAATTCACTTCTCCTCTCAAAATCAGTTTTTTATCTGCTTTTCATTTCTGATTTTAATAAATTCATCAAGTGTTATCTCTTTACCACTTTTATGTGTCCATCCTTTTTTAGAATCATCCCTTCTGTAATACCCATAAGCCACGTTATAGTTATAATTTCTTTCCTCGTTTCTTACTTTTTTTGTAACATACATGCGATAAGTTCCAGTATTATCATTAATTTCATTTAATGTTGCTTGAATAGATTCGTCTAATTTTTCATCATTACCAAGTCTAATCAATATTACATTCCTATTTCCATTTCTTGTGAGTGTATATTCCAATTTACAATTCACCTTCAATGTGTTTTATTCGCCATCTTCCAGTTCAATTTCTTCGATATCATAATTTCCAATCCAATTGTTCCCGGCTTGCTTTATGTCATATTCCTTTTCTTTTTCAATGTATTGTTTCGCAGCAGATTCAGATGTAAATGCTTTTCTAATCGAAATCTGATTGTTATATTCCGCATATGGAGAACAGTACGTTACAATATAAACCTTCACTTTTTCACCTCATCAATCAAATGATTTTTCTACCCTTACCTATTGTTAATTTCCAAGCCGCTAAACAACCATAAGATAATTCATCTTTGCCTTTTTCCACATCTTCAATGCATTCTGAACATATTCCCTTCTGATATGCCTCGCAACTCTTTTTGACTGTATTTACAAGAGTTTTTTTCTTTACTATCCTCGCCACTTCATGTAAGAATCTTTCTCTGGTATGTACTACAATTTCATCTTCATCCATTCCGTATCCAATTCTCAATTAAAACCCTCCTTTACTTCCTTATCTCTCGTCCATCAGATGTGATATTGACATCGAGTTTAAGCCAACCCTTTTTAAAATATGCGTCCAATTTTCTTGGGACTTTAAATTGGTCTCTATCGAATATTGGGTGTTGTGATTCAGGAATTGATCCACCAGAAACATGAAATACTTGACCGTCCCAAGCTCTGATAAATCCCCAATTTCCTGCCCATCCAGAATCTTCATCGGTTATTTCAACAAGTTTCCCTATCATGGATTCCGGTTTCACGAATATCGCACCTCAAATCTTCCAATAAATTCCGTGTTTTATCGTATCCAACCTCGTTTAATATTTTCTTGTTCGATTTCTCGTTTATCATCATCTGAACAAGGAAAATTACTCAGCAATTCATCATCTTCTGTATAATAAATTTTCGGTTTAGATATTACTTCTTCTGTTATATTCATGTATTTTGCAACTTCCAAAACCATATCTACTGCTTTTGTTAATGTATCTTCAAAATACTGAGTTTGGATTTCTCCTTTAAAATCCCCACGTACATATCCTTGCTCTTTTCTGGATTCAACTTTTTGTATTGAGTCCCAAATAAGTGTTGCTGCCCACTTACCTTCCTCACTTTTATGAACATAGATACAGTTGATCCATAATTCCATTCTTTTCTCTTCCTTCCCTATAAAATCAAATTTTATTTGGCTAGTACAACCTCATAAGTATTTAGAACTCGATCAATTTTAAATGATTTCCCCATCGAATCCAGTGTAGACCATCCGTTGTTAACTTCGAATTTATCCAAGTCAATTAGCAAGAACGGATATTCATTTGTTTCACTTTCAAATGGATCATGAACCACCAATAAGCGTTTATTATGTGCGTAAATTATATCCCCTACTTCAATCTTCACGTTATCCTCCTTATAAAATACGAAATTTTATTTAGTTTTCAATGTGTTCTTAAGTTGTTCAACAACATACAGACTAATCTCTAACTATTTCCTTTTCACGTAAACCTGAATATTTTTATATTAATTTTACCACATTCAAGATCATCCAGTACAATTCTTTTCCTTTTCTTTTTCGATAATATATTGCTTATATTTTTCAATTTTATCTTCCGACATTGAGTGCTTCTTATTATTTTCATACATTGAAATAATATTGTATTTTTCGTATCCAAGATGTTTAGCAATTTCAGTTTGTGTTATTCCTAAAGCCATTCTGCGGAATTTCCAGTGCATTCTATCTTTTTTATTATCAACAATAAAATCAAACATCATTTTTTCCTCCTTTGTATTACCTTAATTTTACTACTTTATATCTATAAAGTCAATAATAATAATTGATTTTTTATATTTTATTTTCATTATATTGCTTTAAAAAAATTGGGTATTCGTAAAGATTGTTAAATCCGCAATTTTTACAGCGTTTAGGTGGAGAACTAAGCTCCACCTTAAATAGCATATCTGTATCATTTTCTTGTAGTAGTTCTATTTCCTTAAAACTTGGTAATTGTAGTAGTGACATAGTTGTTCATTCCTTTGGAATCTTTTCTTTCGAATTATGAAACTAAATTATTTTAGTTTTTCACTTAACCATTCGACAAAAATATCTAATTTAAACGTTTTAACAATTGCATCGAACAATTCTTTTTTTGCTTTTTCAAAATTTTCAAATGCTTCTGCTTCCAACTCTTTTTTAGACGGCTTTACAAAAGTCAAAATTGCTATTGATCCTAAAATTGTTATTACCGTTGCTAATAATAGTTTTATCAATATACACCATCCTTTAATTAACGAACAATATGATTCTTATCAAACTACTAATTATAACAAATTCAAGGAGATTATTACACTATATTTTACGATTTTATAATAAAATTGTTAAAGTTATAATCTAAGATTCTACTATATTTTACGAATAGCCAAAAAATTTAATTATTTTTTAAAATTTGAGAAAAAATAAGGGAACAAGCGTTTGCTTTTTTAGAGAGAATATGGTAAAATAAAGTCAGTTATTACAATACTCACAAATTTTACTTTAAAGAATCGGAGATGATTGCATGAAAACAGAAGGAACCGTAACTGTCTGGGGTAAAGTTGAGTTCTTTATTTATCATCCAACTCAATGCACAAACCATGAAGAAGCAATCCAAACAACATCAGACATATTAAACAGCAAGAGAATTCATCTCCTTGAGGGAAACATACATACAACCAGTGGTGAAATTTTACCCATAGTTGTTAAAAAACTAAATGTAACTTGGATTGACACTATTGGTGAAAATGATATATAGTGTATTAATAACCCGCCCTCCAATTTTGGAGTGGTGGGTTATTAAATTAAAATGCGGATTTTATTGGATTTGCCCTACACTAATTTAACCTTATGTTTAATAATAGTCTCTTCTGTTAAATACCAACCAACTGAACCGTGTTCGCTACCAAAGTACAGCATATATTTATCATTCATACCCTTGCCAATAATAGCATATTTTGATGTGCAACCATTCAAATGTACCTTATCTGACGTTTTAAGTGCATTGCCATTAATATCACTCAAATTAGTATCTAAACCTTTTGGAATCCACTTGTCAGAAATAACGCAACCTTTCCCCACGTCCATATAACAAATTCCCTTTCCTAATAAATTACGAATTTTATACACTTTTCTGATACTGAATATAAGCCTTTCTTGCGCTGTTACTTTGTGATAATCCACAACCCACTTTTAGACATTCTTCAATAAATTCAAAATCTTCATCATGATAGTTTCTTCCTGAAGTATGTAAATGCCAATGAACCATTTCATGCAACATAGTGTCATATATTTGATCTTCGGTCATTGTTGCACACATATATTCACTAAAAGCAATTGTCTCTTTGTGCGGATAATACACTCCTAATTGGCTATTCCAATAAGCCTTGACGAAAACAACCTTACATGTAAATTCTCTGTTCCACAGTTCTTTGCTTTTCTTTTTTCCAAACTCAATTAAGTCATCAAGTGATATACTTTTATACTTACGAACAATGGGTTTTAATTTTTTGTTTTCACCATTCATTTCTTTGTAATACACAATGATTTGTCCGGTGTAATGGCGATAAACCTTTAATGTGTCAATAAATTGCTTGTATGCTCTACTTTGCCTAGTTTTATATTTCTCAACCCATTGCAAAACATCATTCTTAATGTCATCTAGAGTAATCATAGAATATCGAATAACTGAATCAAAATTTTGTTTCCATTTATCAAGTTCTAAGATGTTTTCTATTTTGTATTCCTTCAAAACTTTACCAAGTTTGAATTCATATGCGTAAATTACAGACAAATCAGGCTTTACGCCATAATAAACAATACATTTTCCTTTTTCGTTATAAGAGTCAAACACAACCACATCAGTATCATCTTGTCTGTTTAATTGCTTTAATCTATCTTGTATAATCCAAGGATCTCTTAATCCGTCTTTCTGGATTATGTTACTAAGTTTTTCAAGATACTCTAAGTTTGGTGTCAATTCTCTCGTCAATATCAAAATCACTCCTTCCTGATGAAAGACGAGTTTCATGGGGAACGGGAATCACTTCCCATCCCCCATAAACTCTCCACATCAAATTATTCTCCCATTTCCTTAAGCATCTTCATCAGTTCTTCAGGAGATTTATTTTGTAGTGCTTCATTTTGTTTAGCAGCCAAGACCTCCATGATTTTTTGTTTCTGTTCTTTCTTTTCTTTAGCTTGAAGTCTTGCTTTTTGCTCTTCCAATTTTTCATTAACAATATACTTCACAATTTCAATTTTAATATCTAATTCTTTATCTTCTTTTGTCTTTGTGTTTAACAAACTTTCCTCTTTCGCTTGTTTCGATTGGGAATTTAGAGTTTTAAAAATCGAATCCAGATGTTCTACTGTCAAATCCCAAAGATCTTCAGTAGTAATCATACCCTTAAACGGGAAACGGATCTTATTTTTTACGGCATATTCGAAAATGTTCATTTTCATTTCTCCTTTTTATATACTTTATTTTTTTAAAACTTCACTTTAATAACTCGTTCTGTCTGTCCCTTAACCTTTACAAGTAAATCATTCCTTTTGGTTGAACTAAATCCAAGACCAGAAAGCTGATCTTCACTGTCTGCAACTTTCATTTTCGATCCTAACGCTTCAAATACTCGCTTATGTTGCATCAATTCCTCTTTCAAAAATTCATTGTAAAAACCATTTGGTGCTTCTGGATTGACGCAATCCTTCAGCATGAAGAAGTAATGACGATGACCAATACCTTGTTGCTCATCCCAATAATTCGGAGAATAACAAACAACCGAAACTGGAACAAATTGATTTGTCTTCAAACTCCACACTTCTCTTGAAGAAACATTATATGGAAGTTTTTCTTTGATGGAAAACTCTCTATTTTTAAGTGTTACTTCTGCAACAACAATATTTTCTTTGTGTCTCACCTCTTTGCTATAGTCAAAAGAGTAAATCTGACCATCAAACTCAATCTCTGCTCTAAATCCACTTCTCCCCCCTCTATTGCTAAAATTATTAACAAAAAACTTATAGGTTCCTTCTTGCATTTTATCTTTATTGTCCCAAGTGATGTTTTCTACAGCAGGCTTATTTCTTACAGGATTAATAATATCAACATCCAATCGCCCATCAGTAGCATAAGAAATTTTATCACTATAATAAATTTCATATCCACTTGGTTCGATGCAATGAGCATCCAAATCATTACCATCATACTCGCTATCATTCCATTGGATAGAGAAGCGCAACACACCATCAACTTTGCCACCAGCAGCCTTAACATTTTCCTTCATGAAACTATCCGTGATGTTTCCAGAATAAGCCCAACTGAAACCATTGTTCCATTTGAACATTGTTTTACTATCTTTGTTCTCTGGCGCGATTAATGAAACCATGTTTACTGAATGTTTGTTCTCAAGCAAAACTTCAATTTCTTTTGCTGTCGGTAAAATATTGGAAATAAATGTTTCAATTGTAACTTCCTCAACCTTAGAGAAGTTTTTAGGATTAACTGCGACCTCCTTTTTCATTTGAGAGAAAACATCATCTGCATCCTGAATTCTTTTTGCGGAATCTTTATTTGAGAACAAGATATTATTTACTGAGATATCGTCAAGTGTTGCATGTCTCCTACTCAACGATTCCATGTATCCAAGTTCTTCAATTGTCTTCTTGGCATCCTCCAACATCTTTTTCGTGTAAATCGCTTTGGGACGCTTGTAGTTGGTAGGTGCAACAATAACTTCATACTTTCTTACCGCCTCGTCCAAGTCCATATCTTCACTAAGATTGATAAGTAGCGTTCCAATGCTATGATTTCTAATTCTTCCGATAGCACCACCTACCCCTACAGATTGCTCCCAAGTATAATTTTCTTTTTCTGTTGTGTCTTTCAACTTGTTATACTCTTTTTTGTATTTCAGGAACTCAGTCAATGCGCCTTTCCACTCTTCACCCTTGTAGAGAGAATTTTGAGAGATAAGTTCCAAAACAGTAAGCAAACTTTCTTCTGTAATCTCATCCAATGAACGTTTAAATACATTTCTTGTGTCCCTAAAGGAACCTTTGACCTCAGCATCAGATTTACTACTTTTGTTTACGAATCGATCTGGCAATTCCAGATAAAAGTGATTCCACTCTTTTACTTTTTCAGCCGCTTGCTCAAAATTCTTGTCTGTACCAATTTTTTTGAATTCGCTAATGTAGACATCGGAAACAGCATGAGATTTTACAAATTGAGACAAAGCATTCAAGACTGGTTGATATTTTGTATCACCTGTTTCAAAATCCCAAACAGTTTTAATTTTATTGTTTCTAATTACAACCGCATTTCCGATATTTCTAATAAATTGTTTACAGCAGGTGCAGTCATATTCTCGACGTTCACGGAAATATGGGTTTGTCCCTTCAGGAAAACTATCGAGATACAAATTCCATAATTCATCTTTATCCAAGTTGACTTCAAATAAATGGGTAGCATCCTTGGACATTTGAGCAAAGTTTTCTTGCAGCATCGTTTTTAATTGTTTGAATTCCATTTCTTTATCTCCCTTTAAATTTTATTTTTAATAGTTTTTATGTAACTTGATTAGCAACAAGGTGATCTAATCATATAGATTATCCCTCTATTCTTTATTTATACAAAGAATTGGTTACTTTTATCCTCTACTATGAAACACAAAATTTATTGGATTATATAAACTTTATTTCATTTGTGTCAATTCCCGATTCCTTTAAAAAATCAATTGCATTTCTTTGATATTTATATAATTCACTTTCAGAAATATCGATTCCACAAGATTCTTTATCCATAAATAATCCAACTCTTGCTATGCCGTTTTCAATAAATTGCAATTCACCTATCCATATAATGCCCTCACCATCTTGTATTCTAGCAATAAAAACAGTTTCTTTTAACATAATGATTCTTCTCCCGCTTGATGCTCTCAATGGCAAGTAGTACCATTTTAATTTGCTCTCATGATGGCTCATGGTATGGTAAATCATTTTTAAACTTTCGCAATTACTTTACTTATTTGTTATAGATATTTAGGTGATACCGTCCATCCACCTTCTTTATTAATTTGTTTTGGAAATTTATTCATTTATATATTACCCCTCTCATTTTATCATTTTTTCTGCAATTCAGAAGAAAAACGAGCTTTATTATCTTTTAATTTTATTATGTTAAATTGTGAATTAGCGCATATCATCACGTAACTCTAAATAACCAAGCAATTCTTTCGTGCTACGCTCAATTTCTTTGGTAATACTTTTAATTCCGTTATCAGCTTTAACTTCATCTATATGTCCTTCTTGAGATAAGTGAAACAATAATTCAACTTTTGCAACGCTCTCTAGAATATACTTTGCATAATCTCGTGCATGGTTGATTCTATATTGGCTTATACCGTGTTTGAAATTCATATTTAACAATCTCCTTTTAATAAAACTTCCGATAAAAAACGAGTTTCATAGCCTTTCTACTTTGACCCCATCATATGTCCATTGCACAGAATAACATCTACCGCATTCACATTTAAATTCTCTTGATTCCTTGTTTACTACATTGAAAAAGTAGTCATCATTATATCCGTAAAGATAGATGCGTGTCTTCATGATGTCTGCAATAGGTGTATTTAGAAACGTTTTACTTGGACATTCACAACAAAAATCCACCACCAAGTCATTTCCAACTACAATGCGATATTCTAATATCTGATCCAAAACTAATTCACCCTTTCCTATAAAAAACTAAATTATATTATTTTTTTGTTTTCATACTCTTACTTAATCTATAGAAACATACTGCCGTGTACACCATTGAAGCGACCATAATTGTAACTAGTCCAATGAATACATAAAGTGCGAATTCCAATTCCATCCCAACATAACTCCCCGATCAACTGGTCATTTATTCGCCAAAATCATTGCTATCACTGCTAACTGAATAATAATTACACAAAAATACATATCAATTCTGCCGCTATTCATTAAAGTTATCCTCCTTATCAAATACGAAATCTTATCGGATTATTCTAATATCAGTTCAACGTCTCCATTTTCATTATATTGTGCATCTACGATTGGTTGATAATCGTCTTCTGCCCTTACAGCAATCACAATATTTGCATCTGGATTAAATTGTTTTAATAAGTTGATTAACGCACCCACAGTATTCTCATTCATTTTTTAATATCTCCTTTTCACGATGAATTACCGATTTTATCCTAAATATTCATTATATTTTAAAGTCAATTCATCTAACGCATCTTTTAAATATTTCCCCGATAAGATACAATGCTCATTGTAAAAATCAACGGCTTCGACTACATCTTTATAAATTCTCTCCAAATGATTTTTTAATTCATATTTTTTATTTACATCATATTCAATTTGTTTTTGAATCCACTCAATTTTGTTCATAATTCCATTGTATAAACATGATGAAACTCCTTGGGGGATTGTAATCACATTTCTCCACCTCACATCAATTTAATCTTTACGCTCCAATTAACACACTTTCTCTCCACTTGCTAAATACTTCTCTCACCTGTTTCATTTCCAAAGTTTCAATACACAAACTGTTATACCATCCATCAGGATTTGTTTGCAATAAAGTCAATAATTCCTTCTGGTGGTATGTTAACCTGACATTCAATCTATTTTCAGCGAATTCAATAGTACTCATCACATCTCACCTCTCCATCTTCTTATTCTTACTGTCAAACCTTCAATCTCGACCTCTAACATGTCAATTTTACGCTGATCGTACTTCCCTTTGCTGTTCTGTAATAACGTCTCTAGCTGCTGTTTCTGCATTTCTAAGAATCTTGCCATTTTCTCATTCTCATTCATTGTTATGCTCCAACTCCTGCAAATAATTTTTCTCGTATCTCTTTTCTTGCTCGTGTTATAGACAATTCCTTAATCTGGCGAATATAAAAATCAAAAGCAAATCCATTCAGTTCGTCGATTACCACTCTGTTATTGGTGTTATTATCAATGATTACAGTATCCCAACCGTTCTTTCGTTCAAAAAATTTAAATGTGAGGTCGCACCAATCCAAATCCATTGAATCAAGCATGTTATTAATTTGCTCGTCTGATATGTATGGATTATTTTTCTTTTCAATATTAAAAACATATTCTCGTTCGATAAATCGTCTATTAATAAACATTTTTAATCTCCTCCGCTGCAAGTTTTCTTAATTCTTCCCATTTAGTTCCAGTGAATACTACAAGTTTTCCGTCAATATAGAGTCCATTCATATATCTTTTACGTTTAACCATGGTGATTTTTCTCCTTTTCTGTTATATGATGAAATCACTTTTCATTTGCTAATTCGATAGACCAAGCACCCATGTGAACCTCACACGACTAAAGTCGCGGGAATGCGTCAGCACGTTCTTCAATTTCCTTCTCACCTGTGTAAAGCATTTTTATATCGACTCCCTATGAAATTACTTTAATTGTCTGTTATTTGCCATTTTTCATTAATTAAATTAACCATCACCCATTCGCCATACATTTTGTTAACTCCTTCTGTTATCAGATAAAATTGCTTTTTCATTGGTTTGTTATACTGTTGTTAACTGATCTTCTATTTCTGTAACAACAAAACCATTTCGCTCGTCATTTTCTTTTGCTGTTAAACAATAATTATTCAATCCCCAATCACGATTCGGATATTTATGATTTTCAGGAGAAATTATTCTGTAAGTCAAAACTTCTCCTTTACATTTTTTATCAAAGTAATTGTTGCATGTTCCTTGGCATTTTTTCGTTAAAGGATATTTTTTCCTATATAGTTTTACTCCTTCTATCTCCGCATCCATATGTACTTTATTTTCACGAATCAATTCATTTAAAGCCTGTTTAAATGTATTTTCATCATCTTTCATTGCTTTATAATAAATACTACAATTCAATACTTGATAATCGTTTTCTGGAATATTATTGTAAATCAATTCCTTCATTTGTTCTTTATTCATTTCATATCAACCCCCATTTACTCGTTTTTTTATTTCATTTGTTTTCTAAATATTCTATTCTTTTATTCAGTTTGTTTTTGATTACTGCAACTTGTTCTGTTAACCATTTATCTTGATAAATAGTTTTAAGTTCATTCATGGCAATATCTAGCGCATTATTGATAATAATCATCTGATTCACATCTAGTTTAATACTCGATTTCAAAACCGTGTTATCCCCCTTTCACCAATTGAAAGACTATTTTATCGGCAATCAATAAAATTTATATTATTAGGCAATAATCTTAAAATAACATTCATTTCGTGTCTTGTTTCAAAAAAACTTGTTCCTGCAATATAGTCTGTGTATTCATTTTTTATTCTTTCCATTACTTTATTTCTTTCGCCATATAAAACCTTTTCATTATCTCCATCTTTACTTACGACGCTTGTTATTATGAACATTTTAATAAAACCTCCGTTATTTAATGAAATACTTTCTTTCATTTGCTATTTTGTTGCTTCTAAATAATCACCATGCGTGAAAATCCCGTGATACTCTTCAAACAATTTCCATGCTGCTTTCCAAGTTTCAGACGGTAAATTCATCATAGATGTTAATTCTGCTTCCCCATAAGAATTTCTTAAAAAATCCTTGACGACTATTGCTTGCTTTGTTAATCTTAATTGTTCTCCTTTATCTAAGTAGCGAAAAGCATAAACAATTTTATTTTTAAGTTCTTCTGCTGTCATATTTTTCATTCTCCTTTTTTTGATTTACCTAATGAAAGAATCCTTTTATCATCTTTCTAAAAGAAACTTTTATCTTCCATGCACTTTTCTTTAAACATTTTTGCAAACATCATCACTGTTTGAATATCTCCTATTGTCATTGACTTATATTGTTCCCTCATTTCTTCAAGAATAATTTTGACATTATCATCAAACTCTTGAATACTCATTTCAGGAATATACCTCCAATCTGGTTTTTCGCCTAATTGCATATCATTTTCTAATACTGTCAACCTGCCACTGTTATTTCCTTCGTTCCAAATAATATCGTATGTACCGTCATTATTTATCGATTCAACTTCTCCTGCCATTTGACAATCATGAAAATAAACATAATCTCCGACTTTAAATTTGCTCATATTTAATCACTCCATTTAAAATATTCATTTTATCAGAAATGTTTTTACTACCTTATCAAAGAAATACTTCTTGTTGGGTTTGAGATATTGCTTAAATGTTATTGGTACTTCTACAGTCTTTCCATTCAGCGACATCCTACAACTATTAACATCCTTCTCGATTGTCACAATGCCAACTTCTACTGTCGGATCGTCCGTCATTATATGTACAAGTGCCGATTCCCCTCCATTAAAAGGAGCCTTTAACCACAACCAGTATGTTTCGCCATTAGATAGAACGTAACAATCATAGTCACCACCTTTCGCTGCTCTGTACTCTTTAATCGTTGCTCGACTCACACTATCTCAACTCCCCATCAAAAGGATTATTTCACTTTCTTTCGAATCTCTCGACCATCTTCTGTAATATTAACACCAACCGTCAAGTATCCTGCTCTTATGTATCCTTGGATATTTCTAGGCACTCTGAAGTCCTCTCTATTAAAGATAGGCGTTATTTCTCCATATTCACTTGATATTGATCCTCCACTAATATGAAATGCCTCTCCATCCCATTCTCTAATAAATCCCCAGTGGCCTTTATATCCAGATTCTTCACTTATTATTTCAACAAGCTTACCAATCATATTTTCTGGTTTCATACTTGAATGTCTCCCATGAAAAAATTATCTCGTTGCCACTATTTCATTAACATAAACTCTGCTTCCTTCTTGAAGAAAATAAAATTGATTCTTAAGATTTCCGTCATTAGGTCGCTTCTTATCCTTTTTGAGATTAATTTTTTGAATTTTACCGTCCAAATGCTCAACGACTATATAACTTCCTTTATCAAAACCAAGCGTTTGTGTTTTTATTACTTTTACTAACATTGCTCATTAACCTCATTTCATCAACTTCTTTTCTAAATTATTTAACCTTGACTCAAACCTTACTTTAAGTGTATCAGATAAGACCCTTCCATCTCCATACAATATTTCCCTTGCTCTATTAATTTCCCCCAATATAGACTCTTTATTTTCTTTACTTTTATCCGATTCTTTAATCAAATCATTTATATATCCGCAAACTGATTGTAACAAAGCTTCTGTTCCTTTTTTGTCTGGATTTCCATATCGCCCATGTCTGCTCATACATCATCATTCCTTATGAAAGGATTTATTTCCCTTTTTGAGTCTATCTGGGGAGGCTTAACCCCCCCCTTTTTTATTTACCAAGATACGTCATATGCTACCTCTTCAGCATCTTCACTTGTGTAACAAACTCTGCATTTATTTACGAACTCAGATTCTTCCCAAAAAGGTTCTCTAAAGTAATGCTTTTGCTCAATCCATTCAATTGCTTCTCTTAAAGAATCTACAATTACTGTCTCATCCTTATAATTCTTGTGCCGACTTCTGAATACAAATTTCATTTTTTATCATCTCCCATAAAAATATAGTTTTAATACCTTTTATTTTTATGTATTGGCATTTCCTTCTTGTTTATAGAATATCATTTTACATATATAAAGTCAATATATTTTTGTATTTTTTACTTTATTATTTTAGATTAATTTAAAGATTAAAAGAGTCTACGAGATATATAATAATCTCACAGACTCCTTCAGTTTAAGCAATGACTGCCATGATCTTATGTCTGCCACGTATAGCTATCTTCCTTTCTTTTGCCTCTTTAAGTATGCTTTCTGGATCTCTTAATCCCATTTGTTGCAACTTTTCTTTAAGTGATTCTTCACTAAACATCCCTTTTCCTATAAACAAATAACTCATCATTTAACCTCCATATATTCTTTATGCGAAACAAAGGTTATTAACTATTTGACTACAGCCACGTTCAAAATATGTTATTTCATCTTCTGTGTCCAAACTAATTTTTATTGCTTTATTTATTTCTTTCTCTAAACTTGGATGTACTCTGGATACTTTCATAAACAATCTATTTTTGTCTACAGTTCTAAGTTGCTCCAGCATAATCAAGGAATCTCTATCTAATCCATTTAATTGTGCATCTAAGAAAACATGTGTGGGAATTGATGTCTTGTCTAGTCTCGAAGTTAAAACTGCAATAGTAACTACAGGACTAAATTTATTCCCCACATTGTTACTAACAATTAAAACAGGCCGACAACTCCCACCTTGCTCACTTCCAACTACTCCACTAAGATCAGCCATCCAAATATCAAATTTTTTATATTCATTTGTAATCATTATTGTACTATCTCCTATCACCATTAAAATTTATCGTTGATTTATTTATATTATATATCCATATTTTGCATTTAGCAAGTGAAAACAATAAAAAAATATGAAATATTTCTGCTTTTTTTATTTTACACATTTCGACACAAATTTCACCAATAAGATTGTACAATAACCTTGAGGTGATTTAATGACAATATACAATAAACTTAAAGAACTACGCCATGACTTACGAATGGATCAAACTCAATTTGCTGACTTTATAGGAGTCAATAAAAACCTCTACAACAAATGGGAAAACCAAAAAGGTCAGCCAAGTTTGGAATGGTGTTTCAAGATTCAACTTAAAACAGGGAAGCAAATACAGGATTTTATTATTTATAAGCCTGATGAGAATTAGGCTTTTTTTTATTTATTTTATACTCAAAAGTATGTATTTTTCACTCAGCTCTGCATATACATATAACAAATACAAATTGCATCAATTACATGGTTTTATTCTGGAGGTGAACAATATGAAATGCATCTATTGTAAAAAGAATGAATTGAAAACAGCATACGAACGTCAAGAACAAGTATGTACTGATTGTATTACTGGATTAAAAACAAATTATTATGATTGGAGTGGTTTACATGCATCCAATATATCAACGGCTTGGAGAGTTATACTTTGTCCAACAGCAAAGAGAATTAACAACAAGCGAAATGGATGAGATTGCAATGTGTCTAAAGGTTAACGCTGAATTTATATTTAAATTATCTCGATTATACAACTATTCTTCAATGGCTTGTATGACTAATGATTGGGATTGGTTACACGAAATTTACATGGAGATCGATAAACTAGAGATTCATTTTAAGGCACAAAAACCATCTTCTAAATGAAGGTGGTTTCTTTTTGTGTAATGAGTAAACAAAAACAAAACTGTATACACTGTTAAGCGTAAGCAGTTTCTATCTGTAGTATTGTTTATGCACAATTTCATAATAAAATAAACCACTTAAAATCTAGCCATTCCGTCTAGTCCATTAAAACAGTCATTTCATCGGATTAATTGTTGTATACCTCCTCAAAATCGTCTCTGTAAAAAATAGGAGCGATGAATCGGCTGCTCCAACTACACCGCTGGCATTTTAAAATTACTTCGCCTTTTTGAATAATAGGAACAACTTTTCCATGTGTATAGTAATGACCACATCTTACTCCTTCTTTGGTGTTATCTTGATATTTTTGGATTCTATTAATCAGAACACTGTTATCCATTTTATTTATCGCTCCTCATTAGATGATGAAATAACCCTTTCATTTCCCCAATCCTGCCCCAAAAACGTATTTAACGCACTCACTACCAAATCTCCATTCAGCCTCATCTTCATCATTAAAAGTGTGTGCAATGTATCCCTTTAATTCTTTTCCACATCTACTACATTCCAGTCCTGAATATTCTTGTTTTTCTGATCCCGTATAAATTAATCTACGAAAACCATTATCATCCATGTATCCGAACTCACATGCAACATATTTATCGTACCTCCCCATATTCAACAACCTCCTATGGATTCCCTATGAATCTTTCCGTCTTCCTTCTTCATCATAAAACTTTTTAATAAACCCTACAGTCTCTTCACCAAACTTTGGGACAATATGGGATGCCCACTTAATATCAGACGTAACCTTAATTTTATCTTCGTCATATCCTTTATAGTACATGTTTTCACCGAGTTTAATAACATTATAATGATAAGGCACAGAACCTTTCATTCCTTTAAAATCAAGAACTGTGTATTCGGTAATATTCATTTTCAACATCTCCTCTTTTAATTGTTTAAGATCGATTCCAAGTATATCGCTAAGTCTCAGTAATTCTTCCCCTGTTATACTGTCCCTATTTAATTTTCCAGCAAATGTACGTTCATTCATTTCAAGTTGATCTGATACCCACTTCAATGTTCTTCCTTGCTTCTTAATAACATCCTTTATATATAATCCAAGTCGCATATTTGATTAACCCCCTTCCTTTCTTTTCCTCTTGAATTCAATATATACCTTTCTCACTTAGATGTCAATTGTTTTTACTTAATTTTTAAGTATTTATTATAGTAAAATCATCTTTTTATCAGGAAAATAAAAGCCGCGATAAGGGCATCATAAAAAAATATTTCAAGATTAAAAGGGTAGACATCCGTCCACCCTTTTAATAAAACTACTTATCAAATTTTTTTGCTACTTCAATAATCTGATTCTTATAGCTAATAATGTCCGAAACAAGTTCAATGTTAAATGTTGTCCTATTTTCATCATTTAAGGTAATAAATTTATTACTGGAGTTAAAACCTAAACGGCAAATCCACTTTCTAATATTATCATCCAGTAAAACGTTCATGTAACTTTGATTGTCTCTATAAAATACTCTTGCAGAATCAATGAATTCGGACAGCAATAATTTAACTGTCACATAACCTTCTAGCTCTTCCTCAGTTGTAACAATGACTGGTTTTTCTGGTTCATCATTTACTGTCTGTACTGAACTTACAGTAGCCACTGCTTCCGAAACTGCTTCTGCATTTGTGTTGGCAATAGCAGCCTTTAATGTATCGTTTAAAGTGTCATTAACAAACTGTTTTAACGATTTCTTTACAACACCGGAAAACTTCTCAATTACTTGTTTAGTTTTCTTTCCCTGATAAATATCAGTTAGGATAAAGGAAATAAATTCGTCTGATGGATTCTCCCATTGTTTTGCAAGGAATTGCTTAATCTCATTTGTATACTTCAAATCAGAAGCTGTGTTAAAGATATTATCAACATTAAAGTTTTCTTTCCTGAATTTATAAAGCTCAGTAAGTTGATTGTCTCTAATATCTAATAAATTAAACTCAAAAAACGGATTGGTATCCATCTTATTTTGTTCTTCTAAGTCAGTGAAGAATTTATAATGAACACCGTTTGTAAGTATAGCGAACTTCGCCTTGGTGGTACCAAAGTATCTGAAAAGCTGAGAATCATGCTTTTGCAATTTTTCATTGATTGCCTTAGCTTCAACCAAAATAATTGGTTGATTATCTTGAATGATTGCAAAATCAACTTTCTCACCTTTTTTAATTCCCACATCGGCTACAAATTCAGGTAGGAATTCCTCCGGATTAAATACGTCATAATTCAAAGCTTGAAAGAATGGCATGATGATAGATGTCTTAGTGGCTTCTTCGGTAGAGATTGAATCTTTAATTTTTTCAACACGTTTCGACAACGTACGCATAAGTTCAGGAAAGTTATCCAAATTGTCCACTCACCTTTAATGGAAATTATGTCTTAATTTTACACCTATACATTGGTAATAGCAATATATTTTACTAATCCCATTTAGGCTGCTGAATTGGTTCATACAGAAGATTCTCTATAATGTCGTCCATATTATCTATGTTGCCGATTTTCTTTTCCCAAAAGTAAACGTCATTCTTTGTCTGTAGGTTACTGTAACGCTGTGTACCGTCTTTGTAATGCACGATCCAGCGGAAGGATTTATCGATTAGACTAGTCATAAGCGCCCCCTTAAAACAATTATTTCATCGAAACATCTTCAATGCTTGCTTTGTAATCATTAATCCATTCAATCATGTTATTGATTTCTGCGACTTCCTTCTCTCTTTTCGTGCCGTTATCATCAAACCATTGAATCAAGAATTGAGTATTATTCACTTGATCCAACACTTTAAAATGAACAACATTTTCATCTACCATTGCAACATATGTTTCATTAATTTTGAACAACATTTTAAACATCTCCTTTTATTGTAAATTAATAATTGCAAAGTAATATTTTTATATTGCTGTTATTATACCATGAACAATATAAGACTAGGAAATGAACAATTCATTTACCGTTATCTTCTTTACGTCTTCCGAATACTTGATTCATACCAAAATCAGTTACCACCCAATCGCGCCCAAATTTCCGAATAGAGCCAATAGGAAACCGATTATGTGCCTTTCTCAACGTTGAATCGTCAATTCCCCATTGTTCACATGCTTCAGCAGATGACATGATCCTTGGGTCATTTAAATCGATTGTATTATGTTGCTCATTTTCAATATTAAAAGTTTCTTTAATGATATTCTCAAATTCTTTCTTTGGGTTATCACAATTAAACACTTCTCTAAGTTTTTCCTGCGTCATGATTGCTTTAAAATATTGTTCCATTTCTTCTTCTTTATCGTATGACTGGAAAGACATTTCTGCAAATGTTTCGATATCAAAAGAGTGAAGAAGAACAGCCTTATTAGTGCATATATCCGTATCAACCAAGTAAAAATTATCATCAATTGCAATAAGTCCGACATTATCTTTTTCAACAAGATCACTAGAAACCACTTTAATCATTTAATTTCCTCCATTTTTATTATATTTATACAATATTCACTCTAGCGTGAAATGTCAATATAAATTTATCTTTTTGTTTGGGTAAAGAATATAGATATTTCATTTGTATTTAACTTGATTCTAACTTGATTTACAACTTAACCATCAACCAAAAACCTTGTTATTGCGTGATTTTTTAACTTGCATTTAACTTGCATAATGACTTTTTTATAACTTATTTATCAAGAAATAAAATGCAAATTTCATAATGATTTAATACGGCTACTGTTATACAATTTTCTTAACCTCAGACCGCAATCCTTCAATAATTCCCTCGTGTTTTAACTCTCTGTTATTCGTAAAGCGACACAAATAATAATTGTAGACTGTTTCACCATACCCATTTGTTCCAGCAATTTTAAATGGTTTTCTTATTCTTATGTTTCCTATGTTTGGTATCGTTACCTCACAGTGAATATTTACTCCCTTTTTGTCATCTTTTAGTTTAAATTCGTACCATGTGTTTAGACTACATTTATTATTACATATAAACGAATGAATTAAGTCATAAAATTCTTTATCGCTCATTATTTATTTATCCTTTCTGTTATCATAAAAGATACGTTTTAATACCTTTTGACTAGATAGAAAATCTGCAAGTTTTCTATCTAGTCGATATTAATAATCTTTTATAATTCCATGTCTTGTGCGTCCTCTAACGCTGAGAGTAGACCGTCAAAATCTTCAGACTCGCCGTACATATCTGCAATTGCAAGCACAGTTTCAAGTGACACACCATAATCTTCTGCAAGTGATTCAAGGTATTCCCTTCTGTTTGTATATCCATTTTCTTGATAAATATTTTGATTGTCCATTTGTTATCTTCTCCTATGTATTTGTATATTCTTTATATTTATTATTGTATCATCATTGTTTATATATGTAAAGTTTTTTTTGTTTTTAACATAATTTATTTTCAAGTATCGAAATAAAAGATATTTTTTATAACTTTGGCGAGACCACCCATAACTAAAGTCATGGGTGGTTCAATTAGTAAAACTAGAGAGGAATTATCCTCTCCTTATATTACATTTTGCCTTCCCCAACTCAATTTTACTGATCCGTTTTCGTCATACTCTTTAGTAATGATACTATTGAATATGTCTAAACTGATTCCAAACTCATCAAATATATCTGCATCTTCTTTGTACTCACACTGTTTCACAAACTCATTGATCCGCTGCTTTGCCATTAATAAAGCTAGGATATTTTGCTCCAGCGTATTCGTGTACGTTATAAAATGTATTGTCGTTTTATTCTTGCTGTTTAAGCGTGTAAAACGTCCAATATACTGCATCATATTTGCAATGTTATATTGTAGACCCTCACATATTGCAACGTCACAGGAAGGGATATTAACGCTCTCAGATAGGCTCATTTGAGTTGATACCAGTATTCCATTCTCTGTTGCTTCAAATTCTTCAATAATCTCTGTACGCTTTTTGAATGACGTTTCACCAAGTATAAGGAATACTTTTCGATCTGAAAACTCGTCTCTTAACTTGTGAAAATAATAAGTAGATGCATCTATAAAAGTTGTTCCAATTGCAACCTTTTGATTATCAGCATTTTTGATAATGTGTTTAATTTTTTTATATTTGTTTGGTTCTTTATATCCATTATATTCCTTTAATTTATGAGGAATGGAAACGGCTTTTTGTAACAATTGAATTTGTTGAATAATCCGTAACATGGCATCTTTACGGTAATTGCCTGTTGTTCCGTAGTATGATCTAACCATAGTGTGAAACTCTTCCATGATTTGTCTATATACTTCTTTTTCGTTTTCATTTTGGTTGATCCGATGAGTGACAAATTCGACCATATCTTTATTTAACACTTCGAACATACTTCTAACTATAATTGTTTTTTCAATTAGTTTGATCAATTTATCCGAATGATATATATCTTGATTTGCTTTTTCTACTCCAAAAACTGTTGCTTTCTTAGGAGAAAAACAAGCAGAAAACAATGATTGATTATATGCAGGAAATGGCTTCATGTAATATTTATTTTCATTCTCTTTTAACTCTCCTGTTTTTTTATCCTCCTGTTGGATCGTTGGACATTCGCAGATAAAGTTATTGCTGCTACCATACAAAATCATAAATTGAGGATACAATTCATTAGCATTATTTTTTGTCGGTGTCCCACTTGCCAATAGTTTATATGGAACACGCTGAAACACACTTGTAACGGCTTTTGTCGTTTTTGTGCTTGGATATATACAACGATGTGATTCGTCTAATATTAAGGCAATTTTACGCGACTGTAGACGAATATAATGTTTAATATGTTTTTGATACTTAACAAGCATATTAAACGAGAATAAAACAGTATCACCTTGTTTTAAATTTAGTACATCTGACAATGATTCAATTTTTTTATATTTGATTCCATATTGGTCTAACCGTTTAGTCCATGTCATTTTAATTGAAATACTAGACGATACAATAAAAGTGTTTCTAATGTGCTTATGTTGATTCATGTATTTCATCCATGTTATTCCTGCTTCTGTTTTACCTAATCCGACATTCCAAGCTAACAATGCTTTATCTTTTTGCAGAATTTTGCCTAGATCTTCTTTTTGAAAATCCTTTAATTGTATTGTCTGGTTAGTCTCATTATTATATAATCTAAAATTTTCTAACCATTCTGTTATAAGTGGATTGTTACCTATTTTTTTAAATGATTCGGATTGCTGACATGATTTTTTAACCTTTCTGTTATACAACTTTTTATAAGTCTGATCATCAAATGGGTAACTGTTACTTAGTATCATATCAGTGAATGACATTTCTTTAACACCAGTATACTTTGACAAATATATCTTATCTTTTTGTGAATAACCTTTTAGTCGTAAACCATAATTTGTTTTAACTAGCCGTATCTCGTCACGTTCGCTGTTATGTTGATTCTTGATAATGCGTTTAAGATAAGATAAAACTTTTTCTTTGGTTAGTCTGACTTTTTGCCATTCATCAAATTTCATACCTTCAGGCATAGTTTGAGTATGATACCTGTTAACATATTCTATACATTTGGCATAGTTCTTATTGATATTTGGATTACGCTTAATGTCATACAGATATTTTGTAACTTTAGCCTGAAACTCTAAGTCATCGCTGTTACTATGCAAACTCTCAAAGAAAAGTTTATGTTTAACTTTTTCCTTTTGTTCGATAACTGGTTTTATGTATGTGTTATATATAAAATCGCTGCTCTTTTGGTCTATTTCTGTTATTAATAATTGGCTGCTATATGGTTTATCGACTGTTATGTGTTCAGACTTCTTTTGAAAGAACATGATTTTAGTACGGTACGAGGATACGCCAACATTTTTAAAAACATCCGAAGGTAATTCAACCTGATATATAAAGTTGAATCTATTGTTAATAGTTTTGATCATTCCTGAGTCTGTGAAATCGTCAACAAGGAATGAAACAGGAACAATCAAGGCAAGTATTCCAGCAGGTTTGAGAACGTCATAAGCCTTTAGACAGTAGTATAACTGGCTTAAATACTCTTCTTTACCTACATTCCATTTTAAATTAAATGGAGGATTACCTAGTACAAGATCAAACGAAACATTAGTAGCCCAGTTCCTTATGTCATCGGCTGTTATATTGATATCAGGATAAAGGAATTTTGCCACCTTGTAAGACCTGATATCAATTTCACATCCGTATACATTGGAATGATTGGGAAGCCAGTTAAAGAAATTCCCCATGCCACACGTCAAATCTGCAATTAGATCATGATTCGATGGTTTCACGCAATCTACAAGGAATTTAGATACATCATGAGGAGTGAAAAAGGCTCCTAGTTCAATTTCTTTTTTTGCTTCACTAAAAGCATGATAAGAATCATAATCATAATAATTTAAGCCGTGGAGACCGCCAAAACCTGTATAACTGTTATAGACATTTTCGGCTGTTATATTATACTTTGTTGTAAGGTTATTCTCAATAAGGTAAAGAATTTTTTCGTTAATCTCTTTACGCTTATTTTGCGGAATGACAGTATTAGATATTTTATACATTTGTATCACCTTATTTCTAAGGAGCCAACAAGGATAGTGCTGGCTCCTGTTATATGCTGCTGTTATTTAAATCAATTCAAGAATATGAACATCATAAGGATTAACAAAAATAACTAATTGATACTTTTTATTATTGAATTCAAAATACCCAAAACACTGTTTGCCATTGTCTATAACGTCTGTTAAATCTCTTGTGTATGTCTTTCTTTTATATTCGAATGATACCCACTCATTATAAAAACTTCTTTCAACATATTTGAGCATTAAATGATATACCTCCTATTGTGAGCCGCTAACCTTTACCATTGATTCAGGAAAGCGGCTGTTATTATGGTCTACTGCTGTTATGCTGATTTCTGATTATATCCGCAATACTCTTTAGCAAATTGTGTAGATAGTTGATTAGATTTAAATTCGATTTCTAATTTACCGTTTTTCAAAAACTTAATTGATTTAACCTTATCTAATGTCATAGGTTCATAGCGTTCATAATTCGCTTGGTTTCGCTCGTTATTATAGCCTATATATTTACTGTTCAATTCTTCATTGCCTTTTATAGAACCATTATCAAAATGTTGTAATGCGTTAAATATGTCTATGCTTTTTCCACTTAGTCTATGTTCCCTCCATATGGAATCAAAATGAGAAAACCATCCATCGATAATTAACTTGTTGTTTTTAATTGTTATTTTATCGCTATTTATAACTGTTTTTTTAGCATTTCCTTTTATCTCTTGCACGGCTTTTTCAGTAAAATTATAACCATCAAGTTGAATCATAATCTCATCTATAATATTTTGATATGTTACATTTAAGTCATATTTCCTTTGTATTTTGTCATAATCAATTGTTACATTATATTTATCATTAAACCAATTAGCAATATTACAAATAAATTTATCTTTAATATCTGATGAAATTTGCTTGAAGTCTCTTAATTTATAACTTTCCAAATATGTATTTGTCGACTTTTCCCTGTGCCATTCACCATTTAAAATGTCGAGACCCGAAACTTCTTTAATCTCGTTTGAAAATTTAATCATCAAGTCGATTGCTTTTTTATATTCTCTTTCTTCATTAATGCAGTATTCCAGATCATCAGTGGCAATTTTTGAATCTGTTGTGACTTTCACGTTATCAAATTTAGATAGAATATCATCAAATGTGCTCATTGGTTTGATTTGCTCCTCTTCTTGTATTTGTGGCTTCGCTTGTATAACCGTTTTAGTTTGTTCGTCTGCTTGTTCGACATTTCCAAAGTCATGATAAATAACATTGTCTTTTATTTGTTCAGTTGTTTCCTCTTGGCTCATTTGTATGTCTGCTGTTATATCGTTTTCAGATTCTACAATTAACCCTAGAAGCGTTTTAACCTCGTCTATGATACTTTGACCGTTTTTCGATTTACTGATTAGTTCAGAGGCTTTTTGCTTGCTTATTTTTAATTGTCTTGTATCCAGTTTAGTCGCACAATGTAAAGCCCATAATTGCTTGCTAGTGGCCTGATCCGCGATATCTGTTTTATATGTATTTGTGTTATTTTGCGCTTGCTCTTGTGGCTGCTCTGGTGTTTTCTCACTTGTTTCAATTTGTGGAGCATCCGACATTTTTTGTTTACGTTTAGTCTTTTTATATACTGTTTTTTCTATTACCTCTGTAACCTCTTGGAGTGTGTAAACGTTGGCCTTTCCTTCTTCCATTTGCTTTTTAATTCGTTCCAATGGCTGATAATATCTTTTTACACTTGCACCGTTTAAACGCTGATAGCCTCTTTTTTCACTGCCTAACAACTCATAAGTAACGCGAACCTGTTCGCCTACAGTATAAATATCTGTTACGATCCAATAGTGTCCATGATATGAAAAGGAAAGTATATCATTTACGTTAATTGTTTGATCTTCTTTTAAAACTGGTTTAATGACTTTCTTTTCAACTTTTACAATCTCTGGTTGTAAAGCGTCTGCATCGGTCAGAATCGATTCAATTTTGTTAATGAATGCATTAACCTTTTCGGCTTTTTGTTCGGCTGCTGTTTTAGTTTTATCTTCCCAGTCATATTCATTTACAGAGAAAACACCCTTACCCTTTGCGATGATTTGACCATCTTTTTCTATGTGCCATGAACAAGCTTTTGGATTAGCATGTTTAAATGTTGGATAAGTTTCTAAAATTGTATATTCTGGTTCAATTCCTGCCTTTTCTTTTTCCTTTTCAATGAGAACAGCACATGAAGCTTTTTCATTTTCTGTGCTTGCTGGATCATTCATCAAAGCTTCAAGCTTTTTGATACGTTCGTTAGATACGTATTTTTTGCTGTTATAGTTATATTTTTTAACTTGATAACCGCTGTAATATGTGTTGTATTGATCAATTACCAGAATATAACCGTTCTTTTCTGCAATACCATCCCAAGAAGCAGGATCATAATAGTCAGTCATGGAATCGCTTCTATCTTCTTTATATCCGTAAATTTTCCATCCTTTTTCTTCTAAAGCGTGGCAAATTCTTACCTTAGCCTCTCTTTTGTCGCTGTAATGCATATTAGACAACTCCTTTAAACTATGTATTTTGCTTACCTCCTCCACTCTTTATGAGTGGAACGCTGCCAGCCTATTGGTCTATTTAAACTCGCTGGCACGAGTTATTGAGTTATGGCAAAATCTAATCGATCCATACCGTTTATACCGCTGATTTTGATTAGTGTTACTCGGTTTTTGTGGTATAAATCATGTTTTTTCATGTATTCATCAGAAAGTTGATAAACATTTTCTATTAAATATAATGAACCGAATTGTTCCACAATTTCACCTTTTACATATTTCATTTTTTATCCTCCTATAATTATTTGTTTAATATAATTATATTATAAACCAAGGATTTATAATTGTAAATATGTTTTGCATATTTTATTTATTAAAAAGGTAATGAAACTGAAATTTTATTACCCTATACGATATTCAATTCTTGATAATATCTAATATCCTGATTTGTAATTGATTTAAAACAATTTCCATCGATACATTGCCAGAGATTAACCAGACTTATTTTTATTTCTTTGTCGGTTTGTTGTTTAAATATCGGCATTATTTCTGCTTTATATTGTTCTGGTGTGATCTTTTTTAGTTTATCAATAGGATTTTCTTTTTGTTCTTTTTCTTCTTCTTTTTCTGTTCTGCTCAATTTAACCTTTAATTCTTCGGATACTCTAATAAAGTCTTTAATACCTTTTATGTAGTATGGAATCGACTGACCAGATATTAAGCAATCCTTTACCATTGCTTCAAATGCTTTATGAGGATCAAGTTTGTATTGAAGTAGATACATTGTACATTCATGGCGCATGTTTTCAATATCTCTTTTAGTTCGTCTTTCACGTTTCATAATTCAAAACCTCCATTTATGTATTTTATATTTATAATTATAAAGCAAGATAACCACTTTTGCAAGTGGTTTTATTATTTTTTATATATCAGTTTTATCTATACGTTTTTCGTCCTGTGTATCCCATTTCATATACAGTCCATTCACCTATTTCTTCTCTTAGCACTTCCTCAAGAATTTGGAGGTATTCTTTCCCATAGTGAGTATTGAAACAAACTCATTATTGCTTATTTATACTTGGATCGGCTCCAAGCGTACTAATCTCTTCATGTATAAAATTTAGTCTTCAAATAATACTTTTCTAAGGTAATTTAAACAAATTCGTTTAATTTTTGTCATCTCATTGTCATTAACATGTTTGCTATGATCTCTAAACATATTGTGAAACTCTTCTGAATTAACAGGTTCATCGAACGTACTAAAATGATCCGTTAAAGCTTTAACAACTAATTCCTCGCTGAAATCAATTCCCTTATAATTAAATTCTACATGAAAAGTACTCTCACAACATTCTCTTACATAGTTATTCCAACTTTCGTATGTACCTTCCTGAAATTCTAGTACGCTCGCCTCTGTTTCTTCGTTAAAATTCAATGTTAATACTTTCATAAAATCGCCTCCGCTATTATTTTATCATAATTTTAAATGGTATTAAAGTTTATCATTTATTCACTCTTTAATCTCTTTATCGGCAACAAAGTATCTTTTCTCTGTCCCCGAAATGTCATTAATTCACCTTCGCGCAATCCTCCAGCCGTTACCCTGATTGTTACAGTGTCTTTATAAACTCGAATAACTTCGACATTTTGCTTAAATATAGTAGAATACATCATTGTATATGGTTTTATTTCTTGCATATATGTTTCAACCTCCACAAAATAAATAACTAACTAAAACCATTATAAACCATAAACGTATAAAACGCAATACTATTATTATATATTTTACTCTTTAGATGTAATCAATTTAAAAGGCCAACAAGCCTATTTAAACGGATGCATATGTACAATAGTGGAATAATCGCGGAGCAGGTTATAAACGCTTAGAATGGTCTGTATAGGCTTTTGAGTGGATGGAATGAGATAAGATGAAGAAAAAAAGAAAAGCCACTTGTTAGGCGGTTTAATAATTATTTTTACTCATTAAAAATTGTAACAACTCATCTTGTGTTAACTCTTTGATCGATCCATCTACAATCAATTTATCAATGGGCAAAGTAAACATGATAGATTCTATATGACTTCCTCTTTTTGAGTTAAAAGCCATTTTTATCACCTCATCATTATTATACACTTTGAGTAATAAAATTAAATTTTATTGTTTTGTTAGACCACATTCTTTATAAAATCGTTCCCTCATTTATTCCTTTAAAGATTCGATATTTAATAAATCATTTTCAAGTTCATTTTTACGACTAATTAATTGTTTTTTGATGTTTATGTTTGATTCTGACTCAATACTTTCTCCAATTACTTTTAATTCCTCTTTTACAAACAAATACGCATAATGCAGAAATTTTTGATTCATATATGCTACCTCCCATTTTACAATACAATATATTTTAATCTTCACTAAAAATTAGAAGGGAAACAATTCCCCTCTAATTTGTTTTTCTTTTCTTCCCTGTACCATTGCACCTAAAGCACTTTCCGTTTTCGATGTGATGATAATGCATGATTCTTCCTTTGCCATTGCAAAATACGCACTTGTCATTTTTCGTTACTAATGGATGATTAGGGAAGTTTTTACCTTCCCAAGTCATTAAGCATTCAATGGAGCAAACTTCCCAACCGTCAGATGTTACAATGCCTTCCCCTTCATCAAATTGTTTTTTATTGCAGCATACACAAGTTTGAATAAAGATCGCGTTAGCAGGAATAATGCCAACATATGCAGGATTGTCATTATGAAAAAACATTCTAACCGCCTCCTATGTACAAACCTTATATCTACATTATATACTTTATATTTATAAAGTCAATACATAAAAAGTCATTTTTTATATTTTGTTTATTTTATTTTCAATTAAATAACGTCTAATTCCTTATATGTATCACTATAAATGTCCCAACTTTTGTGATCATGCCGATATCGCCAACTCGCAATGTATGTCCTTTTGTTTTACTCCGATAGATACGAATAGTTACTGATTTATCAGTAAGAGAACAAACCGTTCCTTTACAAAGAATATCGCCAAACATGCTATCTTTACATTTTTTTGCTTCCTTTTTATAACTCTATAATTCCTTTTAACTTTATTATCTCCTCATATGCTCCAGCAGGTAAAGAATTAAATTCTATAACATACCCGTCGTTATCCTGATATTCGTTATCACTGGAGATTTTAAATAAAAATGCGTGCTTATCGATAATGGCAAAAACCTTGTCATATAACTTCCCTGATTTATCCATAAGTTTGAATCTATACATTTTCTTTTCCTCCATTCGTCTAATAAAATCAATGTTTTAAAGGTAAGAGGGAATTAACTTTCCCTCTTATGCAACATTCAGAAACAATACATTTACATTCAATTTAGATAATGCATTAACCTTTTCCATCATCTCTTTTAATTCACTGTCATTTCCATAATTAGCCATTTTTGCAACTGCTTCATGATATTTTTGGTCAATGATATAGTAAAGTGTGCTATCCAATCCTATGTATAAGTTATCGAAAAATTTATTCAATGCGCTATTGAATTTTACGTTTAAATCAACTTTGCGATTAAATGGTAAGTTGCTAACCAGTTGAACATCGTTTATAACCGCCTTAGTTTTATTGTTAACCTTTGCAGTAATGCTGTTTTCGCTGAGTTTAAAAACTGTCTCGTTAAGGTTCAATGATCCGATTTCTTGAATCTTCATTTTGCTGACCTCCAATTGTATTATTTATTTATATTTCTATATTATTTCTTTATATATATAAAGTCAAGCATTATTTTTCATTTTTTATTTTTATATGAAATTAAATTTTATCTTCAATGGTTTATAAACTCAAACGAAACAATATCAACATAATCTATAATATTTAAATTTCCTGTATATTCAATGATTACATTCAAGCCTCTAAAACGGTCATTAAGATGTTTTAATACCTTTTGATCCTCCTTATCACTCTGCATGATATCAAGTACCCAAAACGATCCTGAAGTGTCTGAAACCGTAATAGCGTAATAGGTGTTAGATTGAGTATCATAATAAACATAATCGATAGTTTCAAGAGTTTTAGAGATTTGTTTGCAAGCGAATGCTTGAGATGAGAAAAAGGAAAATAGGATAAGAGAAATAAGAAATAGTTTTTTCATTTTGATTATCTCCTTTAATTTATATTATTTACTTTTCGTGATGTGCATAAGCTGCCAGTGATAACTCAATAGATCCTTTGCCATTTTTAGATTTAACATATAGTTTACCATTGAGCAGATAACCTGATTTATACATAATGTTTAACCTCCTATAATTGATTTTAAGATGTATTTGCTTATTCTCCGCTTGTAAGTCGTTTAACCATATTTTTATCGTTTAAAAGCCATTCTGGAATCATATCCGTAAACAATAAGACAAATATGCTTGCACGTTGACGACAAAATGAGATATTTTTATTGAGTGCATATGTAAGCATGGATTTGATGTGTGCTGTACGGTTGGCTCTTGTATTCTCGTTTGTGACATCAGATAAAAAAGAATTTATATCCTCTTGAGTAATGGAAATAGCGTCTTTACCGTTTAAAAACTCCATAAAATTACCGCAAGAACATTTATATTGCGCCCAAGATGATTTATGTTTCGGATCGGTTTCATAGTTTGGATATTTAGAGTTTCGGAAAGATTCAAGGTATTTTTGGTTGACATTGGTTAGCTCAAAAGTTTTAACTTGATTAGACCAAGCTTGTTTATTTGCATCTGTGACAGTATATTTTTTACGTTCGTTTGTTTGTGAAGAATCTAGAGGATTAGGTTTAACTGGGTTAAAAATGAAATCAAATTCGGCTTGAACCATTTCTATTGATTGAGTCATAATAGTATACCTCCAATATATTTTTTAGTTGCAACGGATCAAAGCATTACACATTTGATTGACAGTGATATCACCATTCTGGATGTCTTCTCGGATGTCGTCTATATCGCCACCATAAGCGTCAGCATAATCAAGGTAACATTCGATAAGATTAGAAACTGTTGGTTCAATGTCATAGTAACCAGAAGTTGTGAGAGCTTTTTGGATTATGTTTGTCATTTTAATCACTCCATATTTTTATATTTTATTTATATTTATATAATAAACGCTTGAGTTATATTTGTCAAGCGTTTATTTTACTTTAGTTTCTGTCAAGATAAAATTTATTGTCCTTTTTGATAACCCGATTAAAAGAAAATACATTTTGTATAGGCTCATTTATGGCTTTGCTAATTTTGATCATAGTTTTAACATCTGGATTATTATCTTTAAATATTTGATTGATACGCTGCTTAGATACTCCTAATAATTCACCTAGCTGTTCTTGAGTCAATCCTTTTTCTTTTGTAACTTCTTTGGCCTTGTTTTCAAATCCATCTGCTTTAAATATTTCAAGTTGTTTGTCAATATATTGATTTGCTTCATCATCATAATATTTTTCGTTGCATACTGTACATTGTTCGCATGGTATGTTTTCGACAACAAATATTTTACCGTCAATTTCAAATTCTAAAGTGTCTAAAAAGTTATTGAAGGATTCAGATCTGCATTTGATGCATTTCATTTTTATGCACTCCTTTTAGTTTATGATAAGGCTATGAACTATTTATTCATAGCCGTGATGATAATAATTAGTTCGTTATCTTGTATTTCTATTGCTAATCGGTGATTGTTTATTCCTCCTGCAATCTTATATGTATGTACTCCATCGCTTGATACATCTTCTCTTATTAGCCTTTTTGGATTTTCTAATATGTCTAGGATGTCGTTTCGAGTTAATTTGCGTTGCTTTAGTCTTATTAGTGCATGTGAAGTGAGTTTGTACTTTCGTTCAGATGCTAAACGTTTGATTAAGATAAATAGTTCATCCTGAGTCAATTATATCACCACCTTTTGTATAAGTCAATTATACACTTTACTATTTGATCAGTCAATATATTTTTATTGTTTTTGTATGTTTTATTTAAATGATTTATTTTGTGAATCTTATATAAAAGATCAGGAAATAAAAAGAAAAAGCCCTAGTGGTGGGCTTTATATCTATCTATTTATTCATCTTTTTTACAATAATAATAATAATTCAAATTTAGCATTGTTTTGAAGGTTACTGTTACACTAAATCTATCGACTTTACATACAGTGTGGTATGTATTATTCATTGACCGATCAAGACAAATTGTGGTATATTATACAGCTTCAATAATTTTTTCTATTAATTCTTCGTCAAAACATACTGCTCCGTCATATGTTCTAACAGCCATGATATTGTTTGGTTCTAGTACCATTTCCCACAACCAGCATACAATGTCATGATCATAACCTTCGGCAGAATCAACAATATTTGTAGGATTAAAAGATTCAAATATTTCTTCTGCATCGACAGTTAACCAATATCCCGTTTCAGACAGAGACCCAAAGTATTCATTTTCTTGACACTCAATCCATTTGTTGATAATCAAATCTTTTATATCATAAATATCAACAGTTTTATCTGATGTGATAGTATATTCATTTTTGCCGTAATTTTCAACTTTGTAACGATCTTCTGCGAACATTGCATGACCCCAATCGGACATGGGAGAGTTAGAGTTGGTAAAGCGATAATATGTTGTTAGTTGAGTTGACATTTTAGACACTCCTTTAAGGCACAGTAAAATTTTTTAAAAATAAGCCCACAACATAATAGTGCGACTGTTATAGGCTTATTCTTTATTGTTTATATTCTCTTTAAATTGATCAAAAACCTTTTCGGATTTATAGTGAGCCACGAAACTTTTGTGTAGTTCCAGTTCTTTTATTAATTGCTCGTTATCTTGCTTTATTTGACTTATACGACGTTTTTCCGACTCGGACATGATAAACGACATATCTGTGATATAATCCTCTATAATCGGCTCATTGTTGGCGTTATAAACGGTATAGTATATTGAGATATTATTATAATCATGGCTTTTATACAAGTTTGCTAATTCGTGCGCTTGCTGTAGGTTTTTACATTCGAATTTGATTATATTATCATAATTTATATTTATGTCTTTGTCATGTTTGGTGTGTTCGACTATGTATTTTACTGTATAGTTACCTTTTATCCATATTCCGTTAGTGATTGATACGTTGTTATCAATGGGAGATGCAAATAATTGTAAGTCAAGTCGTAAGGCGTTTTGAGAGGCTGGAGCACTAACAGCCTCTATATATTCGGGATCAAAGTCTGATTGAATGCAATAGTTATATGCCTCATCATAGGAAGAGAATGAACGGTTATATGCTGTGTATGTATTATTGTTTGTTGTTTCGTCTTGAGTGTTGGAAGTTTCTTGCATATTTTCAACTTTCGGAAATAGTCTAACATCTGACAACATTTCTTTTTTGACTTCAATCAATTTTAGTTCCATTTCTTCTACACTTGCACCAGCTTGATATAAGTCTAATATTTGATTGATATAACCGTAACATAGATTTTTATGAGTTGTGTTTGTCTGGTCAATCATAGATAATAATTCAACGTGACAACGGTCATAACATTGACTTTTTGCTTCCCTGATTTCAACGTCTAAAGCCTTTTGAGATTCAGAAACAAACATTTTCACAAGTTGTTCACACTCATATTTTACGTATGAGTTATATTTTCGTGATCCTTTGCTATTCTCGGTTACAACTTTAATTGAGTTAGTAACGACGTTGTAAGTTACATTAGCAAATACGTTGATCATATCAAGGGAATAATGGGCTTTATTAGCGTTGATACGAAAGCGGAAATAGATAGTATTGTTATGTGTATTAATGGACATTACGCGATTATTAAAGACATTTTCGTAATCTGTAGCAAAGTCAATTATATACTGAGTTAATGTTTTCATTTGGATAACCTCCTATAATGATGCGGACTAGACTCACCCCTAATTCTTGATTATTATATTACAGGATGTGAGTTAATTTGTCAAACACTTTTTTATATTTTTTATTTTTATTTGTTTAATGTTTTTATTACATTATATAGCGTGTAAAATGATAATGGATATAAAGAGTAAGTAAAGGCCATATAAGAGGATATGAGCAAGGATAGAAGCTTTGTGAGTAGATATAGATAGATAGGATTGTATGAGGAGTTTATATGTCCTGTGAGGTGGAGTTATGGATTGTCCATGTAATAGTGCTAATAAAAATATAATAAAAAAGCCTATAGAGATAGGCTTTAAACGTTTTATGTATTGTATTATCTCATTATGAGTCAATACTAACGGTTATGGGATCTAGTCCGTAAAATTGATATAAAGCTTATAATGATTGTCATAACTGCTAGTATATAAACACTGTAACGTGTAATATCAGAGTCACTAGAGGATATAGAGCATATTAAAATGATGCTGGTAAGGATTGATAAATAATTAACAATATTGTGCTGTTTAAACATGGCGTTTCCTCCTTTTCGGATTTATTTAATGAATAGTTGCATATTGATACATAGGAGTTGTATAATAGAATGGAGGGAAACAGGAGAACCGAAGTTCTCGCTGTCTCCTTGGTTGAGCTTTAACGCTTGTGGTGTCTATCCTTACGCGGAGGGTAGGCGCCATTTTCTTTTTGCTGTTCTAGTTGTTCTAAGCGTTTTAACTCTGCCTCTTTTCGTTTATCCTTCCACCGTCTGTATTCATCTAAGATAAATTTAGTTAGTGTTAGGATAAAGGATAAGATTGCAATAAGGGTTTTTTCATCCATTCGAGTCCTCCTATGTATCAGATTTCCCTTACAAGATAATAATACCATTTTTATATATATAAAGCAAGTATATTATGTTTATTTTGTATATTTTATTTGTTTGTTGTAGGTGATGTTGTTGTGATAAAGTTGTGGATATAATGTGATATAGTGATAAGATGTGATATAGATAATGTATTTGTATATGTATGTATTTGCAATTGTATATATATAAAGTTTTGATGATATTATATGTATATATTAAGTTATTATATGTGTATATATTTATATGTATTTGCAATTGTATATATATGTATATGTATTTGTTAACACTTGTAAAAATGGACGCATGTTACTATACGATTTGTTTATCTATTAAACAAAGTTCTGGTAGTCTGCACTGGTGGTCATTAATGGTCTAGTATCATTCTGCACTGATCGATAAAACACTTATTTTAACCTAATTAAGCTGGCATCATAGACCAAAGCAAGATTAGTAAATTTTAACAAATGGTATCTATTTCCATAACCCATGACTAATAATTGTTAGTCATGTGTTTTTACTAGTGTTTACAAGGCTTTTTACATCTCTTACAATATAGGTATGGGGGGTATATTTACAACTAAATCAACCATTTATTTCCATTTTACGCTGTGAGCACTTCCATCCACACCTCCAACTAAAATTACCAATCGATTACACTATTACACTAAATTTACATCAAAATACCAATTTCACTTCTCATCACACTCTACTATAATCGTATCTATAATCGTATCTACTATATTCACCAATTACAAATATCCTTACAATTACTACATTTTTAACACTCATTACCTCATGGAACTTACCATATATTTCTTCACAATTTCTCCATAATTAACAAATTTCACATCTCTAATATCTAATTTTCCCTTGTTCTACCTATACTTTCACGATTAAAACTATCTATTTGACCACATAATGCGACTCTTAAATCACAATTTTACCATTATAATATCTAAGTTTTTTCCGTCCACATTCATCAAAAATTATATAATTGTCGATTATAGCTTTTCACGTTCCGATTTAACCTATATGAGGGGGGGATATTTTTAACAATGATATACATGAGTCAATGATATACATGAATATATACAGTATATTTAACAAAAAAGATGACTCACACTTAGAGTCACCTTGAAAGTTTATTATTCAACGTTACCAATATTCTTCAAAGTAGCCAGTATCTTATGCTTATAATCTGGATATATTTATATTTTTCTATTTTATAGCATACAATTTTTCACAATCATAAATTATCTACTTTAATCAACAAAAATGGATAACATTCTATTCCTTCATCATTATAAATCTTACCTATTCCCAACTCTGTCAAAAGAATTTTATTCGCTCTTTTTCTCTCTATTCCATATTTAATACATAATTCACCAATTATCTTTTTCATCTGTCTTTGCTTAGAGTCTTTACTTCCCTCAACTATTCCATCAATTAACTTCAATATTTCACTTTCGGTAGTCCACCCCTTTTCATCAATCAACTGTAAAGCAGCCTGCTCTAATTCCTTAGTTATCCTATGACTCTTTTCACTGACTTTCTTTTCCTTCATCTGAGGATATATTCTATTTGCTTCTTCTTCTCCTAATGCTCTAATAAACATTTCCTTAGAAATTCCTTTCATAGTGAAATGATTTCCTCTAAACTCTTTTGCCTTATTCTCTGTTTCAGACAGTGTTTCTTCTGAGTATGGGTGAATAGAATAAAAATTAATCAAATTCATGCTACTAATACTATTTTTGTTCTTATTCATAACTAATTCCTTTTTTGCTCTTTCTAATAATCTAACTGGAATCTCATGTTCATCTAATTTGTAAATATATTTTAAATATGTGAACAATGCTATTCGATCACCAACACGAGAAATATTGCTTTTTCCACATATCTTAGCGAAATGTCGAAGACTCATAAAAAATAAAACATTCGCATGTTCAATCGAATAATGTTCAGCAGGAATGTAATCTTTAGATATACTAATGAACTTCACTAAATCATCAAGATAATTTTTGATTAATCCGTATTGTATAGGATATTCTTGTGGAAAGTCTGGACTTTGTAAATATCGAATATTCTCGTCTAAATATTCAATTTGTTCTTTTTGCCATTCCGTTTGATGAAATTCAACTTTATATAATTCCCTTAAAAATTTTAATGATTGTATCCTATTACATTTTAAAATTCGCTCAATACATTTAATTACCATACCTGTCCCAAATGTACAGTTACTACTCTGACAACAATAAATATAATCACCAGTATCAGCATTTTTAAATATACTGGCACTCGGATTATTGTCTTCATGAAATATGCATCTAAAATTAGACGGAGTATCAATACCAAGTAACAAACCAATATCCTGTTTTTTAATATACTCCACAGTTTCACTGTATGTATAAAACTTAATTGGCTGAGGATTCAATATCTCATGTAATCTTTTGACATTCTTTGTTCTTATTAAACTCAGGTTTTTTTCTACGCTAATTAACTTTGGGGGGGGTTTTGGGGTTACAATAGCATTAAAGTATTTATCTAATGAATATTGTACTCCCAAAACCCCCTGATCAACAGATTGACTATATGTATTATGTATATTTAACTTATCTATATATGTATTAACATTTATTCTATTGTTGTAATCAAACACATATATCTCAGTGCCACCATATAACAGTCTGGCACGTTCAAAACACTTAGGATCGGCATCAGGATATCTGTCTTTATATTCCTCTAATATACCATCCATCAATTTATCATTGATAACTACCTCATCAAGCATAAACACAACTCTAAACTTATGATGATTATCAGTGTAGTTGAATGTTTTATACATGAAAGCAGCAGTTTCTTTAAATTCTTCTTTTGCTTGTTCCCATGTTTTTGTAATGCACTTTACTTTTACTCGCTTGCCATTGATTTTCTTGACAATTTCATTATCAAAGTCTAGACAAATCAATTGTTGTGACTTCCAGTATTCTTGTGATCTACTAATTTTTCCGTCAACTGTATGAAAATCCGAAAGTGTGAATGATTTTCCTTTTACAATTTCCTCTGCTAATTTTTCAATTGTTATATCTACAGGGTGATTCACAATACTATTGGTGACAATTCCAGCGTTGCTCGGTTTGCTTGTATAACATTTATCGTCTACTAATATTCGCATCACATCTCTCCTCACATTTAACAATCTACAAGAGAAGCCGTACTTACACGACTTCTCTTCTTAGTAATTCTTCTAACCTCGTATTTCTTCTCAAATTTTCAACTTTTCTCATAGCATGATTAATTACATCTGCTTGACAAACAATTACAACATAATCTGTTGCTCTTGTTACTGCCGTATACAACAAGTTTGCACTCATCTGAAATTTATGAGACTTATCACAAATAATTAATACCGCTTTAGCATTTCCACCCTGACTCTTATGCATAGTCAAACACCAAGCATGTAAAAGTTGAAACTTATCTTGTAGTGAGATTTTGATTTCGTCTGAATCAAATTTTACATACACTCCATTTTCATTAACTTCTTCTTCATCTCCAAATTCGTCTTCTTCTAGTTCATAGTTACTTTTGTTTCCATTGTATCTATCACGTTTAGGATTCCAGTCCGTAATAAGATCATAAACGATTCCCTTGTCTCCATTTACAATCTCAGTAACTTCTTTACTAACGTTCATGATATCATATGTATTTTTTATGTTTATTACATAGTCTCCAATACGTAATACCCCATCTTCCCCAAACTCAATCTCTTTTTTTAAAGGACTGGACGGATTTACAATTTGTTGTATTTCTTTATTAATAGTTATTGTTCCAAGCTTTCCTTTTTTAGTTGGACTGAGCACCATAATTTCTTCTGGTTTGTGATTGTCTAAAAATCTATTATAGTAATACTTATACCCATCACTCATCCACTCTTGCTCTGTACAATGAATCACCATGTTTTTTCCATATACAGCTCTACCATTGAAATCATTATCAATAAATTTTTCTCCTAGTCTAATTTTAGTGGCAATATCCAATATTCCACCTTCGCTTTGTCTAAAGACAATATCGAGTTTAGTTGTGGGAATAACTCCACTCTCAAGCATATCATGAAGGAGATTGCCACACTGGACGCTTGGTATTTGGAATGCATCCCCAATAAACAAGATTCTTGCTTCAGGATTTTTAATTTTTTTCAAAATTGAAGCATTAATAAATACATCGAGCATACTTGTTTCGTCAATGATAATATAGTCTTCAATAATCTCTATTAAATCTTTTTCTTCTTTATTTTGTCCATAGCCTATTGCTTTGTGTGCAGTAGATGCTTTTTCTCCAATATACCCTGACAGGATCTTGGCTGCATTTCCAGTCGGAGCAAGCCATTTTGCTGTAAGTCCTAGTTCTTTTAATAAATCACGTAACAATGATTGTAATTTTGATTTTCCACAGCCTGCGTAACCAACAAGTAAATGCACAGAATGATTCTTAACATTATAGAAAAAAGATTTCTGTTGGTGTGATAACTTAATCTGATGCTTCTCTTCCATTCGCTCAATAAATTCTTCTACATTAAAATTTAATTCATTTGGGTTCTTAAGTTTTTCTTTAATCCAGCTACTAATAAATTCTTCTGTCTTATATGTATTTTCTAAAGCAATCATAGTTCCTTCCAAATGTAATCCTTCTGTGTTTTTTATCTGTTGTTGAATCAACATATCTTCAACCTGTAATAATTCAACACTTTGTTTTAATAGTTCATCTTCTTCTATGTATGTATTTCCTTTTCCTTGTTCTTGTTCTATAACATGTCGTATTCCACTCTGGATTCGAAATGGACTTTCAAACACTTTTTCAACAAACATTTGTTCTGCTTCTTTTTTATTTATTTTTCCTGCCTCAAGCAATAATTCAATTTCTTCTTTAGCCATATTTCTAGCAATTGCGTCTGCTTTTTTAAATCCAATTCCATGAATTCTAGTCAATGTATATGGATTATTCTTTACTTTTTGAATGGCAATTTGAGCACTACCGAATTCTTTCATTAATTTAACAATTGTGTCATAGGTGATACCATATTTACCTAAATTACTCAACAGTTCTTGATAATCTAAATTCTCAACAATTTTCTGTCTGACTCTTTTATACGTAACTTCCCCAAAACCTTTAATTTTTTTGTAATCAATTTTATCTTCTTTAAAGAGTTTAATAATGTCCTGATCTCCATAAATTTTGTAAATTTCATAAATTTGATTTTCAGTTATAAGTGCTCTAAGATAATCTTTTTGCGCTTCGGTTGTTTTCGGTAATTCCTGATAAACAGAGATAACATTATAACTAACTCCATATGTAGGATGATTTTCACCAAATGCTATTTCAGCTTTATATGTAACATCTAGATCAAGTCTTTGCATCTTTCCTTTTATAGTAATAGTTCCATATCTATTTAACTCTACTTCTTCACTGTCTGTTTTACAAGAATAAATATAAAAATCATTTGTTGGGTTAAAAGTTTTAGGATACAAACATTTTATCGGCGTTACATCTAATTTAATATTTTCCATATTTCATCTCCTTTGGATTATCTATTATTTTAATAGTCTATTTAATTTCTTAATTTTTTCTGAAGACATTCCAGATTTACCACTTATATACATGCTAATCATCGCACTACTTACTCCCAATTTCTCTGCTATCCATTTTTGTTTTAGTCCTTTTTGTTTAATAATCTTCTGGTAGTCCAACGGTATTCTCTCCCTTGTTAAAAATTTTTAAGTGAATAATAAAAATCGCACCTATTCGGTACGAATTTAATATAACATTTTTTATTTTATCAAGTCAACGTTTTATACATATTATTTATTTCGCTTCTAAATTCATTTTAATTTAAACAAGATTTCTTCACATCTATCCAATCATACTTAACTATCTTCATTTCTCCATACACTAAGATATTATTTTAATTGAAGTAAAATCACAAAAAATAAAACGAAATTATCACATCCATTCTACTCCACCATCCTCTCTATCTTCAATGCCAATTGATTATATACTCCAATATTCATCTCCTTTAACATCTCCAATAGTTCTTTTTTATTAACTAAGTCAAAAACTTCTTCATTAGCCTCTTTCATCATTTGAATTCCAGCACGAGTACTAAAGTCTGTTTCAGTTTGTGTATATCGATCAATCATAACTTGAACAGATTTATGACGACCCTGTTCCTGAGCACCCTTAATATCCTTCATCACATTTACACCGTAGTTAATTGCTACTTTACGTAAGGAATGAAAAGTAAGTCTTCTTGTTTTAGAGAACCCTAATCTGTTATTAATCCTGTGTAATGACTTTTCTACTTTATCTGGTTTAAGATTAGGGAACAATTTATCTGAATTGTATCTATTTTTAATTTCAATTAGCCGATGGTGTAATTCTTGTTCAAATGGAGCAATAACTTCTTCATCGTTTTTGTCAATCGTTTCAATTATGTACAATCCACTCTTCTCATCTTTGCTAATATTTGACCATTTCAAACTTAACAAAGCATTAAGACGTATACTTGTTTGTGCAGCCAACAAGTAACAAATATATAACTCTTCCCCATAATGGAGTTCATTTAATGCTTCTTTTGCAACCATTTTTACTTCATCTGGAGTGTAGAATCCATAACTTTTAGGCTTATTTTTTAAAGCAGAAGAATCAAAAATTAAATGATCTACATCGTAGCCATTGATTCGCAAATATTTATACAGAGAACGAATTGCGTATATTTTTCTAATGATAGAAGAATCAGTATTTTTTTTCTGTTTTAAATATTGTTTATATTTTTCCACATGCATATTTAAAAGTTTGACTCTTTTTCCTGTCACATCGGTTACTGTTTCAATTTCCTGTTTGGTAATATTTTCAATGGTCTTCCCATGCATAAACATAAAGAATTCATTTACATTTCGTATATACTCCATTCTTGAATTTTCTTTATATTTATTTATCCAAGTTATGAAAGCATCATAAACGGAATCAATATTTAAACTTTGTACAGTCGCTAAACTTTGCACTCATTATCTCCTCCTTTATTCATGATTAACATAAATAAAATATACACCAGTCAGTTGTTTTTGTCAAGTTTTTTATATTTTTTACTTTCTTTTTTTGTATATAATGAAGAGATATTCTCTTTAAAAAGTATTGACTTTAAAATATAAAAAATGCTAAATTATCAATGTAAGAAGAAATAACTTCTTGCCGAATCTAAATATTAGAGGGGATGATAAAAATGACGAATACAAGGGAGATTACGGATGGGAAAAAGTTCGAGACTTAATTGGCAGGATGTTTATTATGATGGAACACTAAAAGATTATGATTATGCATTTTGTGAGGAAACAGAGAGAATATTTAAACATAAAATTGATGAAGGATGGGATAGTATTGAAGAATTAGAGTTAGACTATTTGGACGATCTTGGAGACGATACATATAAGGAATGGAAAAGAGAATACATAAAAAAGAATAGGAATTAGAATATAATGAATTGGAGGACAGAATTATTGGCTAAACAACAGTCGAGCCTAAAATATATATTCAAAATTCATTCTTCAAGATTGAGAAAATCTAAATGGAATTTAAATCTTACGATACAGCAAGCAATTGAAAACGAAGAAATTGTTTCTTTGGCAGATAGTTCAGTTTTGCGATTTATTAGAGAAATTAATAATAAAAATAATAATACATATAATGATATAGAAAAAAAGATCAAAGAAATAAAAAATGAAATTAAACAAATTAAGAAAAAAGAAATTAATTCAGAAAATAAAAAAAAAATTAAGAAATTATATGATGATTTATACAATTTATTATTTGTAAAAGATTATGTTTGTATTGTGATTGATAGGATTCAAGATTATGACAGGATGAATTCAAAAAAAGGATTTTATATTAATGGAGTAAAATTTAAAAGATTGCTTGCTACAACTGGTGGAGCAAAAAATAGCACAGTAGTTTTTGTAAGTGCTAATGTATATGAAGAACTACAAGAAAGAATTGAAAATGGAAGAAATAAAAATAAAATGTTAGTTCCAGCAAAATTTGAGGCATATAAATCATTAGCTTGTAGTGCAAGTATTCCAGTTTCAAATCCAAAAGGAGTATTAGTAGTTAAAGATTGTGAAACGACATTTAAAGCAAATGTTATTAAAATTGATGACACTAAAAGTCAATATCCTATAATTACCGAAGAAAAAGACTATCTATTATCTCTTGTGGATAGTGATGGATATGGTTTGATATTGCCTTCATTAAGTGAAAAATGGTCAAAAGAACTGGGAGAAGATTATATTGCTAGTGGGTTTTGTATAAGAAATAGTTTTTGTAAAGGTATGCTATTTACTTTTGATTTTTTAGATTTTGCAAAAAATATCGCAAAAAACAACATTGTAATTGATGCTTGGGGAAATCAAAAAGACATTACTCAGGTGGAAGTTGTACTCACTACTTCCATGTTGAAATTATGGGATTCATATAATAGTATTGAACATTACTTAGAATGTTGTGAGAAAAATGGGTATACATTCAGTGTGACAAAAATAACTCCCAAAGAACTAGAAAATGAACGTAATCTTAATTATCAGTTTATCCAATCTCTTGATTTGAGCGATGTTCAAATCGATAAATTGATTGATCCAACAGTTGAAGAAATTAAAGATGTTTTAGGCGGAGATTATAGAAAAAGTATTTTATTTTTAAAAGGCTCACACGTAAATGAAGATATATTTAATAATAATGAATCCGACTTTGTAAAAGCATTAATGATTGAAAAAGAAATGATAAAAGATCCATTTGTTAAAAATAAAATCCATAATATGATTAAAAAAAGAATTAATGAAGCAAAAGTTGGAGTATTGAAAGTGAGGGGAAATTTTTCAACAATCTCAGGAGATCCATACTCGCTATGTCAAAGTATTTTTGATATGGAAGTAACTGGTTTATTGAAAAGCGGAGAGTTTTATTCTAAATATTGGAATGATAAAAATGTGGATAAAGTTGCTTGTTTCAGAGCACCAATGACATGCCATAATAATATACGTATTTTAAGATTAAAGAATACAGATGAAATGAAATATTGGTATAAATATATGGACACTTGCACCATTTTTAATTCATGGGACACTACTTCTCACGCTTTAAATGGTGCTGACCGAGATGGAGATACAGTACTTACAACAGATAATCAAATTATACTCAATGCTATCGAGGAACTTGACGCAATTATATGTGTGCAAAAAACAGCAGAGAAGAAAATCCCAGAGGAGGCAGACTTAATTCAATCAAATAAAGATAGTTTTGGTGATGAAATAGGTTCAACAACAAATCGTATCACATCTATGTTTGATGTTCGAGCAAATTTTAGTAAAGACAGTAAAGAGTATAAAGAACTTGATTATCGTATTCGCTGTGGTCAAAATTATCAGCAAAATGCCATTGATAAGACAAAAGGCATTGAAAGTAAACCGATGCCTAAAGAATGGTATGATTATCACTCTAATAAAAATTTACCGTCAGAAGTTAGGGAATTTAATTTAAAAATCTTAGCTGATAAAAAACCTTATTTTTTTACTTATATTTATCCTGAATTGAGAAGAGTATATAGAAATCATGTAAATACATATGAAGAAAACTGTGTGGAGAATTTTCGATGTACGCTAAATGAGTTAATAAGTAAGTCAAATCACAATGAAAAAGAAAAAGAATTTTTACAATCATATTTTCGACATATGCCAGTTTCAATTAGTGATTCAGTAATGAATAAAATATGTCGAAAAATAGAAAATGTATTTGATAGAATTAAAGATAATTTTAAAACAGAAGATTTTGATTTTAACATTTTAAAATCACAAAAAAAATATAGTCAACATAGATATAATCAGGTTAAGAATTTATATGAAGAATACTTAGAAGATACAAAATTATTTATGCAAAAAATTAAAAAAGACCGAGTTTCTGATGAAGAAAAGCAACTTTCAAGGAGTTTGTTTAAACAAAAGTTTATAGCAAAGGCTCATTCAATATGCAATGATGCCGATGAACTGTGCAATATTGTTGTTGATATTTGTTATAAAAGGAATACTTCTAAACAATTTGCATGGGATATTTGTGGTGAGCAAATTATCAGCAATTTACTGAAAAGAAATAAAAATATTATACATATTCCTGTTCTAGATGAAAATGGAGATGTTGAATTCGGCGGAGAAACATTTAGTATGAAGAAAATTTTGATAGAAGGTGAGGAATTAAATGAATCTCATTTTAAATGAAAAAGAAGCGGCGTACAAAGCATTAAATGAAGGTTATATAGATAAGAAACCAACAAATACCATAAAAATACTAATAAAATATTATTACAATATGGGAATGAATAAAGAACAAGTAAGAAATTCAATAGAAGAATTTATGAAAAATAATTACAAGAGATTTAATTCGGTTAAATGGAACGATCTTCTTGATAAATTAGTTAAAAAAGAAGAAAAGTTAGAACATAAATTATTAGAAATAGATTATGTCAATATAACAATAAATGAATTAAAAACGATTCAAAATATAAACAATCTAAATCTAGAAAAACTCGCATTTGTTTTATTAGTGTACAGTAAAATTTATAATCAAATGAATGGTAATAATAGCAATTGGGTTAACGCAAGTAGAAAAGACATATTTGATGATAGTAAGATAAATACTTCAACTCATCAACAAAGACTAATGATTAATGATTTGATTAATTTAGGATTAATTGAAAAGTCAAAAAGAAAGAATTCTACGAATAGAAAAGTGTGTTTTGCAGATGAAAACAGCGAAGTGGAGATTAAATTGGATGATTTCAGAGATTTTGTGTATCAATATTTAAAATGGAAAGGTGAAAAAATAGGCAATTGTGAAAAATGTAATAGGCCAATTAAACCATCTGGTAAGAATCATAAGATGTGCCGTGAGTGTTGGAAGGATCGCAGAGAACAACAGAACAGAGAAAAGGCACTAAGATACTATCATAAAAACAAAAATAAATAACTTTACCATTTTTAAAAGTACCTTTTCCCCTACAGCCACAAGGATTTCAGCGTTTCGCCTTGATTTTTCTATTATGGATAGAATATATAAGTATTTTTCCTATTCTATCTTTTCAAAAAATAAACTATAATCCAAAAGGGAGAAATGTAAAAATGAACAAAACAGATATGATTAATGCAGTAGCAGGTAAAACAGGATTTTCTAAAAAAGATGCAACAACAGTAATCGAAGCAACTCTTGAAGTAATCACAGAAGCACTTGCAAGCGGAGAAAAAGTTCAACTGGTAGGTTTCGGATCGTTTGAAGTGCGTGAACGCGCTGCTCGTGATGGGTATAATCTTAAACTTCTTGACGAATTGAAGAAACAAGGTATCCCTGAAGAACAAACAAAAGAACAAGCAAAGATTCGTATTGAGTCTTCAAAAGTTCCTGCATTTAAACCTGCAAAAGGACTAAAAGATACTGTTGCAGGTAAATAATACATATAAATAAACTCACATACTCATAAAATTCATATATCATACGCAAGAGGTGTAGTCTTTGTAGACTATACCTCTTCCCCATTCTACCGTGAAAGGTAAATTTGCCTATGAAAAAAGTTTATGTTTATGACACAAATGCTTTGTTGTCAGATCTTCACTTATTAGACTTAGATGGAGAAAAAATAATCCCTGAGATTGTTCTTCATGAACTCGATAGATTAAAAATGGGTTCAAATGAAACTGCCTATAGAGCTAGACAGGCAGTTAGAAAGCTGAAATCACTTGCAAACATTTCCTATGATCATAAGTTTAATAAATTTCATCCATCTATTATTACAGGAAACAATGATGATTGCATAGTGGAATGTGCAAAAGAGCATAATGCCATTCTTATAACAGGAGATTTTTTAATTCAATTAAAAGCACAAGCACAAGATATTGAAGTGTTTGAAACTGAAAATAATGAAGTTATTGACAGTGATTATAAAGGAATCAAAGAAATTTTTATTGACACTAGATTGGAAAGCGACAATGAAACACTTGCTAAAATTTATGAAAATGAAGACAACTTTTTAAACTTATACATAAATCAATATTTAATTGTTTGGGATAAATCTAAACCAACATATGATGAAGTTGGTAATCTAAAAGGTTATGAAGTAATTGATAAATTTAAATTCAATGGAGAAAAACTTCAAAAACTTAAATTCAAGAAAATAGAAAATATGTTTTTAGGAACAATCAAACCTTTAAATATTAAACAAGAGTTAATGTTTGACTTGCTTCAAGATAAAAATACAACCGTAAAGGCTGGCTTCGGCTCATTCGGGGTAGGAAAAGACTTTCTTATGATTTCTCATGCTATTGACATGCTGATGCATCAGAAGATTGATAAGATTGTTTGGGTTCGAAATAACGTTGAAGTAAAGGATAGTAATCCAATTGGATTTTTACCTTCCGACATGGAAAGTAAACTTATGCCTTTTGCCATGCCTCTTGCTGACCACCTTGGAGGATTAGATGGATTAAGTTCTTTCTTAGATAAAGGCAAAATTGAAATTCAGCATCTTGGATTTATGCGCGGCAGAGATATTAAGAGATCGTTAGTATATGTTTCCGAATGTGAAAATAATACAAAAGAACATATTCAATTACTATTAGGGCGTATCGGATCAGATAGTATGATTTGGCTCAATGGTGACACAAGGCAAATTGACCATGATAAATTTAAAGTAAATAATGGTGTTAATGCTTTAAAAATGTTGAAAGGGCAAAAGTTATATGGTCAAGTAACACTTGATAAAACTGAGAGGTCGGAGACTGCAAAATTAGCAGACTTATTGGATTGAAATAAAAAATATTAAGGGAGAGTTTTGCAAATGGCAAAGAAAAATAACTCTATTGCTTTCAAAGGATTATTAGAAATTGAAACAATGGAAATTACAGAAGAGGATAAAAATGGAATTTTCGTTTATGATTTGCTTGCTGCTTTGAAAGAATATGATGGTAAGCAAGTTTCTTTGACTATTAAAGAAGAGAATCCAGTTCAGCCGAAAGAAACTGAAGGCGAGGAGTGATTGAATGGATCATTCCGATTTGAAACGTAAAGAATCAGAATCTATAGATGAATATCTACTTAGACTTGGCGACAATAAGGAACTATACAATCTTGATTGGTTAACTATTCGTCAATACATGAATGAAGCAGTTGACGAAGACTTTGGAGAATCAAAATGGAGAAAAGAATATCACATTCTAAAACGTGGGTACAATCTTGCTGTTGAGCGTAAAGTTACCGACAATGAAATATTAAATGAAATTGAAGAAAAAACAATTGCTTTTCAAAAAGAGAAATTTAAATTTCAAGACCAGAAACGAGAATTTACAAATTTAATCAGACAACAAGCTAGATTTGAGCACTTAAAAGAAGAAATACATAAATCAATAATTGATATTTCTAAACAAAAGCCATTAACATTCATTCAACCGCCCACCACTCTGTCAAATGTTCGAGCAAATGTACTTTGGAGTGACTGGCATGTTGGGGCCGATTTTTCTAATAGTTTGAATCGGTACAACATCGATGTATTTAAACAAAGATTGCAGATTCTTGTTTCTGAAATTATCTCAGAAGGAAAGAAGAATAATGTTGACACATTGACAATTGGTGCTTTAGGAGATTTTATTTCAGGAGCAATTCATGTTTCAACAAGGGTGCAGTCTAGTGAAGATGTGATTAAACAAATCCAGATAGTTTCTGAATATATGGCAGAATCAATAGCTGAAATTTCAAAACACTTTAGATTTGTTCGTTTCATTAATATAATTGGAAACCATGCAAGACTAATCTCTGATAAAACACAATCTATTTTTACAGAAAATTTAGAAAATCTTATTCCTTGGTATTTAGAAACTAGACTTAAAGATTTTAAAAATGTAGATATCTATAAAGATACGGATGGATATTTTATAGATGAAACATTTGAACAATCTCATGTTTATGTTCATGGTGATTTAGACCATGTATCGAGTGTGGCTAAATCTTTACCTCAAATTTTGGGTATCGTACCTCGTTATGTTTTCTGTGGTCATATCCATCATGACACTGTAAAAGAATATGGTCGAACCAAAGTTATCTCGAACGGAAGTTTGATGGGCATTGATGACTATGCTTTATCAAAGCGTTTTTATGCTGAACCAATGCAAAAAATGCACATATTTGATGATAATGATCGGATTAAATACACTGTTGATATTTATTTAAATTGAAATGGATGCGCTAATAATGAAATTATATGATCATGACATCCCAATTAACGTTATCATTTTAGATGATCCAGAACTAGCTGAGGAAAACTTAATTGAAGATTATCTTGATACACTAAAAGGTTGCCGAAAGATGAGTGAGTTTAGGTCGCTTTTTAAAATGTTTTATAAAGATGTTAGAACTAGTACTCTTCGAGAAGTGTTAATACGTGATATACAACTAAAAGCAAGCATTCTTGAATCAACTAAAGATGAAAATAGGTAAGCACACTCTTACCATAAAGAGTAGGCCAATGCCTCCATAAAAAGAATTTGGAGGAATGTAAACATGTGCAATTGTGAAAACTCAAAGGAAACTAATAAACTACCCTACTCTGTTTTAGATTTTGAAGAATATACATATTTTAAAGCACTAGAAAACCGTGAGATTATCCTTAATAGTGAGGTCGATGACTATCTGCTTGAACGTGTTGCATATCAAATTATTAAATGGAATCGTGAAGATAAAGATATTCCTGTGAATGAGCGAAAAGAGATTGAAATTATTCTCAATAGTCCCGGTGGTGACGTATATTTAGGAATGGCATTATGTTCAGTTATAGAGAAATCTGAAACCCCAATCACTATTACAGTAATTGGTAATGCTGCTTCTATGGGAGCTTTATTGCTTGTATCAGGTGCTAAACATGGGCGTAGACGAGCATATGAATTTTCAAATGTACTTTTTCATGATGGAAGTACAGTTCTTTTTGGTAGCTCAAACAAGGTTAAAGACCATGTAAAGTTTCAAGAAGAAAAAGATCAACAAGTTAAAGATTTTATTATTCGGAACACTAAAATCACGGAAGAAAAATATGAAGATATGAAAGATCGTGAATGGTGGTTAACAGCTTCTAGTGCTCTTGAATGGGGAGTTATTGACGAGATTATTTAAGATAAAATTTTCATTTTATTATAATACTTTAAGTGCAAAGATAGGACATCTCAGTAAGAATTGAGGTGTCTTTTTGTTTGCACTTATGTGCAAGCAATTTTCGGTGGAAGCATTCTGCTTGAAGGATGTGTAATGGTGGGCTTGATTCTCCCTGAGAGTTCCTGTCCACCGAATCTTAAATAAAAAAATGGGAGAAGGTGAAGTTATGGTCGTACGAAAAAAAGACGAAAAAGATACCGTAGAAAAAATTAAATGTCAAAATTGTGGAAAATTAAAGGCATCCACATCGGTTAATTATTATATGAATGGGCATCCATTATTTAATTGGGATAAATTCGAAGTATGCAAGGAATGTACTAATAGCTATATTGGTGAAAAAGGTTCGGAAGGATACTTACATAGAGTTTATTCTATGTTAGCACTTCTAGATAAGCCATTCTTAGCTGACTTATGGAAACAGCGTGGAGAAGAATGGCAAAGATATATTCCTACTTTATCTTCAATGAAGCAGTATAAAGAATTAACATTTAAGGATAGTATATTTTTAAATAGTAATAGTATATCAGATACCGATAATAATTCTTTTGATGAAATTACACTTCATGAAGATGATTTATCAGAATTAATAGAATATTGGGGAAGAGGATACTCCGACGAAGATTATCGGTATTTGGAAGAAGAAAAAATTAAATTAATGTCTAGCTTTGAGTGTCCAGACTATGGAATGGAAATGATTATGCGTGATATATGTTTTATCAATTTAGATATAGAAAAGTTAAGACAAAACAAAAAAGGTAGTAAAGAAATTGGTAATTTAATTAAAACTAGAAGTGACCTTATGAATGATGCAAAAATGAAACCAATTCAAGCAACTGGAGCAGATGCAAATGATCAATTATCATTTGGAGTCCTAGTTAAGAAATGGGAAAATGATAGACCTATTCCAAAAGGTTTGGATGATGAAATGAAAAATTATATTGACACGTTTATGATTGGTCATTTAGCAAAAATGGAAGGTTTAAATAATGAAATGACTGAAAAATATGATAAAGCTTTGTCTGAATACACTATCGACTTTAATGAATTAAATAAAAATGATGAGTATGAGGATGATTAGAAATGGCTAGTTATCCTCATTTTCAGGTTAAACGGAATAAACAAACAAAGGCTGTGGGTGTATTTGACAAAGGAAGGAATTTTAATAAAGGATCAGATAATCTAACTAAATCTCAGAAATTAATGAATGGTATTGCAGAGTGGGCAGCATTTTACCGTTCTAGACCCGATATTTTTGCTGAAGAATATTTAGGACTATCTCTTAAACCTTTTCAAAAAATATTGCTATATTGCATGATTGTATACAATTACACAGCATTCTTTGCCAGTAGGGGCTTAGGTAAGAGTTATTTAACAGCCCTTTTTTGCGTAATAATGTGCATACTCTTTCCGGGAACTAAGGTTGTAATTGCTGCCGGACAAAAATCACAAGGCATGAAGATTGTTACTGAAAAAATTCCAGAGTTGATTAATCAATCAAAAACAGGGATGTTGAAACGTGAAATTAAAGGTTCGATTAGAACTTCAATGAATACCGATGATCCTAATGTTGAGTTTCTAAATGGTTCTTGGATAAAAGTAGTTGCCTCAACACAGGGAGCTAGATCTGCAAGAGCAAACATTTTAATACTTGATGAGTTTCGAATGATTGACCCCAAAATATACAAGAATGTGCTTAGAAGGTTTTTGGCAGCTTCAAGGCAACCCGGATTTTTGGAAAAACCAGAATATAAAAATAAACAAGAATATTTAGAAAGAAATAAAGAGATTTTTCTAACATCTTGCTACTACAAATTTAACTGGTCATATGAGAGATATAAAGTATTTATTAAAGCCATGTTAGAAGGTAAGAAATATTTTATTTGTGGTCTACCTTATCAAATAGCTATCAAGGAAAATTTGACTAACAGAGAACAGTTACTTGATGAATTATCAGAAGATGATCTAGACGAGATTGGGTGGCTCATGGAAATGGACTGCCTATTCTTTGGAGAAAGCGAAAAAGCATATTTCAAAACCGAAGAGATACAAGAAGTAAAAGTATTGCAATTTCCTGTATACAAAAAAGAAGTGCAATTTCTTATTAAAAATAAAAACATGATACGTAAGAAAGAAGAGAATGAAATACGCGTACTCAGTTGTGACATTGCACTATTAGGTGGAGACGCTAATGACTCCTCTGTTTTCACTTTAATCTCAGCTAAAAAAAATAAAAATGGTACAAGATATAAAAGAGAAATATTGAATATTGAATCGCATCAAGGACTTCATCCTGAAACACAGTCTTTTATTATAAGAAGACTATTTGAAGACTTTGAGTGTGATTATATTGTATTAGATAGACAGGGTAATGGTATAAGTGTATATGGTTATCTATGCAGAAAACAGTATGATGAAGAAAGAAAAAAGGAATATATGCCATTTTATTCAATGAATGAAAAAGATGATATAAAATTATCAGCTTTTCATACAGAAGATGAATACGAAGAAAAAATATATACTGTTTCTCCTTCAGAAGAATTTAACCATGATATTGCACTAGATTTAAAAGACAAAATTATAAATAAAAGAATTAATTTTTTAGTTTCAAGAAATGATATTAGAGAGTATTTTACAAGCGAACCTTGGTTTAATAAACTTAGTGTGGAAGAGCAGATTGAATTATTAAATCCATATCTTCAAACTGTGTTATTGGAAAATGAAATGGTTCTTCTTGAGAGGATAGAACATCCAAAATTTGTAAAACTAAAAGAACAGTCTGGGAAAAGAAAGGATCGTTATGCTTCTTTAGCTTATGGAAACTACTTTATTAGCATAAAAGAAAAAGAATTGGAATCAAAAAGAGATGAAGTTGATTTATCTAAACTTCCAACTCAGGTTTCTTCTTTGAATATCAGACTATAAAACTGTAATATATACGAAAGAGAGGTGAAAAGTATTTGCCTGATAAAATTTTAAGTCAAATAGATCAAGATACATTTTTAATAACAACTTACAATAATGAAAAAAAAGCACTTGAACAAGCAATGTTTGAGTATGCAAATAAATCTAATTTTCATTCTACTTATTTTAATGAGAATGCTGGTAATGTAACCAATTTTAAAATTGAAGATATTGACAGACTTGCTTTAAATGCACAAACTAATTTGTCCAATATTATACAAATTAATAATATTGTAAGGTATTTTGTTAATAAAAATGATATTTTAGGGAAAGTGTATGAAGCAATTGAAACAAACGTAAATTCTGAATGGACAATTGCACATCCAAAATATACAGAAGAAGAAAAAGAGATAGTTGAATTTGTAGACAAATTAATAAGAGATTTTAATGAAAAGATTAATATAGAACGTTTAATTATTGAGGCTATCCCTATGACTTATCTTGAAGGTAATTATGCAATTTATTTAAGAAAAGACATAGATAGAAATAATTATCAGGTGGATTTTTACCCATTAGGAATATGTGAAGTTGCTGACTATGAAGTAAATGGTGAACCATATGTTTTAATCAACATAAAAGAACTAGAGTCAAGACTAAGAAAAATTTATAGTAAAAATAGAAAAAATAAAGCCCTGTTCTATGCAAATATGGATGAAGAAATTAGAGATACATATCCCGAGGAAGTTTACAAAGCTTTTAAAAATAAAGAACAGTATGCAGTTTTGAAGATTGAAAATTCAGGATTGATCAGAATTAACAATCTCAAAAGAAAATATGGGCTTTCTCCGATTTTTAAAGCTCTGAAATCAGTAGTTCGTTTAGAAAATATTGAATTATCAGATGATAAAAATACTCTTGTGCGCGGAAAAAAAATCATATTTCAAAAATTAGTTAAAGAATTAATTACTCAGTCAAAAGACATGCCGAATATAACATGGAGTAGTGCTCAGGCTAAAGCACATACTGATTTAATGCAAGCACTAAGTGCTAATGGTGTATCTGTATATACAGGTTTGCCTTGGACTGAGAAGATTGAATTTATTGAACCTAAACTCGAACAAACAAACGTTCAAATTAAGAGAAGTTTTAGGGAAGAAATTATGACCAGTGTTGGTATTGCTTATTTAAGTGCTGATAAAGGTTCTTTTGGTAGTGCAAAAATTAATCTCACTGAATTAATGAAAGTAATAAATCGAATCGGTAGTCAACTGGAAAGAATTCTCCAAAAATGGTATAAGGGACTTCTTATTGATCATGGAATCGATGAAAAGTTTACTCCAAAAATTAAAGTTATTGATTCAGAATTATTAGAGCAGGAATTAAAGGTTTCCTTGGCGACTTTTGTGTTTGATAAATTGGGAGCAAGTTATAAAACTACATTTGAAATTCTTGGTAAGGACTATGAAACAGAATATATGAGAAGGAAAAAAGAAAATGATGAAAATGCAGATTTGATATTTTATCCAAGAGTTAATGCTTATACCGTTGCTGACTCAGAAAATAATCATTCAGGTAGACCTGAAAGTAATAAAGATAAAAGTAGACAAGAGTATGATAGCTTATACAACAAGGAAAATGAGAGGTAATAATTAATGAAAAATAATCAAAAAGTAATATGTCCTTGTTGCAATGAAGTTTTAATAGTCTCATTAAATTCAAATGAAGTTGTGCTGAGTAATGAAAAAATAAGCTCTACATCGAATACAGAAATTAGTAATATCTTGGAAGAATTAAATATCGAATTTGGATAATTAGTTAATTAGTCAAAGGGGGTGAATATGGATAAAGATGGATCTAGAAACAATAAAATTAACAAGTAGTTATACCGTTATACTTAGTGAAGAAAATAATAGTGACTCTGTTGATGCAAAGTTTATTATTTGTGATTTTAAGCCAAATGGAAATAATATTTCTCTTAACAGAAATACAATTGAAAATTGGTTAGATACATTACTCAATAAACCAGTGGTAGGTAAAGTTATTACTCGCTATGACGGAAAAGAAGATTTTTCTGGGCATAATGCAAAAATTGTTGAAGAAATAGATGAAGATGGAAATAAAATTAAGACCATCGAATTTGATACACAAGCATTTGGTTCTTTTTATAGTGTGCAAATCGAGACCATTGATGATATTGAGTACATTACAGCTAATGCTAAAATATGGAAACGATTTAAGAAAGCCTATAAAGTATTCAAGAATAGAGTTGAAAGCAAAAAAGGTCTGAAAACTTCATGGGAAATTAATGTCCATGAATCACATAAGGAAAAAATTAAAAATAAAAATATCAAGGTTATTGATTCAGGAGAATTCATTGGGCATGCTGTTTTAGGAGAGAATGTTCAACCAGCTTATAAATCCAGTGGAGTTATTGACGTTGCAAGTTTAGAGCAAGACAATGAGTTCTTTGAGGCATTGTCACAAGATATGTTGTCATTATCTAAGGGGGATTATAGCGAAGATAAAGAAGACGATGTAAGTATAAAAGATAATATTAGAACAGACAAAGGAGGACAAGAACAAATGGGGAAAGAAGATAAAATTCAAACGTCCGATGTAACACATGAAGATTTATGGACGAAAGTAAGGCGTGCAATCAATAACGCTAATAGTGATAAATATTATTATTTGTCAATTATTTATCCATACAATTACACAGCTATTGGCTATTACTGGGATCGTGAGTCCCAAGAAGATTTTGTGAGATTCACCTATACAGTTAATAGCGATGACACTGTAAGTATCACTTCTCAAGAAGAAGTAAAAATGAAATTTGTTCCAGTTTCAGAATTAGAATCGCAGGTATCGGAACTGCAAGGAAAAATCGATGAGGCTGAAAAGCAAATTGCTGAAGCAGGTAAACTGCTCACTGAAGTATCTAAAGAGAAAGAAGATTTAGAGGCGAAAATTGCCGAGCTTGAACCATTTAAAGAAAAAGTTGAACAAATGGAACAGGCAGAAAAAGAAAGGGAACTTGCTGAAAAGAAAGTAGAATTAAGAACATTTGCTTTGGAAGATAGTCTAATTAGTGAAGATGAACTAGATTCTGATGAAAAATTAGCACAAATCTTTGCTGAATTGACACTTGAAACTTTTGAAGCATCTCAAGAAAAGATTGAGATCATTAAAGGTAGACGTGCAATTGAAAAGTATAAAGCAAGTAAGAATTCTCAAAAAGACTTAAATAATGAATCTACAGACTTAGAAACAAGTGAAAAACATAATAATGTTAAACCTAAGACTGATCTAAATAATGGTGATGGTGACAAAATTTTAGTTAGTGCCACTGATATTATCAAAAGTCTGATTGGTCAAAAGTAAAATAATATTTTTATATTATTAAAACAATTTCAAAAATAAATAATAATTAATCAAGGAGTGGATTTTAAAATGCTTAGAAATATTATTACTGGTTCCAAAGTTACAGAAATTTATAAGGTAAGTGCTGACTTGAAGCGTGGTTCTGTAGTAACAAAAAATTTGAGTACAGGAAAGGCTGAACCAGCAGATGGTGAGGGTGTACAAATCTATTTTTTAGATAAGGATAATCAACCACAAGGACATCTTAGTGATGTAGAAATTAGCCAATATGATAGCTCTCTGGATACCGTAAAAGCAAATGAGCTTGGGGTACTTGTGAAACCTATTGTTGGAACACAATGGGCAACCGATCAAGTTTCTGGTACTTTTTCTGTTGGTGATTATGCGGTTGCAGGAACTGCTGCAAACAAAGGTAAGCTTATCAAGGCTGTTGCCACAAAAGTATCTACGTTAAAGTATGTTGGTACTTATGATGATGCAGGTCACACACTATATCAATTTGAAGTAGTAAACCCTTTCACAGTAGCCTAATAAATTAAGTTAATTCAAGGAGGAAATATATATAATGAGTAAATTATTTACAACCGAAATCGCTTCTGCAATTAAAGAAACAAATATTATTGAACTATCTGAAAGAGCAAAAACAAACACACTAGATGCAAGTGACAAGGAAATGATTGAAGTGCTTGATACTTTTGCAAAAGAGATTGGTACTTCTGGTAAAAGCTATGATAACAATTTTGTTATTAGTGAACTTATTAAACGTACAGTAGAGCCACTCGTGTTCCAGCCTGAAACTAGTATTCTCTCCAGTATCTTTAATATGGGTTCTATTGGTGAATTTGATGAAGCCATGTATACTGGCCTACCTAAAAATACAATTAAAGTGTATGATGCCGTGCGTGGTGGTAATGTACCTAAATCTTATGTCGATCCCGGTGTTTTTCAACCGGTTAAAACTTCTCTGCAAGTTGAAACTGAATTGAATTATTCGGATCTTCGTCGTAATGGTTGGAAATCGATTGCTAAAATGACTGAACTCACTCGCGAAGCATTTGAACAAGAAATGTTTTATCGCTTGTTTGCTGGTGTGGATGGTGCTCTTGACGCTTTGACTGGTGAGCAAGACATTGATTCTGGTTCTGCTCTAACTCAAGCCAACGCAGAAACACTGGCACGTTATTTGCGTGACATGTCCGAGGGGAATCCATTTATGGTTGGTCTTTCGAAGTATATTGATGGATTTGCACGTCTTAATGGATATGAATCGTATTTGAGCGACGACTTGAAAAATGAACTAAATCGTGTAGGACGTTTAGCAATGTTTGATGGTGTAAAACTGTCTTCCATTCCAACCGCCAAGAAAACTGCAAAAGGTAATACTCTCGTTCCTGATAAACGTATCTTCGGTATTGCTGGTATTATTGGTGATGCTCAAATTCGCGGTGAAATGCGTTTGTATGAAACTTACGATAACAACGCTGAGAAGGTAGAGTTGAAGTTTACAGGATATGATTTTGATTATGTAATTTACTATCTTGACAAAATTGCACGCATCACATTTTCTTAATTAAACGAGAAATATTAAAGACGCTGATTCTTTTAGATGAAGCGTCTTTAATATTTAAAAATAATAATGGGAGAGATTAGAATGAGTATAGATTTACTAAATGGAAAGATTAGAGTCTACAACTATGAATTATCGCCAGTTGGGTTTCCAAGTCAACATAGTCAACAAGGAGTATTTCTCCGTGGACGAGATGAAGAAGAGGAATTCGTTGTAGAAAGAGTTGCTTTTGATGATATTGAAGCTGAAAATTCCAAGTCCGATCTATTTAAAGTAGGAAGGATTCGCTTCCATCCTGATGAAGAAGATGAAGTATATCAAAAGTTAGGAATTGAAGATCGTGAAAATATAATGACAGATAAACAATTAGCTGAATTTCTTATGACGGATACTATTGAAAATGTAAAACGTATTAGTAATCTTAGATCAGTAACTTTGATTTCAAGAATGAAATCCATGCTTTTTATTTTAGAAAGAGCAGGTAAGATTCCTCCACACCGTATTTCTGCATCTGTGATTGAAAGAGGAAATGAGTTGATCAGCGGAGGAAAACGGAATCCAGATAGCGAAATTAATAAAATTCTAGAAGCAGAGAAAAAAGTTAATGAGGAAAACAAACTTCAAAATACTTTAAATGAGCTAATGGAAAAAGTTGCTACACTTGAGAAAGAAAAAGAAGCAGAAATTAAAGCAAAGAATGAAGTAATTATTCAATCTCAAGCTGCCATAGAGAAATTGCTTAAAAAAGTTGAAGAATTAACCCAAAATAATCAAGTGTCCTACGATACTCAAAGTAAAAAGCAAGCAGGAAGACCACCTAAGAACGGGTAGGTGATATTATTTGGCAACTTCATATGAGTTAATTTTTAAAAAATTTATAAAGAAACTTAAAAATGATGAAAATTTTTTTAATTATAAGAATTTGACAGATGAAGAAGTCGAAGAAATGATTAATGACCACTTAAACAGTCTATTGGATAGGTCTGTTTCATTCATTTATAAGTTTGGTAATCCAGACATCAACTTATATGATAGAAATGATGAATTGCAGGAGTTTAATGTTGATTTAGTAAATCAAGAGATTGATCTGCTTTCTGATTTAATGTATTTTTCGTACTTTGAAGAGCAAAAAAACAAAGTAACTGCCTTTGAATTGACTTTTCGTAGTAGCGAATTAAATGTGTTTAGCCCATCAAATGAACGAAGAACTGTTTTAAATATGATAAGCGATCTAGAAAACTCATCCGTGGATGCCATTCAAAATTACTTAAGTAGAGATAGAATTACTTGGAATTATAAAAGTATCTACGGTAGTGGTTCGTCATGAACATTTCGAATATTAATAAATATAAAAAATATGTAGAAAATGGCACATACCAAAATAAAACTCTACAAAAATTAGCAGAACGTTACAGCAATCAATATCATTCGACAATTTCTCATTTAGATATCATTATTCATTCTGACAGAGCAAACACTATTATTAAAAATGGATTAGAATACAAATGCATTGTTGATTATGGGAATCTACCAAAAAAATCAGCATTGAGTAATATTCAGCTTGTATTTTACAGAGAAGTTATAACTAAACATGAAGACAATATTAGAGCTGGCGACATTGTAGAATTTGCATTTAATAATGAAGCAAGAAAAACATATTTATTTTTGAAGACTATTGAAATAAGAGAAGATGGATATGATTTAAGTATAATGCAGGAGTGTAATGCTGAACTTAAATGGATAGATGATAATGGAAATATACAAATATTTCCTTGTATCTTTTTTTCAAATAGTCGATCAAATTTTGGGATTAGCAGTGATAAACTGATGATGCTTCCAAATGGCAGAAGACAAGTTATAGTTCAAAGGAATGAGCACACTGTTAAATTTAAAAGGCATATGAGATTTATGTTTGGTGGAAGTGTGTTTAAAGTGATTGATTTTGATGCTATTAGTGACGATGGAATTGTGAATCTTAATATGCAAGATGACTTATTTAATCCTGCTACAGATAATGAGGATCTAGGAATTGCTGATTATCGTGAAAGTAATTATAGTCTGAAAATTTTAAATGATAACAACATTTCTGTTGAATTAAATCAAACCTTACAACTAAGTGTTGAGGCATTAAAAAATAATACTCCTGTAAACATCAATGAAATAACATTTGTATCAGATAATCCGAATGTGGGAATTATTGATAATTCTGGACTCTTTACTCCTGTTTCAATTGGAAGTACACTCATAACTGCTGAGTACAAGGGTATTACATCGTCTATAGTAATTTTTGTTCGGGATATTCAGTACAATAATTATACAGTTGATTTGGAAGGAAATGACTCTATCTATTATAACAAATCGTCTAAATATACTCCGATATTCAAAAATAACGGACATGTGATTGATGAGCAAGCCACATTCTATATAACTGCAGACGATGGATTTTCTCCTACGAATTTGGCAACCCTCTCCTCTCAGGTTAGTAATGAATGTGTTATATTAGCTGGCAATAAAACAGGTTATATTAGACTTCATGTTAACAGTATGAATGGATTGATTTCAGGACACAAAAGAATCTACATAAAATCATATACATAAGAAACGGATGGTGTAAAATGGCAGAAGCTATAGTAAGGCTTGGTGAGTTGCGCGTAGAGAGCTTTGTTCAAGGTGAAGTGAATAATTGGCTTGTCTATGATGTACTACCTAAATCAAAACTCCATAGCAGTGGATTAGATGGCGATGTTATTCTTAAGGCTTCTACTCCTGCAATAGAAATTGTTGAGTCTGATTTGGATATACCAATTGAAGAAGGGTATGGATATGCGTTTTCTGTTGGGACTGATAATAAGTTAAAAGTTGCATTTAATAAGAGTTTGCATACAGACAAAACAAGTGCAATATCTGCACTATCTTGTGCTAGTGTAACTTATGAACAAGGTAACTTAACCCCAAATGGAAACAATTATATTGCGATTGCACGTAATAGCATGGGTGAAGAAATTCATCGTACTACTCCAATGCCACTTACTGCATTAATGAATGTGATCACTACATTAGATGACACACGCGCGACAGCTTTTGGAGGCAATCTAATATTTCATATTGAAAGGGATTATATTGTAAATTAAAAATAATTGTGAGGTGAGTAAATGTCTAGACTTAAGGAATTAACCAAGTATAAAAATACAATCATAGAAAGATTGGTTGGAAACCAAAATATATGTAAGGCTGTATTTTATCAAGATAGAAGTTTTCTTGAGAAGCCTGACGTTGCACCCGAACAATTATTATATGAGAATATCTATCCTTACAATTATATCCCAGAAAATGCTGATAATCTCAGTGTTGCAAAAACATATATAACAATATCTATAACGGATTATCGTAAAGCAGGAAGCATTAAATTTAAAGCAGGAAATATCTTTATTAATGTAATAACACATAAAGATTTATTTAGAACTGATTATGGATTTTTAAGAACAGACTATCTGATTTCTGAAATCGATGATTTGTTTGAAGGTAAAAGAGGTGTCGGTATCGGCACTCTGGAATTTATGGGCGCAAAAGAAATTACAATTAATGAACAATATATGGGAGCATACCTGCATTATCGTCCTGTTGATTTTGGATAGGTGATTTATTTGAATAATCGCTTACGTTATTTTCTTGGAAAAAGACCCGTAAAAATAAAAAATGTTAATATTTATTCTCCTACTATCGATGCAATTGACGATATTGGAGAAATTCAATATAACATTTATTTGGCTGTTGCAACATTCAATAAAGAAGTGGTATTTAAGAATTTATTCAATTTATCCAGTGAAAATTATGAGGAAATTGAAAATGAAGATGCTTATGAATTATTTGTATCTATTCCAGCAATCAGAGATGTATTAAAAAATGCTTTATGTTTTTTTACAAGAGAAAATGTTGAATTCGATAGTATATTGTTTGCATATGTCGCCAACAATCAAGTCATTATTGATAAAGAGAATTATGTTGAAGTGTCAAATGTAATATCAGAGCTAAATGGGATAGTTGAAGAAAAAAATAAGTCTGTTAAATTTAAAAATAAAAAAGCAAAAGAATTGTATGAAAAAAGAGAAAAGCTAAGGGTAAAATATAAAAAGAATACTACTGATGATTCGTTAGGACTTAAAGATATTCTTTCAATTCTTTGTAATGCCGATGGCAATGGAGTCAATGTGTTTAATGTTGGACAATTAACGATCTATCAAGTGTATGAGCATTTTGAAAGATTAAACATTAAAGAACAACACACTCGATTATTGCGCGTGTGGGCAAATGGATACCTTAGCAAAGACGATAAACTTCCAGAATGGATTACTAAAAGTAAATTATAGATACATATTTAATTAAAGTCTCCGAAAGGAGATTTTTTTTATTCTACATAATATAAGGAGGAACAAATAAATGCTAGATTTAGGTCGTTATGGTTCAAGGGAAGTTATGGATTTACAGCTTTTTAACTATTTAACAAAAGCTCCAATTATGACAATGGATTATGCTACTTCTTCGCAAACAGAAAATACTGCCGAGACTGTATATGCAAGAGGAGGCAGAGGGAATCCAAGACGTATTGCATGGCATGGAGACAAAGAAACAATTGTTACTGTAGAGACTCAAATTTTTACTATGCAACATTTGGCGCTTTTAGCTGGTGAAAATATTGTGTCTGGTGCAAATGAGATTTATAAGAGTGAAGTTCTTACGGTTGAAAATGGTGGAACAGGAACCAAAATAATCAATCTGTCCAAGATACCAGTGGGAACAGTCGATGATGTAGCTGTCTTTGTCTATAAAAACGGTATCTTGGGACAATCGCAAACAGTTGAGACTATTAGCAACAAAGAATTGCAATTAGCTTCAACTTCTACGGCTAATATCGGTGATGAAGTTCAAGTTTATTATAGATGGAATGCAACTAACACTCACAAACTTTCTTTTACAGCAAAAGGATTTCCTCCATATATATTTATGGTTGGTGACACTGTTTATAGTGATGAAAATTCTGGTGAAGTAGTATCTGCACAATTAAAATACTATAGGGCTAAATTGCAACCTAACTTTACGATTACCAGTGCCCCGTCAGGAGACCCTTCTACTTTATCATTGGTATTTGATGTGTTCCCTGTAAAAATCAACGGTGTGGATACATTATATGACATGACTATTTATGAGGACGAGTAATAATAATTATATAGAATAAATTATTTAAATATAACCAAACCTACCGAATAAGGCAGAGATAACCTCTGCCTTATTTTTTTAAAAAACTATGATAAAATTCTCATTTTATAGGGAGTTGTTATAATGGCTAAGTTTGAGATTTCTGATGCAGTATTAAATAATATTTTTTTGTTTCTTGATCGTGTTAAGTATGAGGGATTGAAGGAAAATCGAGCATTAAATGAAATTATGAGTGTTTTAACAAATCCAATTAAAGAAGAAAATGATAAATAGTTTCTATATATAAAGTCTGAATTCAATATGAATGTAGATTATTCTATTAAGATAGTAGTTTTATTATTTTTTTAGTTATGAAGACAAAAGAAAAAACCGAGAAAATAAAAAATAAGGGAGAATGATTTAGATGAGTAAAACTACAAAAAATCTTTCTATGAACTTGGTAAAAAAACAGGTTAACCAAAAATTCAAAGATAAGAAAAAGGTTATTTTTGATGGGGTTAGTGTTGATATTGATGTTGTTTTTCGCCCTTCCAGAAGAAATTTACTTACAGCAGAATTCATGGATATTGTACACACTGCATTGATTGATAATAAAAAAATAGACTCTGGTGTTGTCCTTGCTTTAGGTACTGCTTTAATAATCAAGCATTTCACATCTATTGAGACTGATGCAGAAGGCTATGATGGAATAATGGAAATGCTTGATTATTTAAAAGACGGAGGATACCTTGAGAAAATTATCAGTTCTTTTGAAGGAAAAGAATTGGAAACTATATTTGAAGAAATCGAAAAAACTTTCAAATTTGTTACACAAGAATTAAAAAAAGAAGTAGACAAAATAAGATCGACAGAAAATAATGCAGGTGAAGAAAATGGCAAACAAGAACTTCACGAATCTGAATGATTTGTTTAAATATATTCATAGCGAGAACAGTAAAGTGCTACAAAATGAAGTGGCAGACGCTGTTAAACAGCAAATGCATGAAGTAATTGAAGAAGTGACTTATGAACAATATACCCCTACTCAGTACGTTAGAACTCACGAACTATCCAATATTGCAAATATGGAAGTAACTGTGATTGATAATGATACAATACAAATTATTAATACAAGACATGATGGTGATAGAGATGTAGCTAGAATTGTAGCTAAAGGTATTGGCTATAGTTGGGTAAATTCTGCAATTTATCGTGCTCAACCATTTGAGCGTAATTTCTACGAAGATACTATTAATTTCTTGAAACATAATGGTAGACATATTGAATCATATAAAAGGGGTATGAAGAAAAGAGGGTTTGATGTAATTTAGGAAGGTGATTCAGTGAGCAAATCAGAACGTGGAACAGTATACAACAGAATTTTTAATATAGAAGAATGGAAAGAAGTAAATCAAGAAAATAAAAATATTATGGAAGATTTTCTTGAAGAATATACTCAACGCAAGATGAAGAAATCCACAATCGACCAGTATAAGAATGACTTGAGGATTGTTTTAATTTACATTAAACGTAAATTGGGTAATAAATGTATTTTTGATTTAGGTAAAAAGGATTTTAGACGTTTCAGTATTTGGTTAAGTGAAGAATTAAAACTAAGTAATGCTAGGTCAAACCGACTTATGAGCGCTGTACGTTCCCTTCTTACATATTGTGAAGATGACGATGATTATGACTATGATAATAATGTTGCAAAGAAAGTTAAAGGCTTGCCGAAAGAACCTGTTAGAACAAATGAAGATGATTTCTTTTTAACTTTCGAGCAAGTAATGAAACTTAGACAAGAACTAATTAATCGCGGTAAGTTGCAATATGCTGTTTTACTTATGGTAATGTTTGATAGCGGTGGGAGACGCAATGAAGTCAGTCAAATAGTTAAACATGGACTTCTTGATGGAAATAAGACAAATATTGTGGTAGGTAAACGAGGTAAGACATTTCCACTTGTTTATTTAAATGATACAAGAGAATTAATTGCTGAATATTTAAAACAGCGTGGCGAAGATGATATAGATTCTTTGTGGATTATTGGTAGCGGAGAAAACAAGAAACCTGCTGGTTATGATGTCTTGTATGATCGTGTTGTGTATATGTCTAAGGTGCTAAGTGAAATTGAAGGAAAAGATATTCAATTTTTCCCTCACAGTTTACGACATTCTAGGGCAGAATGTTTACTTCAAGGCGAAGATTTGAGAATCCTAGATGAAGAAGGAAAACCGAAAAAATTTAAGCTTGAAGAAGTTCAATTGTTCCTTCATCATTCTGACCCTAAAACTACGCAAGGTTATGCGAAAGATCATTCAGAAGAAATGATAAATAATATGTTTAATTTTGCATAATAGTGAGGTGTGAACCTAATGAAAGCCAATATTTATGGATTTGAAGTTGAGGGAACCCCTCAAGAAGTGATTGAATTTAAAAAACTTATTGAAACTCAACCTAAACAGACTTACACATATACCGCTTCTCCATATCTTTATAAGCCTTATATTAGTGACAATCCCATTAAATGGAGCGAAAACACTTGTAGTACTCAAAGTTAGCAAGTCACTAAGAATCAATACAGGATTGGCCATATAATTCTAATTTAATTTTTTTATTCTTTAACAAAACAGACCATATCTCTCTATTCTTGAGGTATGGTTAATTTTGTTAAAGAGAAGATAAAATGCTTATTTCATAATAATGTTGTTTACGTAGTCAAAGTGTTATTTTTTGTGGGTTCATAATTAGTGGCGTAATGCCACACTTTTTTGTTTGATTTTTAAATAAAATATAGTGATTTAAAGAAGCGATATAACTTAGTTCGCTTCTTTTTCTATTTTTTGAAAAGGAGTGAATTATTGTGTCAGATACACTAAAGATTTTAATACAGGCTGATTTAAATAAAGGTTTATCAGTTAAGTCCATCAATGAGTCCATTCAGGCAATTTCGAAGCATCCAAGTTTACAGAAAATAAAAGTTAAACTAGATGTTGACATTGACACATCATTTGTAAAAATACTTGATGAATTTGCCAACAACTTAAAGAAAATTGCGCAAGTAACCGATGTTCAAAGTAGTGTAACTAATAATGTAACACAGAAAATAAAAAATGAAACAGAAGCCATTAATCAGCAAACAAAAGCTGTAGAAAGTCTGTTACGAGTACAAGAAAGATTTAATGGAGTAAAAGAAAAAATTGGTGAATCAATCACAACTGGAAGTAAGTATCAAAGTGTAACTGAAAATAGATATATTAATCCTGATGGAACAATTAAGACCATTGGGTACACAAGTAATTATAATGCAGAAAAAGAACGTGCAGATGCCGAAAAACTTGCAAATCAGATTGCAGATGGTCGAATTAAAGCACAAGAGAAATTTGCTAAACAGCAAGAATCTCAAAGAAAAAAAGAAATTGATGCCGCTCATGCAGAAGCAAAAGAATTAAATGATCTCGCTAATCAAATGGCTGAATTTCGAATTAAAAGCCAAGAAAGAGTGCGAAATTTTGAAAAACAATGGAATGAAAATCAACAAGCACAAATACAGAAGAATGCAGAAATAGAAAGAGCGGAGATTGCTAAGATTCAAAAAAGTCGTCAAGCATATGAGGACTGGTGGAGTAAAGCATTAAAAAACAGAGATATTTCTGATGCAGTTAAAAAAACTAAGACACAAGAAGAATTATTAAAAGCAACTAGATCAAATCTTCTTCAGGAAGAACGTGAGTATCAGAATTTTGTAAATAAAGTAAAAAAAGATTATGACGATTTGCAAGCATCTATTAGAAGAAATCTATTGCAGGAAGAGCGAGATACTGAGAATTTTGTTAATAAGGCAAAGAAACAATATGATAGTTTAATTAAGAAACAAGAAGATCTTATATTAAAAATAGGGGAATATCAGCGGAGATATTCAGGAGATAAAAATCTTGTTAGTAACTTAAATAATTTAGCTGTTGACGCTAAATCTTTAAACCTTGCCCAAAATGGCGAACAGGTTTTAAATAAATTGAACCATCGATTGAATGAATATGTAAACCAAGCAAAATCCGCTACTTCTCACAGTATTTCTTTAAGAGAAGCACTATCAACTGCATTCCAGAAATTCCCCATATGGATGGTTACTGCCACCGCTTTCTATGCACCGTTTCGCGGACTCCAGTCAGCTATAGACATGGTGGTACAACTAGACTCTCAGATGGTTGAATTGAAAAGAGTAATGGATCAGGATACTAATTTTGAGAACATGCTTCGTGGCAGTATTGAATTGGCAAATGAACTTGGTCGCTCAATTACAACTGTTAATGAGGCTATGATAGGCTTTGCAAGACAGGGTTTCAGTGAAGATCAAGTTTTAGCGCTCACAAGAACTGCAACATTGGCAACGAATATATCTGAGTTATCAGGTAAAGAAGCAATGGATGCCATGACAGCCGCGATGACCATTTTTAATATCGAGGCAAGTAAATCGATCAGAATCGTGGATGCGTTAAACGAGGTAGACAACAATTTCGCGGTTACTACAAAAGACCTAGCCATAAGTTTAATGAAGGCAGGGAGCACAGCCAAGACATTTGGCGTAACCATGGAAGAGACAATTGGAGACGCTACTTCTATTATGTTGGCTACAAGAGAAAGCGGAGCAATTGCGGGAAACGCCTTAAAAACAATCTATAGCCGACTTACTACTATGCAGCCCGCTATAGATGCATTAGCTTCAATCGGTATTAACGTAAAAAATGCTAGCGGAGAAATGAAGAGTGCAACGGAAATTATCGACGAATACTCGTCTAAATTCAATAGCCTAACAAAAGAGGAACAACAAAATACTGCTGTTGTGCTGGCCGGACGATACCAACTTAGTCGTTTTCTTGCTATGGTACAGAACAGAGCAGAAGCACACAAAGCCACTCAAACAGCCCTTCACTCGGAGAATAGTGCAATGCGTGAAAACGCCAAATATATGGAATCTTTGCAAGCTAGAATCGAAAAGTTAAAGGCAGCTTGGCAAGAGTTTAGTCTAACGATAGGTGAAGCGGTTATTAACGATGGAATTATTGCTATAGTTGGCTCTTTAACATCTCTAGCAAATACCTTTTCAGGAGCGGTAAGCACTATTGGTTTTCTGCCGATTATTCTCGGGGCAGTTGGAGTCGCCGCTGCTGGTTTAAACAGAAATTTTAGAACTCTAACAATTTCTGTGTTAACTTTAGGTAAAGGTATAGATGCATTAGGTGTATCTTCAGCGAAAGCAAAAGTCGCTCTTAGAGGCTTGGTTGCTTCTACTGTTGTTGGAGCCGCTTTTGTTGCATTAGGAATAGCATTAGAAGGCGTAATTAGAAATTGGTCAGAGTTACAACAGGTAAAAGAGAAACAAGAACAACAAGACAAAATATCTATTCAATCGTTAAGTTCTCAAGAAGATAAAGTAAGATTTCTTGCTGAAAGATATAAAGAATTATCATCAATAATTAATCCGACAAGAGAACAAACAGAAGAGTTATTGAAAATTCAAAATGAACTTAATGACCTTATGCCTTCTTATACTGCTGGAATTGATGCAACTGGTCAGGCTCATTTAAAAAGTGCTGAAGCCATTGAACTAGAAACTGAGAGACTGAAAGAGCTTCAAAACCAAAGAGATAAAGCTAATACGGATAATTTTGACAAAAATGCACGTAAGCAAATAAGGGAAATTTTCCAAAATATTGAGTCGGCTGCTCTCAATCGTTCATACCTAGACACACTTGGATTTGCATTATCTGAAAAAGCAAAGACTGGTTTATTGAACGATATTAGTAAAATTGATTTTAAAAATAAGGAAATATTTTTAAAATTAGCTGGTGATATTGAAGAGTATAACAAGTCTGTTCTTAGAACAAAAGGAAGTATTGATGCTTTAACCAAAGAAGATCAAAACGCAATAAAAGAGAAAATTAAACTGGGAATGGAAACAGTTAAAAATACTAAGAGCAATGAATCAATGATTGATTCATATCAAAACTTAAAACGCGAAACTGAAGAATATTCTCAAAAAATTGTTGAATTGCGTAATCAAGTAGGTAATGTTGGAAACATCTTTTCTTTTGATGAATTAAAATTAATGTCTCCAGAACAACTAGATTTTATTTCTCGACTTAGTAAAAAAAATATAGAATCAGCAGACTCTTGGAATGCACAGAGAAGATCTATGCTTAGTGCAGGATTTACATTAGAACAAGTAAACAAGATTATTGATGCAGGAATTAAAGCACTGTTTAATCAAAAGGCTGCTATTGATGCCGCTTCTGGTGCAATGGAAGATTCTAATGATGTTAACCAAGAGTCATTAAATAAACATGAAGAATTATATAAAAAGATAGGCGATACCTTTTCAAGAATAAATACACTTGCTTCAGCTTATCAAAAATTACAAGAGGGTCAACAACTATCATTAGATGAAACACTGAATCTAATGGAGAAATACCCTGAACTTATAGACTATCTTTCTGAGCATAATGGCATTATTCAAGATAGAGGTGCTATTCTTCAATGGGTTGCAGAGAAAGAACGTAAAGCTCACTTAGCTGAACAGCAGAGGCTTTTAGATAGCGTAAATAATACATACAATGCTCTTGAAGCTAAACGAAAGATGTATGAGATTTTTTACACTAAAATAAACCCTCTCTTAGTATCCGAATCTTTTACATCTAAATGGGGCAATCCAACTGGTGTCACCGAAGATAATAATTTCTTATTTGCAGATTCATATAAAGGTAAAAAGTTTGGACTTACAGAAGCTGACGAAAAAGCCCTCAAAGATGCAGAAAAACGCAAAAAAGAGTTAGAGGTTGTGATTGCCTTGTTGTCGCAACCAATTGATCTTGCTACATATGGCGGGAATAAACCTAAAAAAGAACGTGACAAACAAGATACACAGGCAACCCTACACACACTAACCGATTTCACCAAAGAAGAAATAAACAATATCAACCAAGTCATATCTGCTCGTGATAATAACATCAAATCTCTTGAGCGCCAAATTAATATTGCTGATAAAACTGGAAACTACAATAAAATAATCGAGTTTACCAATCAACTTTTAAATGAACAAAAGAGTAAAATCGACGACATTAATACAGCGAATTCTCGTCTATCGTCTTCTGCTAATAATATTCGCTCAACTTATCAATCCTTGGCAGATCAGTTTGCTAAAGACGGTATAGGATTTGATGCTTGGTTTAATGACGATGCCACCGCTTCTAAAGTTTTTATAAAAACAATCCAAGATATCGATAAAACAATACAAAAAATTGAAGGAGATGGACTTAATCTAACTGACACCCAAAAGGTTCAAATAAAGAAACTTGAAAATCAAAAATCTTTATATGAAAAAATATTTAGTCAGATTCAATCTATTAAACAAGCATGGAACGGTAATACTGAAGAAATTCAAAAGATTTCCGATGCTATTGATGGTTTGAGTGAAAAAGTAGTAGACGCTAAATTTAATTTTTCCAAATCTTGGATTGAAAATAGTAAAGCGTTTGGAATGCTTGACTTAGAAGGTGAATTAGCGGCTTGGAAGCGCATGTTAGAAAATCATAAAGACAATGAGCAAGATATTCAATATATGCGCGAAGCAAATGCTGCGAAAAGAAAAGAGATCGAAAAAGAAATATTTAAGTTATCTTGGGAGTTATTAAAACAAACAATCGATAAATCGGTTGAAGAAGTAAAAAAATATGATGACCAATTAGAAATATCTAAAGATCGCATAGGATTATTAAAAGAAGAATCTAGGGAATATGCTGAAGAACTTCAAAACCAAATTCAAATTCTTCAAAATAAACTTAAAGCAGAAGAAGCGCATGAACAAGTTATTCGAAAACAAATGGAAACCGTTGGTCTAACTCAACAGCAATGGAACGAATTAAACCAACAATTAAAACAATCTATTCTCGCTCAAATTGATATTGCCTCTTCAATTAAGTCAACAAATCAATCCTTAAAAGAACAATTAAATACTTTGTCTGATGATGTAGTTGATATATATAAAGAAATGTATAAAAAACAAAAAGAAGTGGCTCTAAAGGGGATTGAGAATGAGCAAAAAGCTTTAGAAAAATCGCATCAAAGAAAAATTAATATGCTTGACGAGGAAATGAAGAAATATGATGAACTTGTTCAAGCTAGGTTAAAAGCTCTTGATGAACAAGCAAATGAAGAAGATTATCAGCAACAACTTACTAAACTTACTAAAGAGCGAGATGAAATCCAGAAAGAAATTGATAAGCGGAAACTAGATACTTCTCTTGAAAACAAAGCGAAAACTGCCGAATTATTGAAACAACTTCAAGAAAAAAATGAAGAAATTGATGATTTTCAAAAGAAACATCTTAGAGAGGCAGCAAAAAAGGCACTTCAGGAACAATTGGCTGACAAACAAAAAAGCATTGATTCTCAAAAAGAAATTGAGGATAAAGCATATGAGAATGAAAAAGAACGACTTGATAATTTAAGAGAAGTTACTGATCAATACTATGAAAATTTAATTCAAGATGAACGCAAATACAGACAGATTCGTGAAGAAATACAGCGAGGATATTTTGATCGTGTAAAAGCAGATTTGAGACAGTTTGCTACTTTTACACAAAATAACTCTCAGATTATTGGTCAAAGCATTTCAAATAATTTGATTGATAAAATTGACGATGCTTCAAAAAGAATTGGCGAAACAAGTACCATTTTTAATACTACTTTTTCTAATATGGCAACAAATCTACAAGATACTATGATCTCAAAAGTTGATCAACTTATCTCTAAATTCAAAGATTTGGATAATTTGAAGTTTGGTAATCTCACTTCTCAATTGGGTGATATTAACAAAACAATAGAACAAATGAAACAAAATAGTATTAATTGGTACAATTCAAACAATGAAGATCAACAAAAATTATCACAGGAAAATCAAAGGTTGGGTAGTAGTATCGGGGCTACAATGGATTCAAATGGGGAATGGGTTAAAGATGGTAAGCAATTATATAGTATTTATTACCAACCTAAAGAAGAAGAAAAACCAAAAATCGAAAAAATGAAAGAAAACTCTAAGTTGTGGAACAGTGCAGACGCGACTCGCAAGAAAGAACTTGAACAAGCGAATCAATGGATGGGACAACAAATCGGAGCTACATATAAAAATGGTACATGGTTTAAGAATGGCTTACCTCTTTATCATAGCGGTGGTATTGTTGGAGGCAAGAGTATTCCATTGATAGAAAAACTTCATAAAATGTTCAATCTTGGTTCAGATGAAGAATTATCTATTTTAAAAAAAGGAGAGTTAGTAATAAAAAACAAACCTGTTGATATTATTAGCAAACTTATAAATAAGATAAAGACTCCTGATTTTTCAAATTTTTCTCTGTCACCAAGAGCAGTTACCGCAGGAAATAATGTCTATCATGACTACACTTTTAGAATTGATAAAGTTATTGGGGATAAAAAAGGAGCCGAAAGTTTTGTTGAAGAAGTATTTAAAAATATGAAGAATAAGGGAAAGGTATAATAAATGAAAGAAGGTATTGATTTTTATTATAATGGGATATATTCAGTAGACATGGGTTTGATTAATTGTAAAATTGATTCAGGTTTTTTTGAGGAGCCATTTTTATCTGAGAGACAAATTAAAGAAATAATTATCAGGGGGAATGAAAAACCTTACTTTCAAGAGGTTCAACGTTCCCCTCTTGAGTTTTCTTTAACTTTTGCGTTTGAAGATTATTATGACAATGTTCGGATTCGTGAAGTAGCAAGATGGCTAGACCAAGATTATTATCGTCCATTTTATACTAGCGACAACCCAGAACGAATTTTTTATTGTATGCTAGTTTCTGATTCACAACTTCTACACAATGGACTAAAAATGGGCTATGTTCAAGTAAAATTTCGATGTGATAGTCCTTATAGTTATTCGCCATTTAAAACAAGCAAAATATATGATTGGAACGAAACTCCTTTTACCTTCACCGACAACAATTTCAGCAACGGAGAATTAGTAGGGGTTAAAGTAAATGATAATGGACAATTAATTCTCAATGAAACTAAACCTAAATGGATAAATATTCCCCCTTCTACAACATGGAACGACTTATGAAAGGAGTGAAAATAAAATATGTCAACACTTTCAAATAAACTAAAATTAATAATACCTTCATTAAATGATGAAGTACAGCAAACAATCCTAGACTTAGCTTTTAACTTTCAAAAATTAGATGACGCTTCTAATACATATGCCATACAGATTCCAACATCAGGTTTTTATAAATTAAATGAAAAAGTTTGGAATAGTAATCCGCAAACAGGTCAATATGTTGGGTGGGTTAATACAAGAGAAGGTCGAGCATCCCCAAAATGGACACCGCTATATGCATATAACGTAGGAGATTTTGTTGTCCCTAACGTAGACAATGGACACTATTATGAATGTATTCAAGCTGGAAGAAGCGGAGTAAATGAGCCTACATTCTTAACCAATGAAGGCTCTCTAATTGAAGATACAAAAAACGGTTCGACATGGCAACCCTCTAAAGTGTACAACTTGTATGATGTTGTGTTTCCCACATTAGATAATAATCGCTTTTACGTTTGTACTGTTGCAGGAACATCAGGCTCAAATGAACCAAATTGGTCACTAATTGATGGAGGCACAGTTGATGATAATATGGTTGTATGGACAGGTTATCGAAAAGTGATTTGGCAAGAGAAAGGTATTGCATGCAATTTTAAACCATTTGGGAAAATTGAATAGTGTTGGTGATAAGTAAATGAGCACATGGCTAAGTTTATCAAATCTTAGAGGTTATCGCACCTCACCTGAATTTCCAATTTATTTGGATGGAGATGGTGCTATTGCAAATATTTCATGGGTTTCGAGTGAACCAATTGGAACTAAGCTTTGGATAGAAACAAGGTTAACTTTTAATGACGGATTTACATGGACGGATTGGAAGTTGTGTGTAAACGGAGGATACATACCGGATATCAACTCTCAGACAGCATTACAACATGCTAAAATTCAATTCAGAGCTTTCTTGGAGACAAACGATAAAAATACCACTCCATCGCTTAATGAAGTGGTATTTTTCTTTGAGCCAGTAATTTATTTCTCCAATGACGGAGATGTGAAAATAAGACCGGAAATATGGATAACAAAAATCGGGAACGGGGATTTTTCAATTATTAACACATCTAACGGAAATGAGGAATTTAAATTTATTGATTTAATCGATCAAGAAACAGTTTATGTGAACGGAGAGAGGGAACAAATTGAAACTTCTCTTGCTGCTACATACAGATATGCAAATTTTAATGACAATTATCTTGAGTTGCCGACAGGAGAAAATGTATTAAGGGTGATTGGCGATGCAAAAATTCAATTTAGATATCGTTATCGACTTTTACAAGGCTAGGAGGTGAATTGATGCTAAGTAATCTGGGCGAGGTTAATCTTTATAGAAAACCAATAGAGCCTCAAATATTTTTAGCAAAGCCAAATCGAGAGATAATTTCAAAAATAAGTGAAGCTTACAATATCAAACAACGGGATTTAATATTACAGCTTAATGATATCACTTTTGATCTACCATATGAGATTGACTTCAATGGAGAACAAATCAGAAATAGTAATGCAGATCTTTTGAAAGAACGTTACCTGCTCAAAGTTGTTAGAGGAATTAAAATTGAATGGTTTGTTATTACAAAATTAAATGACAATATGGATGAAGATAAAGATTATATGACGGTTGAAGCCTCTTCATTGGGATATCAATTAAGAGGAAGGTTGCTCAAAGGATATCATAATGACTCGGCACATGCTAAAACTGTGCTAACAGAGGTTCTTGTTGATACAAATTGGAGAACGGATTACATTGACGCTGATTTTGAGCTAACATACCGAGAATTTGACTTTCAAGATACCAATGTGTTAGATGCTGTATATAAAATCGCGGAAACATATAATGCAATTATATTATGGGATACGGTAAATCGAACAATTAGTTTAGTAAAACCTGAATTATTTGGTATCAATAAAGGTCTCAAATTTTCTTATGGTCATTATCTGCGTTCACTTGGAAAAGAATCTGACTCCGACATGATGGTTACACGATTAAAAGCATATGGTAAAGACGGGCTTTCAATACAAAATGTGAATCCTACGGGGCAACCTTATATAGAAAATTTTAGTTACTTTATGTTCCCGTTTGAACGAGATGAGAATAGAAATGTGGTTAATCATAGTGAATATATGAGCGATTCATTGTGCCATGCTCTGATTGATTATAGTGAACTAATTGAAAGCAAGAAAAGCGAATTCAGTAGTCTGCTCACTCAAAAAGAATCATTACAATCCACATTAACAACAAAAGAAAATGAATTAAAAACACTTCAAATTCAGGAAGCAGCAGTTGATAATATTGTCTCTTTACAACAAGCAGACAATAATATGTGGTTTTATAAATATATTCATAGTGGTTCGTCAGTTTTAAATACAACATTATTAAATCCCTTGAATGCATATGTATTTATGATTAAAGTAAATGATACAAATAATCTCACTGTCAAAGTAAATGGAAATATTGTAAATACAGTTGCAGAACAGTGGATGGTGATTGGTAAAACAAAACTTTCAAGTATTGTAGCGATTGAAACTAGTGGAACCTCGATAAATAATGAAATTTATATACAGATTGCAAATATAACCGATATCGAATACTCCACTTCTGGGAATGAGACAGCATTAATCGAAAAATACTGCATTGATAATAAAAAAATGCAGATTGCTGCTAAAAAAGCAGAAATAGCCAATGTTATAAATCAGATTAATTCGGTTGAATCAAATATAACAACACTAAGAGAATTAATGTCATTTGAAAATAATTTTACTTCTGAGCAAATTGAAGAATTAAACGATTATATCATTGAGGGAACATTTTCAGATGAAAAATACATAGATGAACATGATTTATATAAAGATGCTCAAGAAAAATTTCTTGAATTCCAAAAACCCCAATTAGTAATTAATATAAGTGTTGTAGATTTTTTAAGAATTGTTGAGGAGCAACATAACTGGAATAAGCTTGTTTTAGGTGACATTGTTACTATCGACTATGAAAAAATCGGTGTAAAAGTAACTGCCCGAATTATAGGCATTGAATACGACTATGAAAACTATGATATAAATTTAACAATAGCAAATGTAAAAGAAATTACTGATAATAGAAAGTTATTTGAGAAGTATATATATAATTCTAATTATACTTCTATAGTTGTTAGTAGCAATAAAGATCGTTGGGGTCAAGCCGTTAAAGATTCGAGCGAAATTAGTCAGTTATTTGAAAATTTTTGGAATAAGGTTACTAATGAAGTCAATTTTGCAAGTAATGAGTATGTTACTATTGACCGTAAGGGTCTTACAATTATTGACCCAAATGACCCAAATCGTTTTCTTAGAGCAACCCACGGTGTGTTAGCTTTAACACGTTCAGGGGGATTGCGTTATGAAACAGCGATAACCCCTGATGGAATCATTGCAGAACGTCTCATGGGCAAAATTCTTACTACACAAAGAGTTATCATTGGTGACGATGATGGTATCTGGTTAACAGAGGGCGCTAAAACAATAATAACTGATCGTTGTAATCGAGAAGTAATGAAGATTGGATTATATGATGAAAATCCTGATAAATTCGGCATTAAACTTAATCGATATGCTACTTCTGATTGTGCCGATAATACAGTAATTAACAGGGTCATTGTTGACAGAGATGAAGGATTTGTCATTGAGCGCAAAGATGGTTCAAATTGGGATAAAACTGCATGGCTTGATATTGACGGTTATTTTAATGGTCGCGGCGTAAAAATTGATTATATGTCTGGCATACTCAATAATGGGATTACCCTCGACAATACTGACGGATTAGTGGTTACAAGAAACGATATTGCTTATAGGACAAAACTAAACGCCACCGAAGGAATCAAGATTCAAAAAAATATTGGGACAGATACTTCTCCTACATGGGTGGATAGATTTTACATTGATTTAAATGGAAATCTTACACTCAAAGGTTTCTTACAGGTTGGAGAAGGTAATGCAATTTTTACAGCCAACAACGAAGGTATTGCATTAGGTTCGGGAACATGGTCAACAGCCCCTTTCCGTGTTGATTTGAATGGAAATGCCTATATGAACAAACTAACCGCTGAAACAGCAGAGATTAGATCCTCATGGTTCAGAGATGGACATATTGTTGGTTCGGATTTAACAATTGGCAGTGGCAATAATGTATTTAAAGTGTTTCCCCTCCAAGGGATATGGGCTGGTAATCAAAATTTTGATCAAGCTCCTTTCTCTGTAACCTTGGATGGAACATTGAAGGCAAGAAAAGCTATCATAACTGATGGTAACAACAAATTACTTATTGATAGTGAAAATGCAAAATTGTACATGAATAATTGGGACATTGATGGTGTCGGTAAATTAACTGCTGAAATGATTGCTGTTACCACAATTACCGCAGCAGAGGGTTATATTTCCAACTTAACAGTGTCACGGCTAGTTACGCTTGGCAAGGATGCTGCTATAGGTCAATATGTCGATTATATAAAAATTGAAGACAATTACATGAAGTTTATCACTGCGAGGGTAAATTCAAAGCAACAAAGTAGAGATTCTAAAGGGCGCTTGTTATGGTGGACAGATTCCTCAAGACAGATAACAACAACTGAAGATATGGGAAGTGGACTTATTGCTTATTCATATAGTTTTGATGACATCAAAGAAAAGCGGATAATTAGTTTTGATGGATCAGGAGCCTTGGCGAATCCAAAAGACATTATTGGTAATGGAGACGGAGGACAAGGGAATTCAACTGATGGGTTACATGATTCTGGTAAAGCATATACGGAAAAGGGAAATGGCTTTTACAAACAGGCATATTACAATAGCAATTATGCAAAAGAGAGAAGTATAACTTTATTCGATGATAGTGTAGATTTGCTTTCTGAAGAAGGCGATATTAATAATTCATCGAAAAATTATTCTGTGTTTACTGATAATGGTTTTATAAAACTAGTTCATTCTTCTGGTTCAAAATTCGAAATAAATGCGACTGGTGACATGATTAGTTTAATTCTCTCTAATGGCAGTGCTTTCACTTTAAATTCTAATGGTTTATCTGCTGATATTACTGGAGATATTAATTTGACTGCCACAGGAAATGTAACATTGGGTGGTTCGCAAATTCATTTCATTGCTTAAAATAAAATATATAAATATTTTTTCGATTTATATATTCCTAACTCTCTTAAAATATGGTATATTATGTATGTCAATATTCTAAGAGAGGGGAATCATCAATGAAAAAATTTATTATGGGGGTTTTATTAGGAAGTGCTCTAACATTTAGTGTTCCAGTATTCGCAAATAATGGAGAAGTCGTTGCGACTTTAACTAAATTCAAAGTACTTCTTAATGGGAAATTTGTCGAATTAAAAAATGACATTATTGTAATCAATGGCACAAGTTATGTTCCGCTAAGAGAAGTAAGCAATTTATTTGGTCATGAAGTTGACTTTGATGGTGAGAATGGAATAATTGGGATTGAAAATGACGGACAAAAACATCTGGAAAAGTTGAAAAACAAAAACGATAGTGAAGTGAAATTGGAGGATACTAAACAATTGAGTGATACATCAGGACAATATATTAAAGATTTACAACTAAAATATTCTAAAGATGGTAAACTTGATCCAGAACTAATTAAAAGAGCAATTGAAAAAAAGAAACTCTCTGTTAATGCACAGGACGAAGATACTGGAAACAGTTTGCTTATTCTTGCTATTATAGAAAATAATTTTCCTGTATATCAAGTGCTGAAAGATAATGGAGTAGACGCAGAATTACCAAATAAAGAAGGTAATACGCCATTACATTTTGCCACTCTAGAAAAAAGTAGTTTTTATATGGGCGAACTTTTAAATCATTTTAACGTTAAGGCAAAAGTTAAAAACAATGAAGGGAAAATGCCAATAGACCTTACTCAAAAAAATTCCGCTGAATATAGAAAGTTAAGAATTAGAGATTAATATTTATAATAAATAAAAGAAGTTTCATTTTTTCGAAGCTTCTTTTATTTATTATTTAACTAAACTAACCTTCTGGTTAGTTTTTAATCAAAAAATCATAAAAAACTAAGAAATCTAATAAAATCTCTTAAAATATAACGAAATGTATTGAGAAACATAGGGAAAAGAGTGGTATATTGAATATAAGCGCCTCACTCCAAGATTTAACCTTTACCAAGTAAACAAAGTTTGGGTTCCATTTGTCTCAGATATGTAGGAACATTTTGACCATTTTCGCATGTCGGTTATTGTTGATAATAGTTTACTTTCATCATATAAAATGGTATACTTTCCTTAGAAGTTGCATATACTCAGCCTAACTTTTAAGCAGGAGGTATATGTGATGGATAAGGAGGGAAAAGATATGCTGGCTAAAAAATTAACTGATAATACCGCAAAAATGGCACACAAAGAATTGATCAAAAAAGCTTCTAATGAGGTTTTTAAGCAATATGACAACACTTTTAAGAAGTTGAGTAAAAATTGAGCAATATTATTTACTTAGACTCAGAGGATATAAGATATCTTCATGAAGAAGCTTTGATTAGATATGGTGGCATCTATGGCGAACATGAATCAGGGATGATTGATTATATGGCTGATAAACCATCAATGGTGATTTTTAGCCAAGATCAATACCCTGATTTATTTATGAAAGCAGCAATATATCTACATGGATTTGCTACCCATCAATATTTTGCAGATGGGAATAAACGAACAGGAGTTGCCTGCGCACTTACTTTTCTGCTAATTAATAATTATAGAGTTATTATATCTGAGAATTTATTATACATAATAGCAATAAGAGTTGCAAAGAAAAGACTTTCGATAGAGACATTAACTGAGTTATTACGAAGACATTCTATACCAGTCAAAATTTAAAAGTCACCCCACAGTTAGGGTGGCTTTTTTGTTGTGTCATGAAATGGGAATTTTATTAGTAATTTAATGGGGGTGAAATTGGGAATATATGTCATTTCAAGTTGCATATGTCGGTTCAACGATCAGTGGAACTACTACAAGTGGTCACTGCATGCGATCTTATGCGTGTGGTTGTGGTCAATTTGGATGTTCGACATGTTATGAATATAGTTCGGGGACAGTAAGTGGTTCAATTTCAAATGGAGCTTCAAATGTATATATTAATGGTTCAAGGGTAGCAATCAATGGAAGTGTAACTACTGAGTCAGTTATGTGTCCTTCTGGTTTTTCAGCTATAGGCGGTAGTAGCGGTTCAGGTAGTGTTACCGCAACTTCTCGCAATGTTTTCATAAATGGTGTTCCAATAGCCTGTAAAGGAGACACAGTTCGACATTTTAGTGGGAATGGAACAGTAACTTCTGGTTCAAATACTGTATTAATTGTGTAGGTGAAATTATATGAAGAAATACTATGATCATATCAATAAAATAAAATATGACTATTCAGCAAGTGATGAAACTATCGAAAAAGAAATTCAAGTTCTTATTCAAAGATTACATGATGAACAACATATGTCAATGGTTAGAAGCATTGTTGGGGACACGGAAATTATAATCATTAAACAGATTCATGAAGACAGCCGAGAATATCTAAGAATCTCAGTCAATCGAAATAGAGAAGAATTATTGATGAGGCTTTCAGATTTTAATTTATTGTTTAATACAAACATCCCATCTTCTCTACCTGAAAGCGAATGTGAGGAATGTAATAAAAAGAATGAATAAGGGGGTGATTTTTTGATTCAACAATATGTTCAATATAATAACCCAGTTACTATTGTATGGCGAAAAGGAACGCCAGATGATCCGTATGTTGACAAAGCAGATTCTTTAAAAATAATCAATAACATGATTATCCTCACAGAAATTCCTGCTGAAACATTTAAGGTTAACATTTCAGGGTTAATTGAAGTGGATAAATCTAATTTTGAACGTAAGAAAGAATTACTGCCCAATGAATACCTTGTTCATTATTCAAATGGTATTGTGCAGTTCCATCCCTCTCAAGAATTTAATACTGTATATGCGTCGTACAAAGGTAGAGGAATGATTCTTTATCCTGCTTCTAGAATTATTTCTTATAATAAAGACGCACCATTTGCTGAGAAAAACCTACAAGAGATAATTGATGAGATTTATCAGAGTATTAGTAAAAATCAAAAACTAATTGATGATTTACAAGTAGTAACACAAAATGCAATTAATGCAACAAATAATGCAAATACAGCTACAGACGGAGCAAACGTTGCCAGAGATGAGGCCATTGATGCAAAAAATGAGGCTCTTTTTGCAGCATCAAGCACCATAATGATTTATAAGGAACCAGTTGATACTTATGACGATTTGGATATCGTCTACTCTAATCCAGAAAATGGATGGCGCGTCACAGTTAATGATACTGGGGATGTTTATAGATATGATGGCTTCAGTGATAGTTGGGTGTTCTTAGGCAACTCTATTGGATCATTACCAATTGCTTCTGATATTTCCACTGGACTTTTAGATAAAGAAGATTATAAGCAATTTACAGTTAGAAGTATTGTATTTGCTATGCCTAAAATATTATCTGATGGCATTCAAAATTATATAGTTCAGTTCCCCTTTGAAGGTCAAATTATAAAAGCATATGCATTTTGTGTGGGTGAAGGAACTGTTGCTCCATTAGAGTTAGCTATTGAAAAAATATCTTCAAATGAATTTGATAATAGTGGGGCTTGGCAAAGTATTTTCAATCAGAATATCTTTATTAATCCAAACCAAACAAAAGGAACAACTCCTGTTTTAAAAACAAATAATGTAAATAAGAATGATTATTTTAGGGTTAATGTATTGCAACTAGATAATAACATAAGAGGAGTTACTGTTCAGTTAGATATAAAAATAAAATGATATAGGAGGAATTTTATTATGGCACAACCACAAGTAAGTTGGTGGAATTCTATAAATGCAGCACAAATTACAGATTGGGCAATTGGTCAAGTAGATGCAGGAAGCACATCTCCAGACACAACGTTTTTAATCTGGAATAATCGCGGTGGTTCTACAGGTGTATCGGATATGACGAGTTGTACAATAACAACAAAAGATAGTGGAGGCAACGATACAGGCGAGTTAGTGACAAATAAATGGATTCATGTTCGAGTAGATACAATGTCTGAATCAACATTTACACCTATTGGCGGTACTACAACAAAATCCATCAAAGCAGGAGGTAGTGCGCCAGCAGGTACAATTAAAGGTACTGCGAATGACGGTACAACGGCAAATGCAACAGAAAATTTTGCTCAAGTAACACTTCATGCTGTTCCTTTGGCGACTGCAACAGCAGGAAACGTAGATTTCCTGCTCAGGGTTGCCTATACATACGTATAAAATATAATTTTCAGTTTCTTTAAGAGTTCACCAAAATAAGGTGGACTCTTTTTTAATTCTCAATACAATGAGGTGCCATTAAAATATGAATAATTTATTTTTAGATAGTCCTGTAGCAACAAATCGTTTTATTTGGATTGCAACATATGCCGACAACACATTTTTATCAGAATTCTCTTATGATTCAAAAACTGAAAACAGTTTTTATAGCATTGATAAATCTAAATTAATTCGATTTGGCATGGTTGGATATGGAATGAATATGTATTATGAAGTTTTAGGTGGAATTTTTAAAATTGCAGGTCAAATGATTGAAGTTATATATAAAGATAAAACAAATAATAAAGAATACTATTTAACTGGTCAGCCTATGACAATGTATAATGATATTATTCAATATAAAAATGCTGAAAGTAACTTTGATATATTGGGAGGGGATTATTCAGTCACTCCTTCAATAACTCAATATAACTTTGGATATAAGAAAACATTAAATATAGATGGGGTTACTTTTAATTTTAGAGCGATTTGTTCTATACCTTATGGAAAACCTGTGTTTTTAAATTTGCGTTTGGTTTCAAGTCAAGAGTTTTCAAACGGATGTTTATTGATTAAAAAAAATGGGATAGTCGTATCGGAATATGATGCCAATGCTGAAGAAAATGTGGCATATGAGTTAAATTGGCAGGTAACAGTTTAACATGTTTTTGATTCTCATTTATTAATAAAAAATAAAAATCTTAAAAATGTGAGCGTGATTAAAAATGCCAGCACCAGCAACTGCCGGATCTTTAAGACAAGGTACTTCTGAGATGCAAATTGGAGATTATATAGTATGCAATTACACGTCAAGTATAAGTGGAATCGTAGGCACGTTTCATAATCTAGGGGGTTCTCCTGCAATAGAAATTCCAGTTACAGGAACAGCAACACCAAATGGTTCATTTTATTTTATTAAAGTAGATAAAGGATTGCTGATTGCTGATAGAGTGGTACAGCGTAGTATTTCATGGGCAACGTTAAATACAGGAAAGTTAATTCAAGGATTACCTTTGTCTCTTGTAGATGGCATAGGGAACACAGTTGAATGTCTTATTCGATCTCTTACAGGTGGAGTAGCTTATGCAAACGAAAACGGAAACCGACACACTGATGTTAATATAAGGCAATATGGAGGATACCCCACGAATAACGAGTTTGTTAAATATATTATGAGGTCTAATCTAAATGGTAAAGCGACACCAGATGATGATAACGTCTGGCATTATGAGAATAATTTTAGTTGGACACAGGACACAATTTTTAACGGTTCTACCTATAGATCTATTGTTGGAAAAGGAAATGTACAAGAGAGAATAGGAGCACAAATAAACACTAACATTTTAACCAACGTAGGATTTAGACCTGTGCTTGAATACAGGGAGGTGTAAGATAAGTGGCTATAGTTGGAGAACGTTTGACTACCCCCGAATCAGGATGGAAAAGATATGGATCACGATATTCTTCATTTAAATATAATGGATTTTCTATGTATGCTGACAGCAATAAATATGAAGGACAGTCGATGGTTTCTCCGTCCGTTGGGGGAACTATAAGTTACCTTTTTTATGGTACGAAATTAAGGCATATTCATTCTGTTGGTAATGGTGCGGGAGTCATAGAAATTTCGATTGATGGGGTAAAAGAAACTATCGACCTTTATTCGAGTTCTGCAATTAATACCGTTTTAGTATATGAAAAAACAAATTTAGAATTAAGAACACATGAAGTCGTAGTAACTCATAAGACTAAAGGAAGTTGGGGAAGCGATATTCACTTTGAGGCTATTGACATTGACTCTACAGGATATCTTCTTCATCCAGATGAAGTTACCAATATACATGATTTAGTTGTAGGTAAAAGGATACGTTGTCATTATCAAGCTTCTAGTGGACAAGTGGGAATATTTAGTGGGTTAGGACGAGAGACAAGCGACTTCATTCCGAAATCTTCCAGTTTAACACCTGATGGCGATTTTTATTTTATTATGACCGAGAACTGGAATGGAAAAAAATATTTGATCCCAGATCGTAATATTCAATCAGGAATTTCATGGGATACACTAAATAATATAGGTGTATCGAGTGGTAGTGGTCTACCTATAAATTATCTAATATACCAAAGTGTTGTCCCTATGATGACTTCTAATTCGACACCTAGTCCTTATGTAGTATCTTCAAACGGAAACTCTGGTAGTGCATACGAGCCTTACAAAGCATTTGACAAGAAATTTATAAATTCTTCGACAGACAGATGGGTTTCTAATACTACCTCACCAACAACTGATAAAATTCTAACCATTGATCTTGGTAATGGAAATGAAAAAAAAGTTATTGGATATACAATTATTTCTTTGACAAGCGGTGCATCAGCAACACAAGCACCAAAAACTTGGTATTTGGAAGGAAGTAACAATAACAATAATTGGATTCAGGTTGATTACAGAAATAACGAGGTAGGTTGGTTAACTAACGAGAAAAGATTTTACAATTGTCAAAATGTAGATTTTTATAGATACTATAGGCTACGTGTTGTCAATACAAATGGGGAATCTTATGTTTCAATTGCAGAGCTAGAATTGATAGATAACGCTATCGAATATAACCTATCTGTTCGGCTACCTACGGGTGGCGTTAGTGCGACAGATAGAGACAATGAATGGGATAAATACATTGTTAATTCAACTTTAAATGGGACAATTACAGCAGGAGATAATAATGTATGGAATTGGAGCGGATTAAGTAGTTGGACTTCTACGACATTTACTAGTCAAGCCGCAAACCGTGTAGTTCGAGGTAGTTCTAGTGTTGATACATATTCCCATATCTCTTCATCGACTTCATCAGTTACCTATGGTTTTCGTCCTGTGTTAATAGTAGAGCCTTTAATATTTCCTCCAACATTTGAAGGGGGAATAGATAAGACATCAATACATAGTGATGATGTTACATTAGCAGGAACTATTTCTGATCCAGATAACAATAGTGTTCAATACAGGATTCTTATAAACGGTGTTAATGAATATCCCTCAGAAGGCTATACCGATTTTATGCCTTCTCCGCTCGCTATTAATTATACAATCTCTAATAGTAAATTTATTTTAGGAAGTAATCAAATTTCATTAGAGATGGTTAATAGTAAAGGGAGTGAAGCAAGTTGGATTACTACGGTTACACTTGATAGTCAGAACCCTACAATAACAGCCTTTATGACTGGTATGCAATTGAATGCGACAATTGAAGATCCGGAAAATGATACTGTTCAGTTTAAAGTAGTGTTAAATGATGTGCAAATATATCCTAATGTTGGTTATACTTCTCTTGTGCCGACACCTGTAAATTATCAAAGAATCTTTCACAGCAATGAAATAAATTTGGGAAGCAATAATACTGTACAAATAATTGTATTAGATAAATATGGAGCACAAAGTGAAGTTACTTTAAATTTTATAGGAGAATATACGGGACTATTATTCTTTGACACAGGCGGAAATTATTATTCAACTGATATTGGAGAAGTCTTAAAATATCTCGATTTCGGAACATTGGTCGCAGGTCAATCATCATTGGATATAAAGGTAAATCTAAAAAATACATATCCATATAACATACAAAATATCCGTTTGTGGTCAGAACATTCAATCGAAGGGCTGGCAGTAGAATTAAGCAAAACAAATAATCCTTTTATTGCAAACAGTTCACTCATATACGGTCAAGTGATGAGTTATAATGATTCATTAGAATTTTATGTAAGACTAAAAGTAGACACATCGGCGCAAGTCGGAGGTACATTTGATATTCGAGTAAGTGCTGACCCAGTTTAG